GCTCCCGGGTTCCCCGGTGCGGCTCCGGCTCCCGCTGCGGCTCCCGCTGCGGCTCCGGCGGCCCCCGCCCCGTCGTTCCACGACATGGCGAGGGGTCAGGTGATCCAGGGCTACAACGCCCTGGGCGCCGACGTTCAGAAGGTCGTGCTCAGCGTGCTCGGAATCACGGACATCAACCAGGTCCCGAACGAGAAGCTGAACCAGGCGCTCCAGGCCGTCAACCAGGCCAAGAGCTTCAGCGCTCCGGCTCCGGCCGGGGCGGGCGCCGGGAACCCCTTCTAAGGGGATGACGCAACGACTCGGGGGCCCGGCCGACGCGGGCCGGGCCCCCAAACCGGAGAACAAGATGGAGAAGGGCGTGAACGAAGAAGTCAAAGAGAACGAGGTCATGGTGCTCCAGATGGACACCGTGGCGTTCCTCCACGCCGAATACGGGATCGTCCCGCTCCGTGACGGCATCCTTTTGGCGCAGCACGCGAAGTTGAAGAAGACGGCCTACTGGGTTTTCAAGAAAACGGCCGAGGTCGAGAAGGCGATCACCGAGTGGAACTCGCAGGCCCGCGAGCGCACGAAGGTGATCAACGGATTCCGTGACAAGCAGTTGCTCTACCGGTCGCGCAAGGCCGAGTTGGAGAGGAAGGCGTAGATGGACCCGATGAAGCTGAAGCTCCTGGAACACGCTCTTCGCCTGGGCATTTCGATCACGCCCACGAACGAGGTGGCATCCGCCACGTCCGTCCAGGAAGCTCCGATCTCGAACACGCCTCCTGCTCCTCCGACGCAGTCCGTGGTCGAGACGACGGTGGTCCCGGCGCAGGCGGAGGTCAAGGTGCCGCCTGCGCCGGTGCTTGCCGCCGGGATCGAGGTCGTGGAGCCTCCGCTGATGAGGCCCGACTGGGAGAAGGAACTCGACGACATGCTCGCGCAGCACGGCGGGCGCATGGAGATCAAGCTCCAGTCCGGGGCCACGCTCCGGGTCGTGCCCGATCCGAAGAAGGCGACCGACGCCCTGGAGATCAGCCACAAGACGTTCAAGCGCCTGTCCCGCGCCGCCGCGATCCTCAACGGCCGGGTGGTCGACGCCATGACCAAGGAGCAGTCCGACGCCAGGACCCAGGCGATGCTCGACAAGGGCGAGGGCTGCTGGATCACGCCGCACATCTTCATCGAGGTGGACAAGCAGCAGGCGATCCCCGGCGGGCGCGGGGCCAGCGACTTCGGAGTGATCGCCGCGCCCAAGCTGCCGCCCGGGCCGCCGCCGATCGTCGCCAATCTGTGGCTCGTGCTGTCCGCCGCCTCGATCGTCGAGCAGGTCCCGATGCGGATCAGCAGCGGCAAGGTGATCGGCACGCTGATCAAGACGCAGAACGGCGCGCTCTACGGCCGCCAGGTCCGGGACGGCGAACACCGGCTCAACCTTCAGGCTGGCTGGGCCATGTCCGGCGGCTACGCGATCGAGCGCGAGATTTACGACAAGTATCTGACCGACCCGACGACCGTGATCAAGATGACGCGCGAGGACCGCGTGTTCCTCACCACGTCCAACTGGATTCAGCGCTACGGCGGGCTGATCCGGCACTGGGGCACGGAGAAGATCGTGATGCCAATCACGAGCGGCTACTGGCTCGTCGTGGACAAGAACGGGGAGATCATCCAGTGAGCCGCCGCGTGATCGTCGCCTTCGATTTCAGCCTGACCGCGACCGGGGCCATCGCCCTGGACGACACCGGCCTGTGCCTGGCGCGCGAGACGATCAAGACCGACACGTCGATGCCCGCCCGCCAGCGCTTAACCATGGTCTCGGACAAGGCCGTGGAGTTCGTGCAGCGCTACGATCCGATGGTCGTGATGAAGGAGGCCCCGGCCTACGGAGCCTCTTGGGCCGTGACCACGATCGGCAAGGTGCACGGGGCGGTCGACTATGCGATGGAGAAGGCTCGGCAGCCGATCCCGATCGAGGTCTCGCCCTCCACGCTCAAGAAGTTCGCCACGGGGCGCGGCGTCGGGGAGAAGGGCGACATCAAGATGTGGGTGCTCAGCACCTGGGGCATCAAGTTCTCGGACAACAACCAGGCGGACGCCTACGTCCTGGCCCGGATCGGCGGGCTCTACGCGGGGTTCTTCCCCATGACGAGCAGGCACGAGGGCGAGTGCCTGAAGGTCATCCTCTCGGGCAACGATCTGAAGGACGAGGCGAAGAAGGTGAAGCTGATCAAGAAGGACATGCGCGTGTGCGCGTGCGGCAAGAAGATGAAGACCGGGACCGAGATGGAGAGCGGCAAGTGCGCGGACTGCCTGCGCGGGGGACAGAATGGACAAGCCTGATTTCGTCGGACTGGTGACCGGAGACTGGCACCTGGATCGCTTCAACCGGATCGCGGACTTCACGCGGTGCGTGGACTTCGTCTTGGCCACGGCCCTGGAGAAGAAGCGGCTGCTCAAGGAGCGGTTCCCGAACGACGTGATCCGCTTCAACTTCGTGCACACCGGCGACGGCTACAAGACCTGGCACCCGGCGCCCGTCGAGATGAACGTGATGCACCGGACCTCGGTGCTTCACCCCAAGGGGATCGACGCGACGATCGTGGTCGGCAACCACGACTGGCCTGAGTCCGAGGATCACGGCGGGATGCACTGCTTCATGGAGATGAAGACGCTGGGCGGCGCGATGCGCGTGATCGACGAGCCGACGATCGACCTGATCCCGAGCGGCACCGGCAAGTTCATCAACTACATCTACATCCCGCACATCCCGAAGGCCACGCTCCAGCGCGCGGCCCTCTCCTACCGCGACTTCTTCGTCCGGTGCATGAACGAGTTGATCTCGCGCTGCGACTCCAAGTGGCCGATCATCCTCTACACGCACTGCTATATCAAGGAGGCGGCGGTCGGGACCAGCGACCTGGTGGTGGAGAGCGACCGGCAGATCAGCGTCGAGGACCTGAAGGACCCGCGCCTCATGGCCGTGTTCCTGGGAGACATCCACAAGGCCCAGAAGCTCAACGAGAAGCCGCTCGTGCTCTACCCCGGGTCGATCGACCGCATCGACTTCGGCGAGGCGCTGGACGCCAAGGGCATCGCCTACTACGAGGTGCACAACGCCGGGACCCCGGAGCAGAGCCTGGTCGTCGAGTTCATCCCGACCCCGGCGCGCCGCTTCGTCCACATCGTCGCCGACCTGATCGGGCCGCACGACAAGGGCAGTAAGTTCTTCGACATGCCCGACCAGGCGTCGGCGCTCCAGCCGTGGCTCGTGTCCAAGCTCCCGGACTACGACGTGAAGGGCGCGATCGTCAAGGTCACCGTCCGCTGCGGCCCCAACCAGAAGGGGCAGATCAACGACCGGGCGCTGTCCGACGCGATCATCGCACTGGGCGCCGAGCGCGTGCGCTCCGTGAACTTCGACATGCTGACGGCGGAGAACCGCCGGGCCCCGGAGATGAAGGAGGGCGTGACCCCGGTCACGGCCCTGACCCGCTGGGTTGAAGGCCAGAACTACCAGCCGCTCACGAAGGACTCCGTGCTGCTCGCGGGGAAAAAGATCATCGGTGCCGAGAAATAACTTGGAGGCCTTGAAGAAAATGACGAGCAAAGTTGCCGAAGCCGTGGAGAAGGTGAAGGACGCGGTGCTCCCCGCCCCGACGTATAAGACGACGATCAAGAAGTTCGAGGACTCTACGGACTTCGCCGCCGCCCTGGTCAAGGGCGACAAGATCAAGACGACGAAGGACGCGGCCACCTTGTCCTCGCTCGGGTTCAAGGCCGACGAGCAGCACGAGGTGGAGAAGGTCGAGGGCGATCTGATCTACCTGAAGGGCGGCAAGAAGCTGATGTCCGAGTGGTTCGTCCCCGAGGTCGCGCGCCGCGAGCGCGTGCGCCGCAAGGTGAGCCGCACGGCGCTGATCGAGTTGGCGAACATCTTCGCCAAGCTACGCTGGACCGACTTCAAGGTGGGCATGGACCAGGAGATCGTCACGGCCAAGGACGCGGTGACCAAGGCCCAGGCGGACCTGGAGCGCGCGCAGAACCGCGTGAAGCAGACGCAGGACGCGGTCACCAGGCTGGAAGAGGCCAAAATGAACGGCGACCAGTGGCCCGACGAACTCGCCGGTCAGGTCCTCAGCCTCGTCGACCAGAAGCTGTTCACGAACTTCGAGGTGGTGAACGAGGACGGTCTGGACACGTTCATCGCCTACACCGGCCCGCTCTACGACGAGAAGAAGGAGCGCGCCGAATACGCGATCAAGGTCTACCCGACCAAGGCTCGCACCCGCGTCGTGATCGAGAACGTGACGCCCGGCAAGCTGCCGACCGACGTGCCGCACAACGAAGGCCGCAGCGGGACGTGCAACGTCTGCTTCGGCGACAAGACGACCGATCTGGAAACGCTGATCAGGAGCGAGGACTGGCGCCGCCTGTTGATCATGATCCGGGCCTTCCTCGAAGGCAATCGCCTCAACTAGGAGCACGAGAAAAACCATGGCATACAAGAAAAAGAAGGACACGGCCAAGCGCGACAAGAGCGGCATGGTCGTCGCCGGGACGAAGGTGAAGCTGGACGTGGGCGAGTTCTCCGACAAAAAGAACTTGGTCGACGCGGTGATCGGCGAGACGACGGTGGCCGAGGCCTTGGCCAAGGCCGGTCTGAGCGTCGAGGCCGACAAGAAGGCCGCCGACCTGGGCTGGCGCCTCAACGGGCGCCCGTGCGCGTGGACCGACAAGATCACGTCGATGGACACGGAGCCCACGCTCTACCGCCTGCCGAAGGGCAAGGCCGGAGCGAACTGATCCATGCCGCCGGAGGAGAGCTTTATGCGAGGAACGTCTTCATCCATCACCCAGACCGCGTCCACGGGAGACATCGGCATCGCCGGTGGTTCCATCACGGGCGCGAGCGCTGGCACCTTCCCCACCCAGATGTCGTCGGCTGGCGGGGTCGCGCCCATGCGGGATTCGGACGCGAACGAGGTGAGCCAAGAGATGTATGACGCGATGGCCAAGAAGTCGTCCTCGAAGAAAGCCTCTCCTCCGGCGCGGCGGGACATGCCGAAGATCACGGTGGTCAGGAGCCCGAAGGGCCACCGCGTGAAGCTCGTTGGCGCTGACCTCGTCGGTCTCGCGCCGCTGTTCGTCGGGTGGGCGGACCGTCTGGAGAAGGACCTGCGCGTGGTGATCACCCAGGGCGAGGCGCCATACCAGTTCTACGGCCGCCCGATGGTCGCGCAGCGGTTGGGCGCGAACGGCGTGGCCCTGTTCCTCATCGGCAGGAACGGCCGGGACGATTCCAAGCTCGTGTCGCCGAACGATACCCCGCTCAAGTGGCGCGTGGGCCTCGACGAGATCGCGGCGGAGCGCGCCCCGGCCAAGCTCGACTCGCCGGAGTTCCCGGCGTTCACGAACATCGTCGACGACAAGAAGGTGTTCATCGGCCGCGTCGAGAGCAAGTTCATCTACACGATGCTCTACATCCCGACGCGCGTTGAAGAGGTGAAGGACATCGCGCTGCCCGCCGACCTCACGATGAAGCAGGCCACGCAGCGGGTGGTCGACACCCAGGCGATCGAGCCGTTCGTCAACCACGTCCTGACCCAATACGAGCGGATCATGGCCGAGTTCGGCGCCGAGATCAGGGGCGAACTCACGCCCCTCTCGTTCAAGGAGTTCTGCGGCGACTCCAAGCGCAAGCGCGAGCGCACGCTCAAGGAGCAGATCGACGGGCACAACCGCGAGATCAGGGACTTCGAGCAGAAGCTCATGAAGAAGGCGCGCGAACTGCGCGACGCGCAGAAGGACTTGGCACTCACCCGGTCCGGGGCGTTCGACGCCGAGTTGGAGGCCGAGGCCGACCGCCTCAACCGGCTCGTGGACACCGGGCTCTACATCCAGTTCAAGGTCCGCCACGGCTTCCTCGTGGGCATGACCACGCCGATCGTCATCGACTATAACGGCAAGCCCTACGAACTTGGCCAGTTCGTGGTCTCGATCAAGAAGGACGGCCAGATCAAGATCGAGCACCCGACGAAGGGCCACCCGTATCACCCACACATCAGCAGCGGCGGCTCTCTTTGTCTCGGCAGCTTCAGGAACGACATCCCGAAGCTCGTGGGCCTGGAGCGCTACGCGATCGTGTTCCAGGTGCTCTACGAGTTCCTGGGCTCCTACAACGACAAGGACAAATACAACAAGATCGAGGTGTGCACCGGCGAGCAGGAGGCCCCGGCGATGGCCGAGCCCGGCATCGCGGTCCCGGCCGGAGCAAACCCGATGCCGGATGGGATGGCCGATCCTCGTCAAGTGGACCCGCGTGATTTCGAGCCCGCCGAGGTCCCGGCATACCGTTCGCGCGGGATCAGCGACAACGAGCGGATGAACGCGAATATCCGCAACGAGGTGAACGCCGATCTGCGCGCTATCGAGCGGGAGACGAGCGATCAGATCGCAAGGAGCATGGCGATCCCGCCCGAGATGTTGATCAGCAGCCGCCTTCGCACCGGCGCCGAGATGCGGATGCTCGCTGAAGCGAATGAAGTCGCCGCACCGACGCAGCCGGTCCGGCCCGAGGAGGGGCCTTTCTAGGGAACATGAAGAACACTGACAGCGGGATCATCACCCGCACGCAGGACCTGATGATCGTCCACGGCGCGACGAACGCGACCAACGACGGAGCCGTTCAGACGCGCTACGTCCAGGCCGAGGTCGTCCACGGCTGGCCGCCGCCGATCCCGCGCACCGCCGACTTCCTGCCGATGGGCGCCATGGGCTCGCCGTTCCAGAACCTGGGCGGCTTCCAATCCCCGATCCAGGCGATGGAGGTGCGCCGCACGTTCGAGGTCAAGATCACGCAGAAAGCCTACAACAAGATGATGTTTTGGGTGCTCAACGCCCCCGGCGAGGTCAGCGGATACGGGCACGTCGAGCGCGACGGGAACTCGTTCCTGATCGACGACGTGCTGATCCTGGAGCAGCAGAACGGAGGCTCCCACTCCTACATCTCGGAGGCCGCGACGCTCAAGTTCATGCTCATGCTGAAGAAGCGCGGGCTCGGACATCGGCTGCACCGGCTCTGGTGGCACTCGCACAACGATTTCGGCGCGTTCTACAGCCCGACCGACCACGCGCAGATCGACAGCCTGGCCAACAGCCAGTTCAACGTGTCGATCGTCACGAACAAGATGTTCGAGCCCCGCTGCCGTGTCGACTTCTACCGGCCGGTTCGCTACGCCGTCGACTTCCTGCCGCTGAAGGTCGTGCCCGACGTGAGCAAGAACAAGGCCGTCGAGCTTCAAGCCGAACTCGATGCGCTGACCGTGAAGAAAGCCGTGAGGAGAGCCCGATGACCACCGCCGCCCCCGAGACCGTGACGCCCCCGACGCAGACGCCGGACCAGCCCCAGCCCGGGCAGGTGTTCTGGCGCCAGTTGGACATCGTGAACCCCGAGCGCCTGAACGAATACTCGTTCGTGATCATCGGCGCCGGGTCCACGGGGTCCTGGACCGCGATGAACCTCGCGAAGCTCGGAGCCCAGCACATCCAGGTGTGGGACGCCGACGTGATCAACGAGCACAACGCTCCGTGCCAGGTCTACGGGCGCCAAGAGACCGGCCGCCGGAAGATCGAGGCGCTGGTCGACCACGTCCAGAGGCTGACCTCGTCGCCGATCTTCGGCGTCGCGCAGATGCTCGACGAGAAGGCGGTGCCCACGTTCGACCGGAATACGGTGCTCGTCGTGTGCGTCGACTCGATGAAGGCGCGCAAATACGCCTGGGAACTGGCGAAGCGCTGCCCCGAGATCAAGCTGCTCATCGACCCGCGCCTCGCGCGCGAGACGCTGCGCCTCTACGCGATCAACCCGCAGGACCCGATGCACCAGGCGGAATACGAGACGAGCCTCTACTCGGACGAGGAGGCGGACGGCGAGAGCATCCCGTGCACGGCCCAGGCGATCGTCTACACCGCGACGTTCACCGCCTCGTTCGTCGCCGCGATCGTCGCCTCGTTCGTGAACGGCGAGCCGTTCTACAACGAGATCGGCTTCGGCTGCCGCACGTTCAAGTTCATCGGGAGCTACTTCTAGGCCATGGCTGAGCCTCTGAGAGACATCGACCAGGGCTTCATGGTCATGGTGTTCAACCACCTGACCAAGGAAAGCTCACGAGACGGGCGGGACGCGCACATGAATGTGGGCGAGGCCGAGAAGGAATTGGGGATCAGCCAGGCCCAGATTCTCCGCGCGGTCAGCGGGATCAGGAGCCAGGGATACCCGGTCTTGGCCAAGGCCACGCGCAGGACGTGGGAGAACGATTTCCGCATCCCGCAGACGCAGAAGGAATACATCGAGTGGCGCTCCAAGCTGGTCGAGGACCTGAAGGAGCTACAGACGACGTTGTTGACCAGCGACGCGGCGGCCAAGGCCAAGTTCGGCGCCGACATGCCGGTCGAACAGTTCTTATTCTGAGGAACCCATGCAAATCTTGAAGCTGAAGCTGACCAATTTCATGACCTACGCGGACCAGGAGTTCGACCTGGAGCGGCTGGTCCAGGGCCCGACGCTCATCGTCGGCAAGTATCTGGGCGGCGACGCCGGGGAGTCGAACGGCGCGGGCAAGTCCACGATCTTCGAGGGCATCAACTGGTCGATCTTCGGCGCCTGCCGCTACAAGAGCGACGATGAACTGATCCGGTTGGGGACCGAGGAGATGGAGGTCACCTGCCGCTACCGGATCGACGGCGTGATCTACGAGATCGTGCGGACGAAGAAGCGCGGTCGGTCGCAGAGCGTGCTGTTCTCCGACCTGACCAACGACAAGAAGCTGCGCGAGAACACGGTGAAGGCGACCGAGGCCGCGATCGTCCGCAGCCTGGGTATGGACTTCGACATCTTCAGCAACACGGTCTACAGTCCGCAGCAGAAGCTCGCGCTGTTCCCCGGCCAGCTTCCATCCCGGCGCAAGGAGGTCCTGGCCTCGATCTTGGAGATCGGGCACTACGCCGAGCACGAGGAGTCGGCCAAGCGTCTGGCCTCGAACTACGAGCGCGACTCGCAGGCTCTGCAACTGGCGATCGTCCGCGTCGAGGGCGAACTCGGGACGGAGAAGGTCGACCAAGGGGAGATGGACACCCTGGAGTTCGACATCAAGACGTTCGACACCCGGCAGGCGAACGCCAAGTTCCTGCTCGACGAGGCGATGAAGGAGGTCGAGGAGCTTCGATCCCGCGCCACGTTCTACACCAAGGTGGGCCAGGACCTGGCCCGCGAGCGGCAGTCGCTCGACCGCCTCGGCCAGCAGAAGACCTACACCCAGGCGGAGAAGGTGCAGCAGCTTCAGGGCGTGGACGTGGAGGCGCAGCGCCTCACGACCGCGATCACGCGCGAGCCCCAGGTGCGCTCGGTGATCGGCGAGGTCGAGAATAATATCAAGACCTACGACCAGGTGGCCAACCGCCTGAGCGCGATGCGCGAGGAGCGCGCGGGGCTCGCCGTGCAGCGCGACGGCCTGCGCCGCGAGGTCGAGTCGATGAACGTGGACCTGGAGCGCCTGCGGACGCGCTACAACCAGGTCATGGACATGGCGGGCAGCCGCTGCCCGACCTGCTACTCGGCGCTCACCGCCGAGACCCAGGCGAAGATCGCCGAGGACCTGGTCAAGGAAGGCACTGAGAAGAAGGCGGCCTACGACCAGAAGATGGCGGGGATCGCGCTCGCTGAGCAGCGCATCCAGCAGATCGACTCCGAGGCCCGCACGCTGAGCGCGGATGTCGCGGCGCAGGCCGAACTCCAGCGCGACCTCAACCGGTTCCAGAACGAACTGTCGCAGATCGACCTCGCCCGCCAGCAGGTGGCGGGGATCGACGCTCGCCGTCAGCAGGTCGAGGACATCTACACCAAGCGCCTGTCCGAGATCGACGCGGAGGCGGCGGCGGCCACCGGCCGGATCACCGGGCTCCAGGTCGAGCTTCAGAAGCTGACCTACAACGAGGCCGACGTGCAGCGCGTCAACTCGAAGGTCTCGACGCTCCAGGCCGAGTTCAACACCGCGTCCTACGAGAAGGACCAGAGGAACCAGAAGCTCGGCGCCCTGCGCTCGCGCAAGGAGGCCTTCGATCGGAAAGCCGCGCAGTTGGAAGCCGACCGCAAGCGCTATGCCGAGGCCAAGGACCAGGAGTTCGTCTACAAGGAACTGACCAGGGCCTTCGGCAAGAACGGCATCCCGGCCCTGATCATGGACAACGCTCTGGCCGAAATCCAGAGCGAGGTGAACAAGATCATGGACCAGTTGACCGGCGGCCGGATCACGGTCGAGTTCAGCACGCAGAAGGAGTTGAAGAGCGGCAAGCAGGCCGAGACCCTGGACATCATCGTGAGCGACGCGCTTGGCGCCCGCGATTTCAACGGCTACTCTGGCGGCGAGGCGGCGCGCGTCGCGCTCGCCATCCGTCTGGCGCTGGCCAAGGTGATCAGCCGCCGCGCTGGCAAGCAGATCGGACTGATCATGATCGACGAGATTTCCGACCTGGACACGGCGGGGGCCGACGCCTTCGCCCAGACGATCATGGGTATCGCGCAGGACTACAAGCAGATCATGGTCGTGACGCACATGCCGCATCTCAAGGATCAGTTCCCCAACGTGCTGACCATCGTGAAGGATCGCGACGGCAGTCATCTCGAATCGGAGGCGGTGCTCGCATGAAAATCGGAGACAAGTTCTACCAGTGGGTGTTCCTGCACGCGCGCAACGGCGAGCAGTTCGCAGGGCTCGTCGACGTGCCGGAAGACCTGAAGAGCGACGACCAGCATTTCAAGCGCTGCCTGGCGGCCGACCTCCTTCAGCCGAAGGTCAAGCACACGCACGCGGTCAAGGCCGAGGGCGGACCCGAGCAGGTGGTGACCGAGGAGATCGGGGCCGCCGACCGGATCATCGAGCTTCGCAACCCGCACCAGGTCATCATGCAGGCTGGCGGCGGCAAGCAGATTCTCACCTGCCTGCCGCTCAACCTCGGCGACAAGCTGATCTACCTGCGCTCCGCCGAGATCATGTTCGCGCAGTTGCTCGACGAGAAGAGCCCGATCGTCGTCGACATCCGTGCCGCGACCAGCGGGATCATCGACCCCACGGTCAAGCCCGGCGAGCAGCGGACGGAAGGCGGCCTGATCCTGCCGGGAGCCTCGCAGCCTTGAGCCCTCAGGAATTGGAGTTCAAGGCCAAGCTGATCTGGACGATCTGGCGCGCGGTGGACAAGCGGCTGCGCGTCAACTCGTTCACCTCGCCCTGGGCCCGGCTCACGCCGAGCCTGAAGGACGACTTCCGCAAGCTGGCGCGCAGCCGCCGGTTCGCGGCGGTGGAGACCGCGTGGCGCAGCCGCAAGCGCAAGCGCGCCAACGCCATGACCAGGAGCCCGTATCGCGAGGCGGGCCTGATCGGGACCGCCGCGCGCGGCCAGGGGCAGAAGCGTGGCTAAGTATCTGCTCCGCGCCATCAAGCAAGTGGCCGTCTACGAACTCACCGGCAAGGAGAGGGTCGTGGACGCGGAGACCGAGTCGCAGCTTAACCTCAAGACCCAGGCGTTCCTCAACGAGGAGTTCCCGGGAGAGTTCGGACCCGACCCGTCGATCCAGGTCGAGATCAAGAAGACCGGCGCAGAGACGCCGATCACGGAAGTGCCAGAAGATTTCAAGCCGGTGAACCGGAACAACGTGACCCCAGGAGCCCCTTTCTAATGAACGCCAGAACCCTCAAGTTGTCGAACGATCTCAGCTTCCCGCTCTCGCTGGTCACGGCCAGCGGCGTGATCTACGGAGGCAAGGGCATGGGCAAGTCCAGCCTCGGGATCGGCGTGATCCCAGAGGAGCTTGACCGCGCTGGCCTCAAGTTCTCGCTCATCGACCCGATGGGCGTGGGCTATGGACTCCAGCACGGCGCGGACCGCGAGTCCAAGGGCATCGAGGTCCTGATCGTCGGCGGCAAGCACGGCGACATCGAGATCGAGCCCACGTCCGGCGCCGTGGTCGCCGACCTGGTGGTCGACGAGCACGTCAGCACCGTGATCGACATCTCCCGGCACAAGAACGGGAAGATGTGGAGCAAGGCCGAGAAGATCAGGTTCGTCGCCGACTACTGCACGCGGCTCTACGAGCGACAGGGCGAGAAGACGGAGCCGCTGCTCGTGATCATCGACGAGGCCGGTCGCTTCTGCCCGCAGATGATCCCCCACGGTTCGCCGGAACTCGCGCGCTGCGTCGGCGCGATCGAGATGTTGGTTGAGGAAGGGCGCAACGTCGGCGTCGGCTGCCTGCTCATCACCCAGCGCTCCGCGCGCATGAACAAGTCGGTGTCCGAACTCGCCGACTACATGATCGCGTTCCGAACCGTGGGCCCGAACTCGGTCAGCGCGATCATGGACTGGCTGGGAGAGCACGTCGAGAAGGTCCGGCACAAGGACATCGTGGTCAAGCTCCGCGAGCTTCCGGTGGGCAGCGCGCTCGTCGTGTCCCCTGGCTATCTGAGGCACGAGGGCATCGTCCGGTTCCGCGCTCGTCACACCTTCGACTCGTCGGCCACGCCCAAGGCGGGCGAGATCAAGCGCGCGCCCGGCGCCGCGACCAAGCCCGACCTGGTGAAGTATCGCAAGCGCATGGCCGAGACCATCGAGAAGGCCCAGTTGAACGACCCGAGCAAGCTGAAGCAGAAGCTCGCGGCGGCACTGGCCGAGAACGTGCGCCTCGCCAAGCTCAAGGCGGCGCCCGCGCTCAAGCCCGGCAAGGCCCCGGCGCCAGAGAAGGTGACGGTGACCAAGGTCAAGGTGGAGATCGTGCGCGTCCCGCTGCTCAAGGAGAGCGAGATCAAGCGCCTGGAGAAAGTGGCCGAGATCATCTCGGCGGGGGCGGGAGAGGCCGCGATCGCGTTCACCGAGACGAAGAAGGTGCTGGCTCTGAACGCGAACCTGGCCCAGACCGTGGCCGCGCTCCAGAAGGCCCCGGCCCCCGTCGTTCCGGCCAGGGCTCCGGCCCCGGCCGCCGCCCCGGTGCGCGATGCTCGCCACGCGCCCAGCGCCCCGCACGCGCGCGTCCCGGCCCCCGCCGGGCCGATGACCGCCGCGCGCGGGACCCTGTCGACCAAGTCTGGCAAGGACCGCGTGCTCATCGCCCTGGCCCGGCGCCATCCGTCCCGGCTCACGCGCGCCCAACTCGCGACGCTCAGCGGCCTGAGCATCACGTCCGGCCACTACACGAACATCCTGAGCGAGCTTCGGACCGCCGGGCTCGCGGACGAGGACCACGCCGGGTTCGGCCTGACCAGCGGCGGCCAAGACCAGTGTCACCAGTTCCTGGGCATCGCGCAGTCCGTGGACGAGGTCCGCGCCATGTGGCAGCAGAACCTGGGCGGCACCGAGTGGCGCCTGCTCGACTGGCTGATCCGGTCCGAGGAAGCGAACCCCGAGCGCTACTGGACGCGCGACGAGGTCGCGGGCGGGATCGGCCTGAGCATCACGTCCGGCCACTACACGAACATGCTGTCCACGCTCCGGCGCAACGGCCTGCTCGAAGAGCAGGGCTCGAACCTGCGCGTCACGCGCTCGCTGATGCCGGAAACGATCGCCGCTTAAAGGAGGCCCTATGGCCAACGAAGAGAAGAAGGAAGAAGTCATCGAAGTGCCGAAGGACTACGACCAGCCGATTCTGGAGTTCACCCACATGGTCCAGAAGGGCGAGGCGATCGTGACGTGCCGCCTCGATCTGCGCGAGCCGCTGAAGCAGGTCGGACAGAAGGCCGGTTGCCCCGGCTGCGGAAACGCCTACTCGGTGGTCCTCGCGGCGTAGAGCAGCATCATGATCAAGTGGTCTACCACGAAGCCCGAGCCCACGGTTGAGAACCTGCGAAAGCTGGCTCACACCTACGGGATCGAGAATGAACAAGACGCGGTCTGGATGGACGAGTTCACGCTGAAGGACGTGGACCGCCGCGTTGACGTGGTGACCATCGACCTGGGAAAGCTCCAGATCAACGGGTTCGAGATCAAGGTGAGCCGCAGCGACTTCCTGAAGGACGACAAGTGGCAGACCTACCTGCGCTACTTCAACCGCTTCTTCTTCGTGACGCCGCCGGGGCTGATCAAGCCGGACGAGTTGCCGCCCGAGATTTACCTGCTCGAATGGAACATGCTGGAGCATCGTCCGAACCGTTACGAGGACGACGAGCCTGGGGTCCTGAAGTATCGGCCGGAGTTGAAGATCGTGAAGCGCGGCAAGCGTTTGCAGCCGAGGTTTGTGAGGGAGACGTATGGAGAACATTTCTTCCACGGGATTCTTCTGGCATACGTTCGGAATCTCCGCTGGCGAACTAGCCGCGAAGGCAAGCTGTGCGTCGACTGCGGTGGACTCCGCGCCGATGTCGGCCTGTCCGCATGATGATGTTGCGATCGAGTCCGAGGCGCTGGTTTGTCAGTCGCCAGCCTGCCGAAAAAATCTGTTCTAGGAGAGGTGAGATGGCCAACGAAGAAGAGACGGTGCCGGATCATCCCGGGGTCAAGCCCGAGATGCAGGCGGTGTGGAAGAAGCACGTCGCAGAGACGATCAGCGCGGACCCGGGCGAGGGGCGCCAATACGGACTCATGGTCCTGGAGCAGGTCGGGCTCATGCTCAAGGCCTTGTCCACGGGCATGGCCCCGTCCGAGGTCGTGAAGCTCGTGCAGCCGAACACCACGTTCGTGATGATGGAGGCCGTGGTCAAGAACATCGCGGTGTTCAGCGTGCGGGGCGAGGACTTCCGCCTCTGGTGGAACTCGTGGCACGAGCGCGTGCACCCGGCCGACGAGCCGCCGATCCCTCTCGACCAGATGAGCGACGTGCAGCGCTCCCAGTGGGACCGGCGCTGGTTCGTGCCGGAGAAGGACGAGAAGGGCCGCGTGATCCTGGACGAGGACGAGCAGCCGAAATACATCTGGCAGCCGCCGATCTTCACTCCGTGGCACGTCAACGTCATCGGCCGCCCGGTGGTCTTGCCCGGGACCTTCGATCCGAACCTGCCGCTGACCAAGTCGCCTGACTACCAGGACAAGGTCAAGGCGATCTACCAGAAGTTCAAGCAGGAGGCGGCGGCGCCCGCCTGAGATGCTTCAGCTTCGTGCCTGGCCGGAACGTGCGCTTGAGACCATCGAAGAGATGATCCGAACCTCGCTGATCGAGTGCCTTCAGGGCTTCGAGCATGAGGGGCAGCGCGTGACGGCCATCCACATGAGCAGGCCGATGACGGAAATCTGGCGTGCGCTCTGGGACCGGCGCGAGCGTTATCAACTGAGCCCGGCGGCCGGTGGGCCTGCGACGCGCGAAAGCACGATGTTCTTCGGCATCCCGATAGCGACCGATCGGAGCCTGGACCCGCGCGGAGGTCGTCACGGTGACGACATCGTGGGGAATATCCGCGTGGTGTCCGAGGGGCATGGGAGCGACCCGGTCGAGGTGGAGATCGGGAGCAGGCCGGACGCGCTGCGCTACGACATTCAGGTCAGGTCCCGGCACCAGACCAGGCGGCAGTCGTTCACCTACGCCTATGTCCGGGAAGCGAGCCGCATGGTGGGCGAACGAGAGCGTCGCGAGTTGCCGGTGCAGAACGTGACGACTGGAGAGTATCAGGCGCAAGAAGCGAAGCGGATGCCGAGGCCGAGGGAGATGAGCGATCTCATGATCGCGTGGCTCACATGACAAACAACTACGACAAGCACCGATGGATGAAGTGGCTGCCAGACCCGATCAAGCGGGAAGACCAGAAGGTCAAGAACGTGGGGGTCGGTGACGTGGCGTTCAGCCTCTCGATCTACCCGATGAGCACCGTGCTCAACGAGCAGCCGTGGATTTTCGCCTCGAACGGCGCGGCCTCGCTCATGGTCCGCGACCAGGTGGAGTGGCGGTCGCCCGACGACAACCAGCGCGCGATGATCGAGGGTCTGTTGATCCACGAGATCAAGGGACGCCTCTATTCGCTCGCCTCGTTCAAGCGCTGGCTAGGCCAGGGATGGGACGGGACGCTGCCATGCGCGTGCGCCGGGGACTGGGCCAAGAACTGCCCGGCGTGCTTCGGGATCGGAACGCGCCAGGCTAAGTGCCACTCGTGCAACGACGCCCACGACTGCGCGTGCAAGCGCTGCTCCGGCGTCGGCATCCTCTACTGCCCGGTGTGCACCCCGGGCGAGAAGTTCGAGATCAAGCCCGGCTCCTACCGCCAGGTGGTGTTCGACCGCTCGTTGCTCGCCAGGTTCCTGGCCCACGTCCCGTATGAGCCGGGGACCAGGATCAGGATCATGGCCGAAGGCCGGACAAGCCCCGTGTGGATCGAGCGCGAGGATGGATCGTGGCGCGTCGTGATCATGCCACTGCGCGACCCCGAGCCCGGCGGCCGGGTGTCGGAGTGGACCGGTGCCTAGAATGTCAGAGCGCGTCGGCGCCTACAACAGCTTCACGGTCGGCAGCGACACGGCTGCACCCTTCCGGGTGTCGCACATGGCGCGCGCCTCCGTGGTCTGGAACGGCGTCTACTACACGCTCGACGTTCGGACGATGTCGGAGCAGGCCTCGGAGTTCAACCGGGTGAACGTGCTGGGCGTGATCACCAGCCAGCGTGCGGCAACCGAGGATGAGCGGCGCACGCCCAGGATGCAGGTGATGAACGAGCACACGGACCAGGTCGACAACTACGCGATCGCGCGCATCCACCTGAACCAGAGCGGCCCGGTCACGATGCTCGAAGCAGAGGGGATTAGGGACATGGCGTTCAGGCGCACGAACGAGACCACTGGGCAGATGAACGAGCGCGGCCTCGACGCGCTGCGCGAGTTGATCAACGAGGTGGCGCCGATCGCGGAGAAGCACCTGCCCGACCGCGAGCCGAATCTGATGGAAATCTGGAGAGACTGATGCACCACATGCACACGCAGACGATGCTCCCGCCGCTCGCGATCATGCCGCTGCCGGGGCGCAGCCACAAGATGCACAGGCTCAAGACGCTCACCCATTTCTACGACGCGGTGCTCGCCGGGTTCAAGACGTTCGAGGTCCGGTTCAACGACCGTGACTTCAGGATCGGCGACTTCCTGCTGCTCATCGACTACCACCCGGACGGCGACAACTACGGCCGGGAGATGTTCAAGCAGGTGACCTACATCTTCACGGGCGGCGCGCAGCCGTCGACGAACCGGGCCGAAGTCGAGAACGTGGTGACCGAGGGCTGGGTCGTCATGGGCCTGGCGCCGGTCCCCGAGTGGAAGCAGAAGGAGCTTTACGAGACGATCGAGGTGTTCAACAGCCACCCGGTCTGCCTGCGGATCGGCGACCTGTGGGAGACCACGCAGGGCCCTGACTCGGACAGCGCCTGGTGGATCACCGAGATCGCGGCCGATCGCCAGTCGATCAAGATCGAGCGGCAGTCCGGCGACAAGGCGGGCGAAGAGCGGTGGGTGTCCGTCGACATGATTTCCCCGGCCACGGGCTGGGAGCACAAGAAGCGCGGAGGATGGAATGGCTGAGGCCAAGACGGAGACGCCGAAGAAGGAAGAGACGCTGGACCTGGTGAAGCGCGGCCTGCGCGAGACCATCGGTCTGACGCAGGAGGAGGTCGACGAGCTTCCGATCGACGCGGTGCTCGACACCAAGATCGGGATGGACGAATTGGACAAGGTCGAGTTCTGCATGTGGGTCGAGGAAGAGATCGACCGGCAGATTGGCGACGAGGAGTCCGAGAACGCGAAGACGCTGGGCGACTGGGTCAAGCTCGTGGAGGCCAAGCTCCGATGATCAACAAGCTCCCGTTCATCGGCTGGGTGATCAGCCTGACCGTCAGCATCAGCCTCAGCATCCCGTTCTGGTTCATCTGGAACAGGCTCGCCGCGATCTATTTCTACTGGCTGCCGCAGGTCTACCTGCACATTCCGTTCTGGCACTGCGTCGGCTTGTTCATCATCTTGCCGATCCTGAAGGGCACGCTGATCCCCACGCTCATCGACGTGAAGAGCACGTCGGAGAGCCGGTAGCGTGGTCATGGGCATGAGGCAGGAGCAGGCGAAGGACGAGGCCAAGGACTTCGTGTCCCGCAACTTCGAGCAGGTCAACGTCCTGGTCTGGGGCGTGGCCGACCGAGCGACCAAGTTCTTCGACGGGTTCCTCAGCCAGAAGCAGGTGAGCGACAAGCTGTGGGGCATGATCACGCAGGCGCTGGAGGAGCACTACGGAAACAGCGGCAAGCTGTTCGTCGCGGTGAACGACAGCGGCCTGCGCGTCGAGGTCCACGGGTCGCTCGACTTCATCGACCTGACGAAGGACCCGCACATCGACATCTACCTTCTGCTTGGGACGACCGACGAGAAGAAGGCGCCGAAGAAGGAAGAGGAGAAGGTCGAGCAGCACCCGGCGGACCGCGCGGTCGGGGCGCTCTTGAACGAGAAGGAGGGCGGCCCCATCGGCCACACCTAGAACATGAACCAGAACAAACTCCAGCAGAAGAGACGCAAGCGGCAGGCGAAGCGCAAGCAGGCTCAGGCCAGCGCCCGGCGCGCGGGCCTGGCGCTTCGCGACAAGCAGCGCAAGGACGCCGACATCTTGAAGCACCGGCACCCGCATTACCCGGCGGCTCTCTCGCAGGGCACGCAGATCACGCCGGATCAGCCCGACGCCGAGGCCGCGCCGCTCGTCACCGGTGGCGCGCGATGACCGCGACCATGACCTCCGACATGACGAAGGCCGAGTTCCTGATCAAGCACGCGGGCGCGATCCAGGACCTGACGCAGAAGATCAAGGTCGAGGCGGCGGGCACGCTCCCCTGCCTCGGCCTGGACAAGAAGTTCGACACCCAGTTGCAGCCGCTGATCTTCGAGGCGATCGACGAGTTCTTCGCCGGTGGCGAGGGCTGCACCGGGGCCATCCGATCGGACGACGTGTTCACCGTGACCGTCAACCTCTACCCGGACGAGAGCAAGGTGGGGATCAGCGTGGCGCTCAACCTCGGCGGCATGGTGATCAAGCCTTGATCGAGTTCAAGATCGTCGGCGAGAAGGGAGCCATCTTCGGCCCCGGGCGCGTCCACCGCTATTGGCTGTGGCGCGTCTGGGGTCCGGGGAAGCGCTACCTAGTGTTCATCGGGCTCAACCCGAGCACGGCCGACGAGAACTTGAACGATCCGACGGTCGAGCGCATGGAGCGCCGCGCGCGAGAATACGGATACGACGGCCTGATCGTGGTCAACATCTTCGCGTTCCGGGCGACGGACCCCGAGGACATGAAGGACTCGGCCGAGGCGGGGATCGACGTGGTGGGCGAGCACAACGATCTGGCGATCCTGCGCGCGGCGTGGGACTGCGGCGGCGGGATGATCGTCGCGGGCTGGGGATCGCACGGCGGCTACCTGGGCCGCGACGAGCAGGTGAAGGACATCTTCAGGAAGAACGGGTCGCTGGCGCTGCTCCACGCGATCACCGTGACGAAGACCGGGCAGCCGGGGCATCCGCTCTACCTCAAATACAAGCTCAAGCCGCAGCCATGGATTACCGCATGAATACCGAGACCATCAACTACATGGGGCAGAAGAGACCGCACGTCTGCGCCCTGATCAGCTTGGGCAACGCCCTGCTCCACTTCGGGGCCATCGACCAGCCTTGGGACCAGGACAGCGAGGACTTCGCTCTCCTGGTGCGCCAGGCGGGCGCCGAGCACGGCTCCGCGATCGAGGAGCGGCTGGACGAGATCGAAGAGCGGTTCACCGTCCACCCGCAGTGGCCGCGAATCCGCGTCGACAAGTATCGGGCGCTGGAGATGAGCAAGGAGTTGGCGACCAAGCTCCTGGACAAGGGCGGCGTGATCTCGATCCCGATCTGGGACGACAAGATCGGCCTGCACTCGGTGCTGATCATCGGGCACCAGGACGGTCAGTTCTTCCGCCTTGTGAACCGCGAGCCGTTCACGAACGGCGTGGTCAGCACCTGGAAGTGGGAAGACCTCGGCTACCGGCGCTGGAACGTCCCGGTCCGCGTCTACTGGAGGGCCGAGTGAGCATCGTCGACATCCTGGAACTCGTCGGCAAGTCCGAGGACGCGGGCGACGTGGGGATCAGCCTCAAGGTCTCGCGCGCGCCCATGGGACGGAGGATGCGCGTGGTGCCAGGGCTGCTGGCTGACGTGCTCCAGTGGAACAACCCGGCGCTCGTCTACCTTCGCAACAACGCGGTGCGCGAGTGGGCAGGTCGCTCGAAGCACGCAATGCTCAGGACCTGGGCCACGGCCCGGCAGCCCGAGGCGCGCGATCAGGCGTTGAAGCTGATCAACAACACGTTCGGGGAGACACGGAAATGACGATGACCAAGAGTCAGAGCTTCCGTCGTCTGATAAGGAACCTGCGGACGCAGAACGTCCCGGCTTTGGCGCAAATACAGATGCACCCGAGAGGCAAGTGGCTCATGAACAAGGAAGAGGTGGTGGTCGGGCAGGTGTTCAAGGACGGAGACTGGCGCGTGGCCAACCAGTTCTTCGCGGTGAAGGAGATCAAGGCGGGCAAGGCGAGCGGCACGCGCTCGGTCGACATCGAGGGGACCAAGGCCAAGGACGGCAAGCCGCCGATCAAGGTCTCGATCAGTCTGGAGCGCCTGATCAAGACGGGGACCAGGGGCTACACCCTGGTCAAGGGCGTGAACCCGACGGCGCCGCAGCCCGCGCCGGAGACGGCCCCGGTCTAGTCCTATGGTCTACATCCAAGGCGGCCCGATCGGGCTCACGCTGTTCATCATCATGTTCTTGGCCATCGGGTTCGGCATCTGCTACGCCTGGTTCTGGTGGCGCTCGCGCGGTCATCAGCAGAACGTGCACAAGGTCGAGCATCTGACGGGGCTCATCGCCGAGACGCGGCGCGTGCTCGCGGAGAACGCGCCGAAGGTCAACGACTTCGTCCATGGCTTCGCCAAGGAGGTGAGCATCGAGTTCGCGGGCGCCGACTGGCTCCGGGAACTGACGCTCGCCGACATGCGGAACCATGTCGAGTGCGCGGTCTTCGACCTGATCCAGGGATGCCGCTGCGGGCAGTGCACGGGGATCAGCCACGGCGGAGCGTTCTGGGTCGAGGCCACCTACACGGTCGACGGCCTGCGCCTGTCCGGGATCGTGGCCCACACGCTGATGAGCACGGCGTTCCCCTGCTCGCCGCCCAAGGGCCAGGCGCAGCAGCATGAGCCGCTGAGGACCATCGTGCCTCCAAACCAGAACGTGGAGATGACCTGCGCCTGCGGCAGACCGGTGGTCACGAGCCTCGATCACATCGGGGACGGGAAGAAGCCGATGTGCGCGGTCTGCGTCTCGGCGGAGGGAGCCCGTGGATAAGCTCAGAGACGAGCAGTTAAAGCGCGCGATCCGCAAGCTCGGGATCAAGTGGCCTGGGGACGGCGACTACGGGTTCGGGACCGAGGTCTACATCGGGGGCAGCCACCGCGTGGTGCGCCTCGTCGAGCCGCTGGACAACATCGGACAGTTTAAGACCGACTGCGGCGGCACCTATACGGAGCGGCGCGTGGGCACGGTCATCACCCAGGACTTTCGGCCTGGTCCGAAAGGCACGCGCGCCGAGCCCGAGACCAAGGCGCGGCGCGTGCGCCAGATGGTGATCGACTACATGATGAAGCGCAAGGTCCCGCCCACGATCCTGCACATCTCGTTCGACGACCTGATGGACATGATGCGCGAGGAGCCGAGCCTGGCGCAGAGCGGAGAGGTGGGGCTGGACATCGCGCTCGTGCCTCGCGGGCAGCCGATGTCCGTGGACCGGAGGTGCGCTTGAAGCCCGCTCCTGTCAAGGCCAAGGGCGCGGTCAAGTTCCTCGGGCGCGAGGACACGGTTGTCGGCACGATCCAGGACCTGGAGGGCGTGCGGGGAGAGGACGGCGCGATCTACTCATGCTGGGAGCCGGACTGGATCGAGAAGATCAAGCTCCTGTTCGGACGCCCGCTCGTCATCGGCGTGATGAGCACCAAGCAGCCGCCGATCTGCGTCAAGGTCGGGCGCGACAAGATTGCGGTAGCGAGTGAGTCTCTGGCCGTGAGCTATACGCTCCTCGACCGCATGTTGAACAAGATCGAAAAGAGGCGAGGACTGGCATAATAGCGTTACTAGATGTATAATACTCCTACATAACATGGCTATCGCCGATTACCCGATTCCGAAGTCCTTCCTGAGGCCGAGCAGCCGGACGTGCGAGGAGCACGCGCTGTTCATGTGCAACAAGTGCATGGTCAAGGAAGTCGATCGCCTGCGCGAGATCATGGGCACGGTGGCCAACATCCTCGGCGGCCCGGTCGCCGCCATGTCCGAAGAGCTTCGCTCCCGCGAGCGAGAGGAGCGAATCGAGAAAGGCGTCGAGATCATCGGCAAGGTGATGGCGGGGACCGAATGATCACACCAGAGAAGCAGGCGCTGCTCGACTCGCTGCGCGCGCGCGTTAGAATCGGCGTCGAGATGCCGGAGATCGAGGGCCTGGGCCGGAAGAAGGCGGCGGTCCTCATGTTCTGCCGGACCCGGATGCTGGAGGACAACCGCGTTCCGACCGTGCGCGAGGTCCAGGCCGAGTTCGGCCTCCGCTCACTGAGCGCGGCGCACGCGCACCTCCAAGACCTGCGCCGCTTGAAGCTGCTGCCCGAGTTGAAGGCCACGATCGGGCTGAGCAACGCCGAGGGTCAGTTCCTTTTCGACGTGATCGAAGACCAGAAGCGCCAGATCATGCACCTGGGGAAGAGGCGTGGCTGAGTGCAAGCACGGCACCGACCCGATGGCCACCGCCCCGTGCACCGCTTGCGGCTGCTCGTGCCCGGCGTGCGGCGGCCCGACCTCGACCGGCCAGTGCTACTCGGACGGGAGCGAGAACGGGACGGCACCGCGCGAGCCCAAGTTCGTGATGGTCACGCACAGCCGGGACAATCACCTCATGACCATGGCGCTGCTCGCGGCGATCCACGCGCACGGGGGCGTCGTGACGATCGACGACCGGGCCCCGGCGATCACCCCGCCTCCAGTCCCTGACCTCAGAGCGTTCGCCGAGCACCTGGAGGCCGTGAAGAAGGCGAGCGAGCCGCCGCCCAAGCCGATTCAGCCGTGGAAGCGCCAAGCCCAGTGGGGTTGGAAGAAGAAGAGGAGATAGGATGCCGCGAGGACCACTTTTGACGGACGCCCAGCGCATGGGCTTGATCTCGGGATACGTCGGCGGGGCCAAGATCAAGGACCTGATCAAGCCGCTGGAGATCAGTGAGCGCACCGGGTTCAACACGATCGCGCGCGTGGGCGTCCACCGCTGCCGGTGCGGCGACGTGCACATCAAGGACGTTGGCACCTGCGTCTGGTCCCTGGTCGACAACCAGCCGTTCTGCAAGAAGGGGACCGGCGGCCGACTCGTCGGGGTCAGCGCGTTCCGCGTCGCCATCAAGTGGAACGGCTACTCGGGCCAGGACGTGGTGGACGCGGTGCACGCGGGAAAGTTTTTCACATTCAAGAGGGAACTGGAGCTATTCACATGAACCGACAAGAGCATCTGTTCACGATCGTGGGCGAGGAGGGCGGCGAGGTCGCGCAGCGCGCGTCGAAGGTCGTGCGCTTCGGCCTGACCGAGGTCCAGCCCGGTCAGGAGCCCGGCAAGGAGAAGGACAACCGCGCGCGTCTCCTGGGCGAGGTTGCGGACCTGTGCGGCGCCATCGAACTGGCGCTGCCCGGCACGTCGATGGACGAGTTGGTCGCGGCCCTGCGCCCGGACATCGACGCGAAGAAGGTGAAGATCGAGAAGTTCCTCGAATACTCGAAGGAGGTCGGCACGCTCTCATGAGGCACTTCCCTCAGACCCGCCAGAACAACTGCGGGCAGACGTGCGTCGCGATCATCGAGCAGCGGCCGATCGACGAGATCGAGAAGCTGATGGGTAAGACCGGGTTGACGAACGGATCGGACGTGCGCCATGCCCTGGGCAGTCTCGGGTGGACCGTGACCGGCGCGCGCCGCGATCGGCTGTGGCCGGTGATAGACCACGCCGTGCTCAAGGTCAAGGGCGATGAGCGCGTCGGCCACTTCGTGGTCAAGCGTCGGAACTTGATTTTCGACCCGGCGCTACGAAGGTCGATCGGACTAAGGAAGTGGCTCGGCCTGCTGGCGACGCGCGACGGGGGCTGGCGCGTCACGTCGTATCTCAAGATTTCAGGGAGGCAGCGTGGCTGAGAAAGGTCAGGAGTTCGCCGAGATCGGGACCGAGATCGGGAAGCTCGTGCAGGTGAAGAACGCGGCCTACGGAGACGCCTTCGCTCAGAGCGGCAAGATTCTGCGCGTGCTCTACCCGCAGGGCGTGCGTCCCGACCAATACGAGGACATGCTGGGCGTGACCCGCGTCCTCGACAAGCTGTTCAGGATCGCGACGCAGAAGGACGCCCTGGGCGAAACCCCGTGGGGCGACATCGCTGGATACGGAATCCTGGGCGTGGCCCGGGACCGGGCGCTGAAGGAAACCAAGGAGACCGCGCAATGAACGACACGAATCTGATCGGGGTGCTGGACAAGGGCTTCGTCCGGCTGGAGGACAAGATGGGCGGCGACCTGAGCGTGGTGCGCGCCGCGCGCGTCAGCTTCAAGTCCGAGCCCAAGACGCCGGAGGACGATCGCAAGTTGATCGCCTACCTGCTGAAGAACAACCACGGCAGCCCGTTCGAGCACGCCGTGTTCCAGTTCCACGTCAAGCTCCCGATCTTCGTCGCGCGCCAGTGGATCAGGCACCGCATGTCGAGCTACAACGAGACGAGCTTCCGCTACCGCGAGGCGCCCGAGGAGTTCTACATCCCGAAGGAGTGGCGCAAGCAGGACACGAAGAACAAACAGGGCTCGGTCCCGACCCCGGACCTGATGCACGAGGACCTGTCCAAGGCCCTGCTCGTGGCGAACGAGAGCGACATGTTCCTCTACCGCCAGATGCTCAACTGCGGCGTGGCCCGCGAGATGGCGCGAATGGTCCTGCCCACGAACCTCTACACCGAGTGGTATTGGACGGTGAACGCCCGTGCGCTGATGCACTTCATCTCGCTGAGGTCGGAGAACCACGCGCAGTGGGAGACCCGGCAGTTCTCGCACGCGCTGGCCAAGTTCATGCAGCGCGCGATGCCCCTGACCTGGGAGGCGTTCAACTCGCCGCTCGGCGAAGGGTTCATCGAGATGCAGCGCGAACTGGAGCGGCTTGAGGCGGTGGCCGCATGATGGTCCTGATCAGCAGCAAGGGCATGACCCTCGCGTTCAAGAACGAGAAGGACCTGGCCAACGTGATCCAGAACCTCCAGAGCATGAAGAGACACAAGCGCGGTCGCGGATACCCGGCGACCATGCTGATCTACGAGCCCAAGGGAGTCACGGAGAAGGAGGCGCAGGAGCAGGTGAACATGGCGCGCATGGCTCTGAGCGCCAGGAGGAAGCGCTGATGCCCAAACGAATCCCGATCCAAGTGGCTAAGGACTTGGCCAAGGCCCAGGGCCTGAAGCAGGTGATCATCACGGCGTTCGACCACGACGGCCGCGAGCACGTCGTGACCTACGGCGTGACGAAGATCGACTGCGCGCAGGCCGCACAGGGCGGCAACTTCGTGAAGGCCGCGCTCGGCTGGCCCGGCACCAAGTGCGGCGAGGTCCCGGCGCGGATCAAGGCGCTGGAGAAGAAGGCTAAGGAGCGGGACGCGCTCTACGCTGCGGGCTGCCGCCTCATCCGGCAGGCGGGCGCGCTGATCACCACGGTGTCGATCGGCGGGCTGCTCGACGTGATCTGGCCCATGGTCCCGACCGCGACGCTCGACGGGATCATGGAGAAGCCGCTTGACCCCGAGTTGAGCACCAAGCTCAACGTGATCAAGCTCGAAGCCGACAAGCTGGACCTGACCGAGACGCCGGTGGTCAGGCTCGCGAACAAGGTCTAGGCCATGGCCAGGAAGATCGAGAAGCGCATCGAGATGGGCACGGGGCTCGCCTTCGACATGGCCGGGCGCTGGGTCGGGGTCTCGGTCAAGGACGGGTCGGTCTGCCGCAAGCTGCGCGGGCTCAAGAGTCTGACGCGGGAGTATCGCTATCACGAGGTCAGGCTCGTGGCCGAGGTCCTGAGGAAGAAACGATGATCGAGACCGAAGAGCAGAAGGCGACGCGCGAGAAGCTGGAGGCCAGGGCCCTGGTCATCTTCAGGCAGGGCGCTGAGCAGATCAGCGAGATGGCGGGCGACGTGGTCCGTGCCTGGTGTCGGGGCGACAAGATGCCGCGCATCTTCGTGGGCGAGATCACGGAGGGGATCGGCGCGAGCCTGGCGCTCGCCATGCTGAGCCCCGACCACAAGGGGATCAAGGCGATCCCCCAGGTCACGTTCTCCACGCTCCTGGACCTGGACGAGGAGCAGGAGCACGGCATCTGTGAGATCACGGCGGAGATCGGATCGGTGCCCGTGAGCCGCGCTCGCTTCAAGTTCTAGGCCATGAGCACGATGATGGACTGGGGAGGAATCTATCAGCGGTTCACTGAGAGCGTGCGCTGGCAGAACAACTTCCAAAACAACTCAGAGATCAGATTCGAGAGCGTTAGCGCCAATGACATTCCGACGAACGTGGACCTCAGCGGCGTGACCATCGACGACCTGATGGACGAGCCGAAGCGTCCTCAGCGCGTCGCGCGCGAGGAGCCGACACTGCGCGAGGTGTGGGCCGACTAATGCGTGCTCAAGTCTCGATCAGCGTGTTCTACGACTACAATGCGGACGGGGCCGCGCCTCTCGTGATCGAGGCAGGCTCCAGGTTCGGCGCTCATCGCTCTGCTGGCCACCCGATGTTCAGCACGATCCGCGAGCACATCCTGCTCCCAGGCGAACTCGCGAACATCGAGTGCGCGTGCGAGATCAACGGGCAGGTCGGGAACATCCCGGCGAACGTGATCGACCGCCCGCTGCTCCCTGACTGGCTCGAAGACCTCTGGCACCAGGGCCGCGTGCTCGTCGGCCAGTCGATGCCCGCGACGGGCGGTGCCGATGAACCTCTTGGGATGACGCCAAACCAGATGCGGACGCTGTTCTCCAGCACGCCAAGCGCGCTTCCCACCACCTATACGTCGACCGACTACTCGTCTTTCGACATGGCCACGGGCTCGGACTTCGCGACGACGATCAACTGGCGACTGAGCGTGGACCAGAATGGGAACCAGATTCAGCAGGTGCTCGGACGCCAGTGCGTGATCGACGAGAGCGCGGGCTACGAGCCACGAAATCAGGAGCGGCCACGGCGCCCGGCGCGCGAAGAGCCGAACCTGGCCGAGGTCTGGGCCGACTGATGCACATCCTGCGCTTCACCAGCGGGTTCAACATCGAGTGCAATATCGACCAGGACATCCACGTCCTGCAACGAGCGCTCGACCACTACGTCCGCATCCAGGACGATCCGGGCCTGGAGTCGACCTACTATCAGGAGGTGGAGTTCAGCACCGGTCGGGTGCGGCTCATGCTCCAGGAACTCGCGCTGATCGAGGTGTCGGACGTGGAGCCAACGCTCCACATCCAGAACGATCGGGGAGAGCGCCATCGGCTGATCATGGTCGCGACCGGGCGGCACGCTCGCCCCGACGCGATCAGGCCCAGGTCGCAGCACGCCCAGGGCCTGGCGATGGACATCGCGGTGGAGCCAGAGGGGCGGCCCACGCACGTCACGATCGTCACGCGCCGGGGCCAGCGCGAGATTACGTCGGACGGTGACCTGCCGGTGCTCCGCGCCTACCTGGAGCAGAACGTGATCGACGGCCAGCAGATGGCGATCCCGATCCGCGACCTGGTGGTGGCCCTACCAGAGTCTGGGACTGTCGCGATCCCGCCGGACGAGGTAAGGCGCCTGGCCGCCGCGCTGATCAACGCGCGCCAGATCGAGGCGGGGGTGCCACTACGCGCGATCGCGAACGTGGACGGCCAGGACTACGGGCAGCGCGCGGGCGAGACCCTGCCCCAATACGAGCAGCGCGTGATCCAGGACATGATGCTGCGCCGGGGCCGCGACCTGATGCGCGAGCGCAACCTGACCCCGGCGCAGGCCGCCGAGGAAGTGCACCGGATCATGGAGGAGGGTGGGGTCGAGCGCCTGGCGCCAGCCATGCACATGGTCGAGCAGCCGACGCCCGAGGTAGAGCGCAGGCTCGCGGGGCTCACGGCCGGGGACAACGCGATCCTGGCCCGGGCGATCGCCGAATACTACATCGTGGACCAGCGCTCGGAGCGCGCGCAGCGGATCATGGACAACGTGGGGTTGACCGAGCCCATGATCCGGTGGTTCAACGTGCAGATCGTGGAGGGGATGGACAAGATGCCGCAGCGTGAGGCGGACCCCACGCTCATGGAGCTTTGGAGAGACTGATGGAACGCCCTGACAACTACCCGCGTGCCGAGGGCCAGGCGCTTGACGCCCTGGTCGCGAACATGGGGATCACGCGCCTGGCGCATGAGGACGACGCCGCGCTCCGGCGCCGGGCGGTCGACTACATCCGGCAGCCGCAGGTGTTCAGGCCCGTGGGCAGGCGACAGCGCGCCGCGATCTGGCTCTCGGCCCACGGGATGCCGACGTTCGCGCACTGGCTCTACGCGGGCTACTGGTGGCGAACGTCCGAGCCCCGGTTCGTGGGCGAGATGCCGCCGCGCTGGGTCATGGAGCGCAACTGCGACGGAGGGTTCTCCTACCCATGAGCTTGCCAGTCGAAGCGCTCCCGCACGCGCACCGGTTCATCCTCCCGGTATGGAGCCCGCCGCTCCCCGGCCCGTTCTCGCTCAGCGCCCCGCTGATCGTGGCGCCGCGCTGCACGAACAAGCGCTGCGCTTGCGGCGAGATCGCGACCGGCCTGAGCCTGGAGGAGCGGACGACCATGTCCGTGATCCACGGATGAGAGCGCGCGGCTTCGTCACGTTCAGGCTCTCGGCCCCGGTCACGCCGCCAACCGCCATGTTCTTGATCGACGCGGGGACGGTGCTCGTCTGCCAGCGCCCCGGCGGGCTGCTCGCCTACCGCACGGTCCTCCCCTACGCGATCGTCGCGGGCCACTCAGCGGTCGAGGTCGAGGTCGAGGCCACGGCGCACGGTTCGGATCATAACCTGCCACCAATGAACACGCTGCTCATCGTGGAGTCCGAGCACCTGCGTCTGATGAACCAGCGCGGCGAACTCGACGTGCACAATGTCCAGGGGTTCATCGCGGGGACGGACGACGAGGTGGAGCGCGTGCGCCCGGTGCCGGACGCCGCCCTCCTGATGGGCGACGCGGTGCCCGCGTGGAACGACTCGATGCGCCGGATCACGGAGATGGAGCAGGCTCGTGAGCGGCAGCGCCAGGACCCGGCTCGGCGCGTGAGCGTGGACGGCGCCTCCTATTACATCGACTCGCGCCTGGACAGCGCCGACGGTATGAACACGAGCTTCACTCTGACCAGCGCGAGCAGCGACGACAGCGTGATCTCGTTGGGCAACGGCGCGAGCTACACATGGAACCCGGTGACCAACCAGCCGGTGGACACGAGCGTGCCCTACGATCGCGGGGACTGGACGACCTGGTTCTACGGCCGTGGCCTGGACCACGAGGGTGAGCCCTGGGTCTGGAGGATCAGGTCGAGCTTCGAGGACGCGCGCCCCTGCCCCCAGTGCGACGCAGGCGCCCGCTCGGCCGCCGAGCGCGGGAACATGGTGGTGCGCTGCGGCCTCTGCGCGCGCCAGATCATGGTGGTCCCGGCGCGCGCGGCGGAGGCCGAGCCCGTGGCGCAGTGGACGCGCGAGCCCACACTGATGGAAGTATGGGCAGACTAATCACGTTCCGCGAGATGGAGCGCCTGGAGAAGGAGGAGATGGTGCGCGCGCTGATCGAGCGCGATCCGACTGCGCTGCTCAGGCTGCGCGCCTCGTGGCTGAAGCGGACCGGCGATGAGATCAGAAGGCAGCTTGATCGGCGCCCATGATGATCACCGACCTATGGTTCTCGGGCCCGGTGCCCAACCCGTTTCATCCGATAGGGTGGATCATCGACCCGCGCGACCGGACGGTCACGGTGCCCGCGAACGCGGTCCCGGGCCGCGAGCCGATCGTGCTCCGGGTGGGCGACGACATCTCCTCGTGGGGGCACGTCGAGCCCTACAACCCGCAGCACGCGGACGCGCTGCTCGCCCTGAACCGTGGGCGCAGGCCCGAGGACTTCGTGCGCCTGGATGTGATGCTCGCCGTGAGCAGGATCGTGCGCCGCTACCGGGTGACGGACGAGGAGTTCTTTCTCCTGGTGGCCGACGCCAGCGCGAGCATGAACGCGGTGCTCAACGACCCGATGGAGCGGGGCACGCCGCTCGAACTCCAGGCCTGGATCGAGATGGAGATCGAGGGCCGGGTCAACGAACTCATCGAGATGCGGGCGCCTGACGAGCCCGAGCCGACGCTGCGCGAAGTGTGGGCCGACTGATGGAAATAAGCCAGCGCGCCATTATCTACCAGGGAATGAACCAGGACGCCCGCGAGCGCGAGTTCGCGGAGGCTCTGCGCGATGAGAACGCGGCAAGGATAGCCCAAGATTTCGCCAGCGGCATGAGCAACGTGAGCGACGCGGCTGACGCCCAGGTCCTGAGCTACGAGACGCTGCGCGCCGCGATCGACCGGATGAACCACGCACCCGGCCCGCAGGAGATGTTCGACATGGGAGGCCGGTGGGCCGAGGCCTATGCCCGGACCCGGCGCGCGTCCAGGTCAGTGAAGATCGTGAGAGAAGAGCCGACGTTGAGGGAGATATGGAACGACTAGAGCCAGTGATTCTGTTCAGGCCCGAGTTCAACGGAGAGGTGCAGTCCGAGATCGAGGTGGCGCGCAGGCACATGCCCGTGGTCGAGAGCCGCGTGGGCCTCAGCAAGAAGCTGGTGATCGGGCGCTACTCCGTGCTCCCCTACTATATGGAGTTGGAGCACGACCTCGCGGTTCAGGGCTCAAGGCTCGCCAACACACTGCGCCAGCACCAGTGGATCGCTGGCTTCCACTGGTATGAGACTCTGGTCGACATGACGCCCAGGTCATGGCGCACGCTCGCCTCGGTCAAGCGCGGCGTGCCGCTCGTGGTCAAGGGCGCGACCAACAGCCGGAAGTTTGAGTGGAAGCAGAAGATGTTCGCCCCGACCTGGGACGACGCGCTGCGGATCACGAGCGAACTGGGCCAGGACGGCTTGATCGGTCCCCAGGGCCTGATCTACCGCGAGCACGTCCCGCTCCGAGTGCTTGAGGTTGGACTCAACGGCCTGCCGTTCGCCAACGAGTGGCGCTTCTTCTTCTGGGGGCGCACGAACCTGGCTTACGGGTTCTACTGGACCGCGACCGAGGAACGCGCGCCGATCACCGAGGACGGGATCAGGCTCGCGCTTCAGGCCGCAGACCGGATCGCGGACCACGCTCAGTTCTTTGTTGTGGACGTGGCGGAGACCGCCGACGGCAGATGGATCGTGATCGAGGTGAACGACGGGCAGATGAGCGGGCTGAGCGACGTGAACCCGCTCGACCTCTACATGAACTTGGCGACCGTGGCCAGCGTCCAGCCACTTGGTGCCGAGGCTAAGCAGGCACGGGCCAAGGAATACACCAGCCGGAGAGTGGTTCCCGAGTTCCCGGCAGTGATCGGCGGCCTGCGGGTGATGCGCGCGAGGAAGGTTCTGCGCGCCGCTCGGCGCTACGATTTCAGAATCAAGATGGTGACCGACGCTCTGGATTGCGACGCGGACGCGGCCACCCGCCTGCTCGTGGCCATGGAGTCGCACGGGTTGGTGGAGCGCGTGCTCGGCGGCCAAGACCCAGTATGGCGCTCGACCAAACTCGGACGCCGACTGGCAGGGAACCGAGCGCCCAAGGTGAGGAAGCGCTGATGGCCACGCGCCGACCGCAGTATAGGACGCTCGCCCGCCTGCTGCGCGCGACCACGGCCGAACTCCTGCTCAAGGGCCTGGACGAGAACGGGATCAGGCTCCGGGGCGTCGAGCGCCGACGCAAGCGGGTGATCGACGCTGCGCTCAAGGTCGTCGAGCGTCTGAACGTGGACATGATCGGATTAGGTAACAAACGCAAGTCGATTTAAGGGACCGACCGAGCCCCATCGTGGGCCCGGCGGAGAGCAAGACTACGGAGAGGTGAAAGGACATGGAGAAGAGAGAAGACGGGACGCCGACGGGGCTCAACGACGCGGAGAGGGCGATGCACTTCCCTCGGGCTCAGGCTATCCTGAGCGAGGATCGCTACGAGGTCATCACGTTCGTCGAGCAGACGGTGGACAAGATCATCGCCTTGGCCAGGGCGCTGAACTACGAGCAGACGCTGCCGACGAACCCGCTCGGCGTGCTGGACCGCGCCACGCTGCGCGAGAAGGTCTGGGACTACGCGATCATCGCCACGACGCGCGCTCTGTCCCTGAAGGTGGGCGAGGAGAGCCCGGCCGCGACCCTGGAGTTCGGGATCGCGAGCGCGGGGTTCGGAGAAGGATCGTTCGGCGTGACGATCACGGCCGACGCGCGCGCGGGCAGGAACAAGAACAAGGACGAGCAGTTCTCGGAGCCGGATGCCGATCTGGAGATCAGCCTCGGCGCCTACTTCACGCTCGGTCACCTGAACGTGAGGGTGAACAACGCGGACAAGGTTCCTCAGCCGCAGAGGGAGCCGGTCGCCGCCTAGTCGAAGATCGTCACCGTCGCCTGAGCCCCGAGGCCTGAGCACCGGCCTCGGGGCTCTTCGCTTCTAAGGTCTGCTGCTCAGCGCCCCGCTCGGCTCAACGCCCAGTGACGGTGCAGCGTGCTGCTCTTCGACGTGCACGCGGTGCTCCTACCCACGATCCACGCGCGATCGCCGAGCCGATCGACTTCGCGCCTCACGCGCTCGACGGGCAACGCGCTGCACAAGATCAGCGCGCGCGCGTCGCCAACATCTAGCTCCAGGTCCTGCTCGGTGATCAGCCGCGCGTCGTCCTCGATCTGCGCGCCGACCGATCCCCGCTCCATTAGAATGATGCCGCTCATCCTCGCGTCCTCCCAGTCCGACAATCAACGGCGTGCAGCTTGATGACGCGATCGTATCATGCGCGCGACGCCCGCGCCTATTGAGGACTTGTAGCGATCGTGCGTCTTGACCTTGACAGCGCGCGTGTGCCATGCTATCCTCATAGCGAATCGCGGGTCGGACTCAGAGACCCACGGGCCGTGGCTGATGCCGCGCGCCGCGCCGACAAGGCGATGCGCTGTGGACGACCAGGGCTCGTGGGTCTCTCGCACATCCGGGGACGCAGCGCGCGCGAGGCGGACGAGGGGCCGCTGACGCAGCGGTCGAGAGACGATCACGAAGACGCAGCCCGAGGGCTTCGAGCCAGCGGGAGCAGGGAACCGGGTAGGACCGACCGGCGCCGATCAGCACAGCGGGCCCCGTGCCCCCGGCGACCACGGTCTGGGCCCGGCGATCGCGATGCTGCCCGTAAGGGTGGTGATCAAGACGGCGCCGGTCGAGGCTGGTCTCGTCCAAGGGCTCAGGCCCAAGGCAGACGGATCGACGCAGGTGAGCCGGGGCCTCACGGCCCGAACTTTATGGCCCTGGTTGCACCCGGGGCGGCGAGCGGCTGATGGCGGCGGGCGACCGGGGAGCAGACCGGCCGGGAGCCCGCCGCCAGGGCCATGACGGCGGCGAACAGGGGCGACGACGCAGCGCTCTGGAGCCGCGCGCAGCACGCGGCGCCGTTCGGCCTCTTGATCCTGGAGGCCCACGGCCCTGACGAGGTCCTAGCCCAGTGGACGACGCAGCCCCGCAGCTTCCTGAGCCGATCGAGCACCTGGTTCTCGGCCAGCCCACGTCTCTCGGCCTCGCTCCCCACGAGCCCACGGCCAGGGCTCATAGTGAGTCAATCGACCTGTCGGGTAGCGTGGCGCACGGTGTCATGGGCGACAGCCGACAGGTGACAGGCTCCGGTGGACAACTCGATCAGAATGGACCTCTTGGTCCTGGCGGGGTATGCGCGTCGCCGCCGGTCGCCGGTCCCGCGATCCCCGACAGCCTGCCGCCCGACACGCGCATGATCCCGCCCGCGCCCGAGAGCATCGAGGCCATGGCCCGGCCGCTGATCCCCGAGCAGCCGCTGCCTCCGGGCGCGCCCGTGTCCCTGGCCGCCGCGCTCCGGGGGGAGTTATCCCCACCGTCCACAGACTTATCCACCGCCGCTCACAACGAGCCCACGCTCAGGGCTCATGAAGAGCGCGCTCCTTCACTCCCCACGGGCCCAGTCCCTGGGCTCATGGGGAGCGTGGGCCACGGCCTGCCCCCGGGCCCGGCGCCCAAGTCCTCGGGTAAGCCCCACCCGTTCAAGCCCGTGACCCAGCCCCAGATCGCGGAGTTCGCCACGCTCTGGCACGACCCGGCGCACACCAACGAGATGATCGCCGCTCGCTACCGGACGGTCGAGCGCACGATCCAGCGCTGGCGCGTCGAGTTCGGCCTGCTGCCCCGCGACCAGGCGGTGCGCGCCGGGCTCCGGGCCCACGGGATCATGGACGCGGCGCAGGGCGTGGTCGACCGGGTCAACGAGGTCTCGGCGCTCACCCGGACGATGGACCAGGCGCCGGTCGCGGGCCAGGTGATGCCCGGCGTGTCCCTCGATCGCCTCGACCCGTTCAAGGACCCCGAGATCGTGGAAGCGATGAACGCGATCCTGGCCGAGGCCCGGGTGATGACCGGGCACTCCGATCTCCAGGTCCTCCAGCGGCGGCTCGCGCGGCTCGCGGTGCTGGCCACGGCCAAGGTCCCGGTCCGAACGTGGGACAGCTTGGCGACCGTGGTCGAGAGCCTGAGCCGCACGGTCCTCTACATGCGCCGGGTCGAGGCCGAGGTCCCGAGCACGAGCGCCGACCCCGTGCTCCTTCGCAAGGAGGCCGCGAGCCAGATGATGCGCGAGATGAAGAGCGTGCTGGCCCCGAGCGAGCAGGCCGAACTCGCGCGCCTCGTGAAGATGGCGGCCGACCGGCTGATGGCGAAGGGCGCGCAGGCGGGGAAGGACGCGCTGATCGTGGACGCGGAGGCCGAGCGGTGAGAGACCAGGGGACCGGCGGCCTCGACCGCGAGCAGGTGCGCCAGGTGTTCGTCAGCATCGGGCGCCCGCTGCCCGCCCAGCCTCTGAGCCTGGTGGGGATCGTGGGCCTGGTGCCGAGGCGCACGGTGATGCTGGCCGCGCTGCTGGGCCTGGTGATCGCCCTGGCCCTGAGCCCGGCGGCCTGGGGCGCCGAGGCCGCGCGGGGAACGGTGCAAAAAGGTCTAGGGGGGGGTGCCTCGGCCTCAGATAACCCCCTTAGAGAAATTGAAAACTTTTCCGACCATGGCGCGTCGCCCCTTTACAATTTTTTACAAAATTTTCAGATCGCGTCGTCCCCCGCGCCCGTCCGGGCCCCGCTGATCCTCCGCGAGCCCCAAGAGTCCGTAGAACCTCAGCCGCTGTCCGAGCCCACGAAGCTCATGACCGCGCTCGCGCTCATCTCCCTGGTGATCCTCTGGATTCACCTGCGCTCGACCCGCGTCGAGCATCCCGCACCGCGTCGGAGAACACGATGAGGCTGATGAACCTGATCGCTCTGCTCTCGATTTTCACCGGAGGTCGGCGATGAACCCCACGGCCTGGGTCTTCGTCGGGATCGTGATCGGCCTGATCGTCGGGCACCTGACGACGAAGCGCAAGAACCCGAGATGTCGGCGGGGCTGCTGCACCGGGGGCCGCCGATAATGTTCAGCGCGGGTGAACATCGCGATTCGCTGAACACTGTGGACTACGGGGACCACCGCGCTCCCGATCTAGTCCACGCTCCCGGCACCCGGCGCTCGACGGACGGGCGGCTCCAAGTGGACCAGGTGGACGAGCAGGTCCACGATCTAGTCCACCCGCTGTGCTGGACCACGGCCCGGCCAGTGAGCCGCCAGTGGATCGAGGACCTGACGAAGGATTTCGACTCGCGCCACTTCGAGCGCGAGATGCTGCAAGCGCCGATTTCGCAGTGCCCCGACGGCCACGCGCTGACGGGTAAACCCCAAGACGTTTTAAGGAGAACCAGATGAAGATCAAGAACGTGTCGACCGGCAGCGTGTCGATCAGCGACCTGCCCGGCGGACAGTCGGGCCAGGGGCTCACGCTCCAGACGCAGGCCGAGCACCTGCTGTTCGACGAGGACGCCGAGCGCTCGTCCCAGTTGTCTTCGCTGATCACCGCCGGGGTCATCACCAAGCTCTCGGACGAGGAGCCGCTGGACGGCTCGAACGTCGCGGACCAGTCCGGTTCGCTGGCGGCCGACGCGCTGCCCAAGGCGGGCGGCACGATGACCGGCGCGATCGCGATGGGCGGGTTCAAGGTCACGGGCCTGGGCGCGCCGTCCGCGCTCGGCGACGCCGCGCGCAAGGACGAGGTCGATCTCAAGGCGCTGAAGAGCACGGTGCTCGTCGAGGCCGACGCGGTGGTCACCCTGGTGGCCGCCGCCGGTCCCGCGTCCGTCGGCTACGTCCAGGCCGAGGCCCAGGCCGTGATCGACCTGGCCAACGACCTGAAGGCGAAATACGACGCGGCGGTCGCGCTCATCAACGAGATGAAGGCGAAGCTCGACGCGATGAACGCCTAGAACACCATGAGCCTGAACTCGGTCTGGCGTGCGCGGAGGGCGATGAGGGACAGCATCCTCTCGTCTTCCGCCACGCCCGGCCGAGAGGGCGTGTCCACCGACCGGCTCTTCAAGTTCCTGACCAGCGGTCCGCTGGAGAGGATCACCGCGACCCAGACCGAGATGATCGTCGACAACCTCGACCCGAACGAGGACGCTCAGCTTTTCCACGACTGGGTGATGGGCGCGGCCATCGGCTGGGTGTCGGAGCCCGCGACCCGCGACCACTGGCATCGGTTCCCCGGGATCAAGCTCAACGAGATCGACTGGCACGCGCTCAGCGATCGGCTGCGCGCCAACTTCGGGTGGCCGGTCCTCCGGCAGCAGACGACCGAGCCCGGAGGTCCCCCTCATCCCGATGGCGAGCAGCATGGTGAGGATGACCAAGCTCATGGTCACGGTCCGACCAAGAGCGCGGCGGCCCGCCGCTACTATCACGGGACGCCCGCGAGGAACGCGGACTCGATCAAGAGGGACGGGCTGCGCGGTCCGGTCTACCTCGCGACGACCCCGGACGAGGCCGAGGCGTTCGCCAATCTCGAAACCCAGATGGGAGAAGGGGTCGTCGTGTTCGAGGTCCTGGTCCCGGACGCCGCGCGCCTGGAGCCCGATCTGAACGCGGAGCAGGACGAGAACCACGCTGGGAAGGGATCGGTCGTCTATCCGGGCGACCTCCCCCCCTCGTCCATCGTGCGCGAGGCGGCGGCGAACCACAAGCGCTTCGCGAACACGGATCAGGACGGACGACTCTCTGCCTGTTGTGCCGCGCACCCGCTCGACAAGAAAGAGGAATACGCGAACTACCTTATCAACTTCAAGTTGATCCACGCGGAGATGGATGGGCGCCTGGCGGCGGCGCGCTCCTGCGGCCGGAGCGCGGGCTGGCACCGCGCGGGTCGGTGCACGGACCCCGAGTGCATCGAGAGGAAGGCGGCCGAGCGCGAGACCATCGAACTGCCCAAGTCCCATGTGCGCGAGGACCTGAAGCGCTTCGACCGGATCGAGGACGAGGTCCAGGAACTGAAGAAGGACGACGAGCGCGCGCTCGGCGAGAAGAGCGCGACGCAGCAGAATGATGAGCACCAGACGCCGAACGTCCGCCACTGGCCGGTGGACGACGGCGAACTCTGGGCGCTGGTCACGCCCGATTTCGACCCGCAGTCGGCCGACCAAAATTTCTATGCGACCGGGAACTGGGACTCTCCGCTGCCCAAGGGCATGTTCAGCTACCTGCTGATCACGGGGAACACGGCGGGGCTCGCCGCGACCGACCCCGCCTATCGCCAGCAGGGCTTGATGCAGAAACTGATCTTGGCCGCGCTCCAGGAGCACGATCACCTGGTGATGGAGGACACCGAGCCCGGGATGCGCTCGCTCCTCAACCGGATGCTTAGCGACGGCCTGATCCAGGAGCACGAGGGCGAGATGCGGCGCTTCGACTCGGGCAACGATCTTGTGATCCGGCTCGCGACGCTCAGGGCGCGGTGGCTCTCGCGCGCGGCGGCGGCCGACCCCTTCCGCCAAGCGATCCTCGACTGGGTCGAGTTCAAGCGCCGCGACGAGCCGTCGACCAACCAGTTCAGGATCAAGGCCCACGAGCTTTTCAACCAGATCAAGGGTGCGGACCTCTCGTCCTGGGGCCCGTTTGCGCGCGCGATCAAGGACCTGATCGACGAGAACGTGATCGACAAGATTAGCAAGGGAACCGATTGGATTTTGATCCACGACCGGCGCAAGAACGGGGGCGTGGGCGCCGCTCAGAAGAAGGTGCCGGACGCAAACCCGGTTCCGCCCCAGGCTTTCAACCAGGAGGCCGGTCGCCTGATCTCGTTCATCGCGAACGAACTCCGAAAGTCGCCGTTGACCCCTGACGAACTCGGGATGAAGGCCGTCGAGTCCTCGCGCTGGCCCTACGACGCGAACTTCGTCACGGTCTACGAATACGCGCTCAACCGCCTGGAGCGCGATGGCGAGATCGAGTTCAACGAGGCGCGCAACCAGTGGGGGATGAAGCCCGTGGCGCCCACCGATCTGAGCCAGGTGAACACGATGAGCGAGGGCGATCGCCAGCAGAAGGTCGACGCGCTGCTGGAGCGGTGGCAGTCGGAGCCCGGGGCCCGTCCCCAGATCGAGCAGCAGTTGAAGTCGCTGCGCGCGCTGCGCGCCTTGTTCCTCGTGCGCCGCGCGGAGAAGGATCAGCTTTGGGCGCCGGACCCCGAGATCGTGAAGAACACCTGGCGCCGCTACCAGTGCACGGTGTGCGGCCACGTCCAGGCCGAGACCACGAACCATCTCGGCGCGATCATGAGCTACTGCAAGAAGTGCTCGTGGGCCCCGTCCAAGGGCGAGTGCTACAACCCGATGGGCGATGGCCGCTGCTACCGGAAGTTCACCTACCTTGGGGAGATCGACGAGCGCCACCAGGACGAGTCCGGCTTCTGGGATTCGAGCAGCGAGGCTTGGACTCGACGCGGCGACGCCTACGACCCCACGAGCAAGAAGAAGGAGAAGGTGGTCGTGAAGCGCTCGCCGGTCGAGGTCCTGGCCCAAGCCGGATTCTCCGATCCCCAGATGCTGATCGGCGACCTGTGGACCGCGTTCACCAAGAGCGGGGCGCGCGAGCATCGCGATCACCAGATCACGAGCGTGCATCTGACCGGGTCGCGATGGAAGGGCGACGCGCGCGACGACTCCGATCTCGACGTGGTGGTCTTCCATTCCGGGAACGCGCTGATGTCCGAGGCGAACCAGGCGTTCCGGGCCAAGGTCGCGGAGATCACGGGCGGGGTCGTGGACGCCTTCCTCCTCCCGCAGTCCGAGCCCTGGGATCATCCGATGTCCGGGAACATCATGGGCCTGACCGCGAGCAGCACCTCGAATTTTTTCAGGGCCGGAGAACGGCAGAGGCCGCTTCTCTCCATTTGGTTGGAAAAGGTGGCCGCCCGGCCGATGCGCGACCTCGGTCCCGCGCTGGACAAGGCTCGGAACATGTTCGGTCCGCTCTCGCCAGAGATCAGGAAGCGGATTCTCAATTTCCTCCAGAACCCGACCACCGACTCGTGGGACGACATCCAGTCGATCATCATCTCCGGGTTCGGCACGATCTGGCAGGCGATGATCCAGATCGACCCGAGCTTCCCGCGTTCGGGGCGCCGGACGGATCAGGCCGGGAACGTGGTCCAGGACTGGGAGCGCATCCCGACGCCGGAGCAGGTTTTGCTCGTGCTCCAAAAAAATACCGGCGGGGAACGGCAGAGCCTCCTCTCCTCTTGGAATCAGCGTCGGGCTGGCGGGACGGATTGGGCGCTGGTCGAGAAGCTGATGAAAGCCTACTGGGACGGGAGGGTGGCCGAGGACTGGGCTGGCGGTCTCGACTGCACCGGGGACAGCGAGGCGCTGGCCGACCACCTGTTCGCCGCCGAGATGGAGCCGGAGCACATCTCCTCCTATTATCGCGACGCGAACGGGAACCTTTGGTCTCACGACTGGCTCCAGTTGGACGGGAAGGTGATCGACATCACCCACTCCCAGTTCGGGGCGCCGGACTACCTGATCACAAACGTGGGCGACCCGCGCTATCCGTCGATGGACGAGTTGGCGGACGAGGAGACGGCGCGCGCCAACCCCAGCGGGCAGATGCCGACCGCGTCGCTGCTCGCCAGGTGGTTCTCGCGCCGGGCCGAGGGCGCGGACCCGGCCAGCGGGCCGTTCAACGCCCCGTGGCCCGACCAGATTCAGGCGTTCATGCAGGCGGTCTACGACCAGACGGCCGGGCACCCGTTCACCAGGGGCCAGCGCGTGTGGAACGACAGCGTGATCGTCGAGGTTCACCCGTGGCGCGGCGGCCCCGATCCCGAGTATCCGTGGATCATCACGCTCAAATGGCTCCAGTCGATGGACCCGCGCAAGGGCCGGGCGCGCGAGTGCCTGGCCTGGCTCACGGCGCTCGCCGACGAATACGGCGTGCCGCTCGACCTGCACGCGAAGCCCACGGGCGAGCCCAGGATTCCGAAGCCCGCGCTCAAGAACCTCTACAAGGATCAGGGCTTCGAGCGCGATCGCACGCAGGGGCCCGACGACATGGTCCGCCACCCGCTGGTCGCCGCGTGGCGCGCGCGTCGCGCTGCTCAGGCCGAGACCCAGATCGGGACCATCACCTACCGGGGCCAAGAGGTCCCGGTCATGATGCCGACGAAGGACATCGACCAGTGGCTCAAGCTCAGGACCGACGATCGGATCATCCACGACGCGGCCGTCGGACAGCAGTTCACCGAACTCGTGGGGCGGCTCTACACCTACGCCGCGATGAAGATCGAGCCGAACGCGAACATCCGCGAGTCGCAGAACATCTCGCTCTACCCGGACATCGAGCGCGCGCTCGACTATTTCGGCTACGGCCGGGACGAGGCGAACCAGAAGCTCCAGGAGCCCGGGGGCGAAGACCGGCTCAAGCAGGCGGCGTTCTCGATGTTCGAGCAGCAGCGCGCCGACCTCATGAGCCCGCAGCAGGCCGCCGACCTCCTGATGAACATGGCCGTGGTCCTGCACAAGGACATGGGCATGACCATGGACGAGGCGAAGGCCAGGCTCTCGTCCTTGATCATCGAGTGGGGCGGCGGCGGTCCCGAGAACCTGCACCTGAACTCGCTCACCCAGAAGTGGCGCGAGCGGCGCGCCGCGAACAGCGAGCAGAAGCTGCTCAGGGAACTTCGGTGCACCGCGATCGGCTCCGACTCCGGGACCGAGAACGAGGCCGTGCTGCCGAAGGGCGCCGTGGTCGGCGTCCAGCCGCACAGCAACGACCACACGATTTTCTTCTACAGCCCGATCTACTCCAAGATCATCGTGCGCGGCCGGGTGATGAAGACCAACCAGTATTCCGCGCCGGTCCAGGAGTTCCGCGCCGCGACCGACATCGGCTACGGCGAGGGGACGGGATACAAGCACGGCCCCGAGTGCTTCTGCGACGAGTGCATGGCGAACGACGACATGTCCACGCGCCGTTGCCCCACCTGCGGGAGCCGCGAGTGTCCCGGCGACGGCCACTCGATCGACTGCCGCAAGCCCGGGACCATGACGCTCAAGGACGTGCCGACCGAGACCAAGGACAGCCTGCTCGACAAGTTTAACCGGGGAGAGATCGACGAGAAGACGCTGCGCCGCCGCATGAAGCAGATTTCCTCTTCGTTGCTCAGCCGCTGGCACCGGCGCGCCGGTGACGATCAGGCCGCGCTCATTCACCAGGTCCTCGGCCAGATCAACGAGGACGAGATCGCGGGCAGCGGCATCGCGCAGAAGGTCACGGACTTCGTCTGGACGCTGACCAGGATCAACCCGCGCGACACCAATTTCGGAAAGGACCCGATCGAGGACACCAAGCAGTGGCTCGACGAGGAGTCGGCCGACTACCTCGCCGACATGGGCGAGCCACGGCTCAAGGGCGGCGCGCGCGCGCAGCGTCGAGAGATCGAGGCGAACCCCGTGGTCGTGATCAGGGGCGACGACGGCGTGCTCTGGGTCATGGACGGGAACCATCGCACCGCGCAGGCCATGGTCCTTGGCATGGACTCGATCCCGGCCCTGGTCGGCGTGAAGAAGCCTGGCGTCGGCCGCACGCCGATCAACCCCGACTACAAGATGGGCTCGATGTTCGAGCGCTGGGTCATGCGCCAGGCCAACGACCCGCTGAAGAAGATCATCGAGATCAACGGGGTGAAGGTCGGCATCGAGTGGCCGAAGGGCAGCACCCGGACGTGGAAGCACCTGCCGGGCAATGATTACGAGAAGCTGATGAAGGCCGACTACGGCTACATCCGGCAGACCGAGGGCGAGGACGGTGAGGAGATCGACGTTTACGCGGGTCCCGATCGGGACTCCGACCTCGCGTTCGTCGTCACCCAACTCGACAAGAAGACCGGGGAATACGACGAGGACAAGATCATGCTCGGCTACTCGTCCGAGGCCGAGGCCAAGGCCAGCTACCTGGAGCACATGGAGAAGGCCCACTTCGGCGGGATCAAGAAGATGTCGTGGGACGAGTTTCTGAAGCTCGTGCCCAAGAGCCAGCGCGTGAAGGAGAAGACGGCCGCGATGGTCGACGATCCTGGTTCTCAGATGGTGCTGACCGACGACCTGCGGGTCTGGGAGCGCGCGTCCAAGGGCCAGGGCGATCACGTCGATAGCTTCGTGCTGCCGAAGGGCACCACGGTCAAGGTTCTCAAGAAGTTCCGGCTGAACCACGGCGGCTCGCCCGAACTCCTGAAGATCACGTTCTGGCCGCCGAAGGGCAAGGCGGGCGCCGGGCTCCCGACGCGCGGCTCTGGCGTGGTGCGCGCCGACGACCTGCGCTTCGTCGTGAGCGGCGGCGTCGTGGGCCAGGTCCCAGAGCAGTCGATCCCGTCCAACCCCAAGATGATCGAGAACCACATCGTCGACCTGCTCCGCAAGGGGCCGTCCACGATCTCGCGCGACCTGAGCGAGTTGATCGGAGAGGGTAAGGGCGTGATGCTCGATGAAAACGGAGAGGTCGCGGATTTCGACCGGCCGTTCGCGGACATGGTGCAGCAGGTGATCGGCCAGATGCTCGATCGCGGCGTGATCCGGTTCGACGGTGGGACCGCCGAGTTCTCCTTGCTCAAGGACCCGGAGCCAACGAGCGTCGAGCACGTTCCGACCATGAACCAGGGCGACGTGCAGTCGAAGATCGACTCGCTCCTCGACCAACTGGCTTTGGAGCAGGACCCGGCGAAGAAGCAGCAGATCGAGCAGCGCATCCGATCGCTGAGCGCCGGGATCAAGGATATTTGGCGGCGTCGGGCCGGTGAGACGACGGCGATCCACGAGCAGAGGTCGCCGGGCGCGGTCCAAGAGTGTTCTCACGAATGGCCGGGGAAGAAACCCGGCGAGCGGGGCTGGTGTGGCAGGTGCCGACTGTGAACCATGGCCAAATTACCGAAGATGACGACGCGCTGGGAGTTCGAGCAGTGGTTTTACGAGCACAGCACCCTATCCAACGAGAAGATCAAGAGTCTCGGTCTTCAGGCCGAGGAGTGCAATGGCCCGTGCGCGGACCGTCATTGTCGCGGCTGGCAGATGGTGAGCGAGCGAGAACGGAAGCGGCGGCCGGAGAACGCCAAGTGGTGACCTGTCTAGGGCGCGAGCGCGCCGCGATCCCGCACCAGTCGAGAAAAATTTCATGAAGCTCAAGAACAACACGACCGGCCTGATCATCGTCAGCGACATGCCCAACGGGCAGGGATTCGGACTCCCGATCCCGGGCGGGGTCGAGGTCCTGGTCTTCAACGAGGACGCGGAGAAGTCCGAGCAGCTAGGCTCGTTCCTCACGAGCGGCGGCCTCCTGAACCTGGGGCCGGAAGAGCCGAGCACGGGCTCGCCCCAGGCCGAGGCCAAGCCCGCCGCGATCGGGCCCTATCACTTCCAGATCACGAACCAGCCGTCGATCGGCAAGGCGCTGGTCGCGACCGGGCCGGACTCCGCCGAGTGGCAGTCCACGGCCGGGACCCTGACGTTCATCGACTCCGAGGTCCCTGCCGGTCTGATCAACGGCTCCAACCCCAATTTCACTCTGGCCAACACTCCTGCGCCCGGGTCGCTGCACCTGTATAAAGGCGGTCTCCGACAGAGACCTACGGTCGATTACACGATCGTCGGACCGAACATCACGTTCCTGACCGCGCCGGACGTGAACACGAACCTGTTGGCGGACTACCGCCTCTAATTCATAGGAGACAACGACCATGGCCCAAACCCAGATTCATCTCGGAACGCAGGCGAAGGACGCGACGCTCACCGCCGCGAAAGTCGTGCCCGGCACGCTCACGAACACAGAGATCAACGCTGCGGCGGCGATCGCCTTCTCGAAGCTCGCCGCGCTGAGCACCGGACAGGTCGTCGTGGGCAACGCCGGAGTCGCGACGGCCGCGACCCTGGGCGGCGACGCGACGATCAGCGCCGCCGGAGTCTTGACCATCGCGAACGCGGTGATCACCGGCGCGAAGATCGCGGCGACCACGGTCCTCGACACGAACCTCGTCGAATCCTACATCAAGGCGAACGGCACGCGCGCGTTCACCGCCAACCAGTCGATGGGCGGGTTCAACCTCACGAACCTCGCCGCCCCGTCCGCCGCCAGCGACGCGGCGTCCAAGGCCTATGTCGACTCCGTGGCCCAGGGCCTCGACATCAAGGACTCGTGCCGCGCGGTCGCGGTCGCGGACGTGGCCCTGACCGGAGAGCAGACGATCGACGACGTGGCGCTCGTCGCGGGCGACCGCGTGCTGCTCGTCGGCCAGACGAACCCGGTCCAGAACGGCATCTTCATCGTGTCGGCGGGCGCCTGGTCGCGCTCGGCGGACATGGCGGCCGGATCGAACGCGGCGGGCAACTTCACGTTCATCGAGGAAGGCACGCTCTACGCGCAGACCGGCTGGGTCTGCAACCAGCCGATCCCGAACGCGGTCGTGGGCACCGACCCCTTGGGATTCACCCAGTTCTCGGGCGCGGGCGGCGGACTCAGCGGCTCCGGCACGACCGGCGCCATCCCGAAGTGGTCGGGCAGCACGGCCCTCACCGATTCGATCATGACGGAGTCCGGCGGCGTCATTACCGTGACCGGCGACATGAACGTGACGGGCGTCTACCGGGTCGGCGGAACGCAGATCGCGCTCGCCAACCTGAGCGACGGGGCGACCGCGCTCCGCACGAACGCGAGCAAGACGATCCTCTCGGGCAACACGCTGACCGTCGCGTCCGGCGCGTTCCTGGACGTGATCGACGGTCTGCGCTTGAACTCCGTGACCGTCACCGCGACGGCCGCCGAGTTGAACGCCGTCGGCCTGTTCGTGACGCGCGAGGTCCCGGGCGGGGCGATCAACGGGTCGAACACGGCGTTCACCCTGGCCAACACGCCGATCGTCGGGTCCGAAATCCTGCACCTCAACGGCTTGGAGCAGCGCTCCGGGGCGGGCAATGACTACACGATCAGCGGGTTGAACATCACCTACCTGAGCGCTCCGCAGACGAACGACACGCTGACCGCGTCTTACCGCTACCACTAAGAGGACATAGAACATGAGCGCGACCCAACTGACCGGCAGGCAGATTAAAGACCTCGGCGGAGACATCTCCGGCCAGGGTAATGCCGTGTCCGTGGACAAGATCAAGGGAACTCCGATCTCGGCCACGGCCCCGACCCCGGGGCAGGCTCTGGTGTTCGACGGCGCCCAATGGGCGCCGTCGGCGGGGAGCGGCGGTGTCGGAGGGTCGGGCGTGGCTGGCCAGGTCGCCTACTGGTCGAACGGCACGGACATCACGGGCAGCACGGCCTTCACATTCTCGCCGACTGACGGGCTCACTGTTGCCATTACCGCCTCGGGATCGCCCGGCGCCGTCTCGATCTCGGCCGCGCACAACAGCGTCTCCGGGCCCGGCGGTTCGATCAACCTCGCGGCTGGGAACGGAGCCGATTCGTTTAACAGCGGCGGTGACATCACGCTCACCGGAGGAAACCCCGGAGCTTCGTCAGGCGGAGCGCCTGGAGCGATCCGGCTGCTCGCCGGGACGAACCAGTTCAGCCAGGCCGGATCAAGGATCGTCGTGGGCAACGCCCTGGTCCTCACGGGGGCGGCTGAGCCCGGCGTCGACATCACGCTCACCTTCCCGGGGAGCAATGACACGGGGAGAATCCACCTCAACGCCGGATTCCCAAACGGGTCGATCCGCATGTCGACCGGCGTCCTCGCGCTCGTCATCGACTCCGCTGGCCTCTCCACGTTCACAGGCCAGGTGAAGATCGTGGACGGGACGCAGGGCGCGACCAAGGTGTTCACCTCGGACGCGAACGGACTTGGATCGTGGCAGACTCCGACCGGAGGACCCGCCTCAGCATTAGCCACTACGGGAGCCGACGTGGTAGTGTCCAGCGCCGCGCCCCCGACCACCGGCCAGGTCCTGACCGCGACCAGCGCGACGGCCGCCAACTGGCAGACGCCGAGCGGTGGCGGATCGAACCCATACACCGGGTCCGGCGCGTTCGTCGTGACCAACACCTGGAATTTCGACGACGGGGCTCCGAACTACAGCCCCGAGACATCGGACTCCATGGTCTATGACGGGACCGACCTATGGATGATGGGGCAGGGCGGAAATTTCATCAGAAGGGTCAGCCTCTCTGGCCAGGTGCTTAACACCTATACGATCCCGGAAGGCCCAGTCGAGATGATCTTCGCGTTCTCGCACCTGTGGATCGTGTGCGACTCTATCACGCTCTACAAGGTCGATCCAGCGACCGGCTCGGTGGTCTCTACCTATGTGTCCGGCAAGCAAATGAGATACCTGACATCGAACGCGACCTACATCTTCGCGAGCAGCGGGCAGAGCGGAGACCCCGTGGTCTACCGGTTCGATCCGGTGGCCGAGACATTCCACAACCTGTTCGACCAGCCAGAGACATCGGAGCCCAACTCGATCGTGACCGACGGGGGTAGCAACCTCTGGATTATTGACCAGTCGAGCGCAACAATCAGGCGTGTGAACCGAGACCCGATCTACGCGACGCTCGGCGTGTTCAACCTCGCGTTCACAGCGCTACAAGATGGAACGGCTGGCAACAACCTCACGATCAAGTTCGAGTTCAAGGGCGATGGTCTGCCCGATGTGGACGTGACCGGGAACGACATCGTGATCACGGTCTTCAACCAAACCGGACTCGCGCGCGAGTTCCAGATAGCGAACGCGGTGAACGCTGACCCGGTGGCCTCGACTCTGATCCGGGCGTTCGCCGGATCGCCGAGCGCCATCCATAACTACAATCAGGCGCCCTACAACGCGCCGATGAGCTTCAGCGGTGGGACCGACCACCAGTTAGGGACGATAGACGTGAGCGCGTCCGGCCTCCCGGTCGCCGGAATCTTTGCGAACGGAAATCTCTGGGTCACGATGAACAACGGCGACCTGCTGAAGATAGACACTGGCGACACGCTGCTCGACACCTTCCCGTCCGGGGCCAGTGCGCTGGGTGGGATCACGCGGGGGCCAGCCCAGTATCTACACATGGTCGAGACCGCGCCTGACGACAAGGTCAGGACGTTCGACTACAACGACGAGTATTTCGTCGAGATCGTTCCGGCCGGGAATAACCCGGACGACGTGGCTGTCGATTTTAACGTGAACGCGATCTACGCGATCGACAGGACGAGCAGCTTGATCAGGAAGCTGGACAGATTCACCGGGGCTCTGCTCACGACGATCGACATCACCGGGTTCGGCCTCCCCCGTCGCGGGGTCGTGATCGGTAACAACCTGTGGGTCGCGACCAGCACGGGGTTCTTCATCGCGATCGACACTCCCAGCGACACGATCGTGTCGAGCAACCGCACCGGCCAACTCCTCAACGACGCTGCCCCGCAGAACCTGGGGAGCGGGGTTGACGCGGTGGCCGCCACGCTCACGACGCAGGCTGTGACCTACACGGCGAACACGGACGGGAACGCCGGGAACTTCATCACCGCGTCCTACACCGGTGGAGCGACCGCCGGGTCCGAGGTCGTGACCGTCGTGCCGCAGGCGCCTGGCACCATCGTGTCCATGCCATCGAACCGTGGCCTGGACATCACGTTCGACGGAACCGATATGTGGGTCGCCGGATACCCGGACAACGAACTGACCCGCATCTCTCCAGACGGATTCACGAAGCGCCTCTACTCGAACTTCTACGACGTTCCGGTCGCCACGGCCTGGGACGGAGCCAATCTCTGGGTGGTCACCGAGTCTGGCCTCACGCGACTTGACCCGACGACTGATCTCCGAATGAACGTGAGCCTCAACGGGAACACGAGCCCGCGCGCGATCGCCTACGACGGGTTGGCGGACGCCACCGACCTTGCGTCCGGCGTCCCGGGCGGGAACATGTGGGTGACGAACGCGAACAGCGGGTTCATCTACAAGGTGACGACCGACGGCCTGATCACGGAGTTCGCTCTGTCTCAGACTACGGCCATCGCGTTCGACGGAACGAACATGTGGATCGCTCGCAACCAGGCCAACATGGTGACTAAGGTCACCCCAGCCGGGGTCATGACCGACTATCCCGTTACCGGGAACCCGTGGGACATCGCGTTCGACGGCGTCAATATGTGGACGGCGAACGACGATTCTAGCGTGAGCAAGATCGACCCGAGCGGAGTGGAGACCAATTATCCTGGCCTCTCTGGTCCCGCAACAGGCATCGCGTTCGACGGCACCGACATGTGGACGGCCGATCGCGGCAGCGGCGGATTCTCGCGCATCGACCCGAGCGGCACGATCACGAGCTACGCCGGTCCCGGTCCACAGTTCGCAAAGATCGCGTTCGACGGCGAGTTCATGTGGGCTCAGGCCGACGCGACCGACGACCTGGCGAGGGTCGCGGCCCTCGGCGCCGGTCCCGCGACCAACATCAATACGCAGATCGAGGCCGGTGTGTCCACGGCCCAGAACGTGGTGGACGCTGTCAACGGGCTCCCGGCCGCCGCCGCGCTGGTCACGGCGTCGACCGGAGCGGGCGGAACCTTGCAGTCGGTCGCCGGATACATTCCACTGGCTGGAGGGATCGACGCGGTCGCCGCGATCTATCACGTCGAGGGCGCCGGGTTCTACATCGACTACACGGCGGTCACGCCCGGCACGGTCGGGAACGCGATCACGATCGAATACACGGCGGGCGGAACAGCCGGGTCCGAGATCGTGTCCGTGGTCGGAGACGCGATCTCGATCCAGATCGAGAGCGGCGTTTCCAAATACCAACAGGTGGCGGATGCGGTGAACGCCTTCCCGGCCGCCGCCGCGCTGGTCACGGTCACGACAAACTCCTATACGGCCTCGGCGCTCACTGGAATCACGCGCGACGACGGGTCGAACTTTTACCTGAGCGACCCGACGAACAAGCTGGTCTACCGAGTCGATCCGAACAACGGATTGCAGACCATGGCTCAGTTCGTGGTGCCTAACACGCCGGACGACATCGCGTTCGACGGTGGCGGGTCTCTGTGGTCTCTCGACCTGACGAGCACCAGGATCAGGCGGTTCGACACGAGCGGCCAAATATTCGGCGGCCCGAGTGTGGCGGCGGACGGAGGTCTTCCTCGTCGGATGGCCAACGAGTTACCGAGCAGCGTTCTGTTCGTGACCATGGACACCGGCCACATCCTTCTCCTTGACGCCTACTCTCCGGCAGGGGGCATCACCAGGACGCTGGACACGGGGGCGGCCGGAGACCTGTCCGGCATCTACACCAACAACGCGAGTTTCTACATCAGCGCTGCGGGGACCACGGACGCGATCGCACTCCTGTTCTACGACGGAGGATTCTACAAGCATGTGATCGAGACCATGGACCTCGGCAACCCTGCGGACAGGATCACGATCGGAGGAAACTGGTTCTGGACCACTAATACTGGCGTCGACTTCGTGCGGAAGGTGAACCCCGCGAACGGGTCAACGGCAGTATCGGTCAGCACTGCGGCCGAGGGATCGCCACTCGACATCGCGGTGGCCGGGTCGATCCTCTACATCACTGCGTCAAACGGGAAGGTCATGCGTCTGAACATGGGTCTGGAGCAGGCGACTGCCGCGCTCACGATCCAGGACCTGACGTTCACGTCCAACACGCCTGGCGTGGCCGGTAACCTGTTCAACGTGGAGTATACGGATGGAGCCACGCTCGGAGCCGCGAATGTCACGTTCTATGACGGGACGAGGCTCGTCGTTCAGATCGACAGCGGCGTGACGACCGCCGAGAACGTCCGCCAGGCGATCATCAACACGACCGGAGACGGGGCTTTCACCACGATCGTCAGCGGCAACGAATTGAACCAGCAGACCGCGCCAGTGGCCCAGACGTTCTTCGCCGGGGGCGGAGACATCGCCGCGACCATGATCCAGTCGGTCGTCAGCGGTAAGTCGGCGCTCGCCGGAATCAGCGAAAGCATGGGATGGGCGAGCGGTCCGAATGGACCTGCTGTCGGGTTCACGTCTCCGTCCGATGGATACCTTCGGCTCATCGCCAACGGCCTGCCCAGCGGCGTTGGCGACGGATTCTTTTACATCGGGACCGTGATCTTCGATGGCGGGCCGCAACGTATGGCTGCGGACGCGACCGATCTGTGGGTGTGCGACGAAAGCGGAACCGACGCCCCATTCAGGATCGGCATCGCGTCTATGGACGTGATCGCGCACATCACCGGCGCGTTCGGCGGAAATAACGGGGCGATTACCGTGGCGATCGGCGGTGGGTTCGTTTACTTCGGGGACAACAACTTCCCGACCGTGCACAAGATCGACCCGGCGACCAACGCGCGCGTCCGGCCTCTTAACGTGGGAGACGGATCAGGCGGAAACCAGTTCGCCAGGGTCCAGGGGTTGTTCTACGACGGGTCGGCCCTGTGGATCACCTGCCCGCAGGGAAGCAACTTCGGAACCAGGATGGGCATCCAGAAGTTCGTCGGAGACCACTCCGTGGCCTGGGTCCCGGCGCTGGACGGCGATCAGAGCGGAAACCACCACCCAATGGTAAAGGTAGGAGACGCGCTGTTCGTCCGCATGAACAACAACTTGCACCGGCTGAACACGAACCTCGGATAGGAGATCATCATGGCACCGCGAATCAGAAAGACCGGAGATCAGCTTCTGGCCGAGAGGTCCAAGAAGCAACCTCAGATCACGGCGCCGGACGCGACCGACCTGCCGTCTGCGCTCGTCCTGCTCAACGCGATCAAGGCGACGATCAACGAGATGAACGCCGAGGAGCCGACCACGCCGTGAGCAATCCACTCCTCAGCCGGTGGCAGCAGCGCACGTCAGCGATGCGTAACATCGAGGACGTGCGCGCCATTCGCTACTACTGGGTGAACCAGCAGTTCGACGCGACGGTCGGGGACAAGAAATCCATGGACCTGACCAAGCCGCAGCAGGAGTGGGTCACGATCCCGGCCGAGACCAAGCTGTTCGTCACGGACAAGGACGACCTGTTCGTCTACTTCGTGATCGACCGCAGCGGGCAGTCGCTGTTCGTGACCGAGAGCCAGTTTCGCAAGTCGGTCTCGGCCATGCGCCAGGTGGAGCCGCCGCTCGACCGCGAGGACATCAACCCCGAGGCGTTTATCGGCACGCCGGAGTCGATGAAGAGCGGCAAGTGGCCGGTTATCCTCGGGGACGAGACCCTGGAGTTCGACACGCCGCAAGAGGCGCGCACGTTCCTCGACGCCTACTTCCAGCACGGGCCTGAGCACGCAAAGAAGCTGAAGACGAACGTGGACGCGGTGCCGAGCGTGGACCAGGACGCGGAGTTCGATCGCCTGATCGAGATGAGGAACCGGGGCGAGATCAACGAGCAGCAGTTCAAGGACAAGTCCATGCGCCTGTTTGGCGGCCTGCGCGCGGTGTGGATGACGAGGCGCGGAGCCGATTGGATGGCCGCGATCCTGCCCAAGGCGATCGCCAGCTACAAGCGCGACCGGTCCATGGGCCTCAACCATCAGAAGGCGATGGAACACGCGCTCGGCAACTGGCAGATGGTCGTGAACATGCAGCGCCAGATGGCCGGGCAGCCAAATTTGACGGACGCGGAGATCGCGGCGCTGAACCAGGCCGTGGAGCAGGCGGTGCTCGGTGGCGGCCAGGGCGACATGGTCGTGGCCCACGCGATGCCCGACTCCGGGTTCATCTACGGCGCGACGCCGAGCGGGGAATGGTTGGCGCACCTCGCTAAGAAGAAGCACAGCCCGGCCTATGAGAAGGAGACGGAACTGATCCGGGAGAATAAGAAGAAGCCCGAGGCGAAGAAGCCTCACGATTTCAAGCCCGCGAAGTGGACGCACCCGAATGGCCATCCGCGCTGCCTGGTGTGCGGCTCCGAGGAGATCATCGGCGGCCGGTGCAACGTGACGCCCACGGCCAAGGACTACGCCGAGTTCGAGAAGGAGTTGGACGCGGAGTTCCCTGATCGCGTCGAGCGCCGCAAGAAGAAGGAGGCGGTGCTTCACGATCGCTTTGAGCGCGGGGAGATCACGCAGGCGGACATGGATCAGGAGATGGAGCGACTGGCCTCAGCCGACCTGTCTGAGACCCTGCTCGAACTCTTCGCCCAGGGCGAGATCACGCAGACGGACATGGACCAGCGCGTGTCCAGGAGCCGAAGATGAAGGACTTGAGCGACCTTTACAGCAAGCCTATGGCCAGCACGGCTCCCGAGGCCCCGGCGTTCACCGCGCCCGCCCCGGCGCCGCAGGCCACGGCCGCGCCCGACGCCGAGGAGAAGAAGCAGTCGCTCGACGTTCCGCCCGGTTTGCCGCAAGAATACATCGACGCCAACCTCATCAACCAACCGCTGCCTCCCGTGCTCGACATGTCGTCGATCTCCATGGAGAAGGCCAAGCCCCTCAACGTCCGGCTCCTGCCGAACGAGTCGCTGATCAACGCGACGGATATCCCCTACACGCCGGGCTACGAGCCCAAGGTCGTGAGGGAAAGAATCGAACAGGGGCCGCGCGTGTTCGTCACCAGCGCGCAGCGTGAAAAGTTTGAGAAAGACTTCGATGAAAAAACCCAAGCGCCGATCTCGAAGAAAGCTCCGACCCTCGCGCACCCGGACACATTGCGTCCCGGAACCCACATCAAAGGAGACTCGCCGGTCTACCGGCCCGTCTAGGTTCAGATGGAAACACCAGCACGGCCATTGGACGCCGGAAGTGGATCGGTAGTCGTCGACCTGGCGATGGCGTTCAGCGCCATGGCCTCGACTCCGCTTCCTGAACCGCCTGAGGCGCACATCGAGCACGATGTGATCGCTCCGTCGGTCGTCGCCCAGGAGTTTATCGACCCGCAGCGGTTCACGAACTACTACTTCAACCAGGTGCTGTGCTCAAACCAGGTGGACATAGTCGGGGCGCTAACCGCGCAGGCGCGCACCACGATCACGGTCGAGCCTCGCCAGGTCGGAAAGACCTCGTCGGTGGCCGTCGCCTGCGCGATCAACTGCGAGGTTGAGGGCCCCGAGTGGAACAAGCACCACGCCGAGCCATACCGGATCGGCATCTTCGCGCCGAAGGCGGCGCAGGCCCAGTTGGACACCGATCGGTTGAAAGCCTGGGCGCGCTGCACCAAGCAGGGCCGCGCGCTCATCAACTGGGAGCAGACGACGACCGACAGGATCGTGTGGCACAACGGCTGCGAGATCAGGACCTACTCGGCGTCCGAGCAGGCGGAGAACGACGGTAAGACCCTGAACCGGATCATCCTGGAAGAGGGCCAGAAGATCAGCGACGTGGTCGTGTCCCAGGGCATCCTGCCGATGGGTGGCGCGACCGGCGCCAAGATCAGCAAGATCGGGACCGTGCGCCCGATCCGCAACCACTTTTTCAACACCTGGCACAACGACGCGAAGGCGATCAAGACCTGGCACCACTGGCTGATCTGCGACAACCTCCTGCGCGAGGGCTACCTGGAGCACAACGGGCGCCGGATCAGCAAGTTCGTGCTCGACATGATGCCGCTCGCGCAGAAGGAGACCTACATCCGCGCGGGAATCTTCCCGCACACGTCGGACTTCTATTACCCGGGGCAGCAGGAGTTGAACGACTTCCTGACCCAATACGAGCTTCGGTGGCTGGAGCAGTTCGGCCTGTTCCTCGACGCGCGCGAGAAGGCGATCCTCACCAGCGGCTCGATGCCGCACCAGACGCGCCAGATGGCGATGGACGAGGAGTTCTACGTCGGCATCGACTTCGCGACCGGGACGGGAGCGGACGAGACGGCGGTCGCCGTGTGGAAGCGCTACGGACCGATCCTGATCAAGGTCTTCGGCTGCACCTGGTCCGACATGCCGTCGCCCGACCAGAAGCGCGAGTTGACCAACCTCTTCTCCAAGCAGGGCCCGTTCCACTCGCCGCGCCTGATCCTCGGTGACTTCGGCGGGAACGGCGCGGCTATCATCCCGGAACTGGCGAACGAGGGGTTCCCGGCCCAGACCGTGAACTTCGGCGCGAGCGACAAACTGATCGTCGGCGCGTCGATGAACATGAAGACCTCTATGTTCATGGACTTCAAGCGCCAGTTGCAGATGGGCTGGCTGCGCTACCCGTGCGTCGACTCGAACACGCCCATGGACCTGATGATGGACTACCAGAAGGGCGTGCGTCAGTGGACGGCTCTGGAGCAGGAGATCATCGGGTTCGGGATCAACCGGCGCATCCAGGCGCCGGAGTCGGACCACGACGACGTGTGCTGCGCCGACGTGCTCGCGGTGCGCGCGGCGAAGCTCGGTCCCGCGATTTTCGGTCAGCGGCGTCCCAACATCGGGAAGCTACCGTTCCTCATCATCAAGAACCAGTTCCGCTAGGAGACACCATGTTCAACCTGATCGTCGACGAGAAGATGCCGGAGGACGCGATCATGGTCATGGGACCGGTCGACGTGCGCGACGGCGCGATCGAGCTTTCGGGGACGAGCGTGAGGATCAGCGGGAAGGTCGACTGGAAGCAGGCCATGGAGCGCAGCGTGCTGATCCGAGGGCTCGGGCAGGACTGACGATACTACAAGATGATTCAAGATAAGTCAAGCTACCTGATGGCTGAAAATACCACCTCGCGAGAGGGCGCAGGGTATTGCATTTTTAAGGAAGATGTGTCATCCTCATGAACAGACCGTGGGATTCGATCGAGAAGGTCGAGCGGGCATTTTCCGCTTATAATCGCGACCAGAAGCTGACGCCCGGCGGGAAGCAGTTGCCTGCCCGGGCTTTTCGCGATCATTGCAGCCGCAGCCTCAAGGACATCGCACCCGAAGAACGGGCGGCGATCGACCGGTGGCTCTCGGCACGACTCAGAGGATAAACCTCTATGCCCGATCCGATCACCGAGTTCAGCACGCCGAACCCCGATCCGAACCCGGCGCAACCCGACTTCACGACGAGCGGGATGCTCCTCAACGTCGCGGCCCCGGACACCACCCCGCTCGTGTCCAAGTCGGTCAAGGTCAACGACCGGCCCGCCGCCTACCAGAAGACGATCTACGCGGTCTCCGACCAGGCCGGGTCCATGGCCGTCGAGATCATGATCGACGAGAGCGAGCGGACCGGGGGCGGAGCCGCCGTCTGGCGCCTCCACACCACGGTCCCGGTCGTGGCCAACACTCTGGCCAAGTTCTCGACCACCGACCTCTTTTCCCAGATGCGCGTGACCTACACGCCCGGCGCGGCCGGGAGCGTGAAGGTCTGGGGCATCAGCCTTCCGTAAGACGGAGCCAATGACGATCATGGCCGACGACAAGGTTCTAGTCGAGATCGCCAAGCTCAACGGAAGGTTCGACGTTTTGGACCGGGACCTCAAGGCCCTGGCCCAGGCCGGACTGCTGAACAAGCAGGCTGTCGACGGTCTCCGGTCCGACATGAACGGCCGGTTCAAGAAGCTGGAGCACACGGTTTTCGGGAACGAGGAGAGCGGGACGATCGGCCTGGCCGAGAAGTTCCGGTCCCTCGACGACGTGAGGAAGGTCATCGTGGGCGACGAGAGGGAGAACATCCTTCCGCTGCCCGAGCGCGTTCGCAACCTGGAGAGCGGCTGGGCCAAGCTCACGGCCGTCGCGGTCTTCGGGTGCAGCGTCGCGATCGAGGGCCTGAAGTGGGCGTGGAACAGCGGCATGACCCTTTTGCAGTCCAGATCGCATCCCTGAACACGGAGAAATGACCATGAACGAAGCCCCCACGGCCCCGGCTGAAGCCCCGGCCCCCGCCGCGCCCGCCGAAGCCGCCCCCGTCGCCCCCGTCGAGACCGCCCCCGCCGCCCCGGCCGAGACCCCGGCGGCGCCCGCCGCGCCCGCCGCTCCGACGCCGGAGCAGGACGCGGTCAACAAGCAGTTGGCCGCCCAGCAGGCGGTCCAGCGCGTCATCCAGTCGAAGGAGGACGCGGCGGCCAAGGAGATCGCGGCCGTGTGCCAGAAGCACGGCGTCGAACTGATCGTGTCGCACGCGGTCAAGGTCCGCTTCATCCAGCAGGGCTAAAAGGAAGATCACGAACCACATGACGACGAGCTTGACGCCGCAGCAAGTGAGGCAAGTCCGAGGCCGGTGCTCGGGCTGCGTCCACTCTGCGCCGCGCGCGCCGGGGGCCAAAACGGCCCCCGGCGCCTCAAGCATCTGCCGCCTGTGCGTGCGTAACCCCGAGGCGAGTCAGGACGCGGCGGTCAAGGCCGACAACGGCAGCGTGGTCTACGGGCTGCGCGACTGCTATATCTCGAAGGATCGCTTCACGATGGAGTTGAAGGGCGAGACCTTCTTCAAGGGGGTGCACATCGGTGGCTGAGCCCCTTCAAGAGTCGCTGATGCGCCTGGCCACCGTGCCCCTGGAGCAGCCGCTGTCCCGCGCCCAGTGGCTCCAGAAATTTTCCCAACTCGATCTGAAGAAGCTCGTGGCCGTGGTGCCCGAGGGCGAGGCCTATCCTCTCGACGCGAACTGGTCGCTGATCCGCGTCGGCTCGTTCTGGCGCCAGGACGAGGAATACCACGTCTACGCGATGAAGCGCGCCGTGCTCACGATGGCCGCGCACCGCGACCAGCACCCCGGGGTCCAGATCATGATCGTGACCCCGGTCTGGGTGTTCAAGCGCGTAGAGAATCGCGCGCAGTCCGTGGGCGGCGAGGAAATTCTCCAGGTCGCGGAGCGCAATTTCATGCGGTTCTTCGACGAGGTTTACAAGAAGTGGAGGACCAATGGCTGAGATCACCCCCATGGGAGTCGTCGTTCAGGATGCGAAGACCGACGTGAAGGCGTCGGTCACCGTCCCCCATACCCGCGAGGTGTTGGAAAACCTCTACAACGATTTTCTCGACGCGAAGCTGAAGGACACGCTGGAGCCCGGCAAGGGCATCGGCATGGACATGAAGTTCGACACCTGGATCGGCATGTCCGTCAGGATGCTGAAGCATCACCGGGCGGCCGAACTCCGTCAGCAGTGGGAGATCGGCCAGATCGGGCGCGCCGAATACGAGGCGCTGGAGGAGTATCGCAAGAAGCTCCTCCACGTCCTGGAGCACACGGAGCCCAGCCTCTACGGCTTCGATCAATACGGCATCCAGTATATCCCGATCGCGGAGCGCGCCGAGTTCAAGAAGAAGATCGGGTCGAACGAGGTGCTGACTCCGTCGCACCGCGACATCAAGATCAAGACGAGCAACGGGAACGGGATTCTGAGGTAGAACGTGCCCGCCACCGATTTCTCGTTCGTGTCGGAGGAGGGCTGGCAGGCGCTGCGGCCCCACTTCGAGCGGGCCGAAGAGAAGTTGCGGAAGAAGGTCGAGAAGAAGGAGATGCGTCAGGACGAAGCCGAGCGCATGATCAAGCACATGTGGTCGAAATACGACCGCTGGGCTGCCGGTGAGGGCAAGAAGAAAAAGGACGACCAGACCGTGATCCAGAACAGCCCGAAGGCGACGACCAAGAAGGCCTCGATCGAGCACATCGCTCGGATCGGGCGCACTCAGTTGGTCGACATCCTGAACGCGATCACCGACGGGACGATCGCGAACCCGGCTGTCTTCCAGCAGACCCTGGAGATGAACCGGATCAGCGAGCCCGAGTTCTTCCAGTTCATGGCGCAGGACGTGCAGCGCTACCCCCAGCTTTATCCCAAGCAGTTGACCGGCTACTTCGGCGAGTTGTTCACCGACTGGGGCTACCAGTCCGAGGTCCAGCAGGTCCTGGACGCCGGGCGCGGCGCGGTCGGGCCCAAGCCGCCCGAGTCGTTCCAGCGCCAGACCCCGGAGCCCGCTCAGGCCCCGGCGCCCGCCGCCGCGCGCCCCGCGCCTGCCCCGGCCCCGGCGCCAGCCCAGCACGGCGAGACGGTCGAGGACATCGCTCCGCGCCCTCAGGGGATGCCGGTAGAGCCCCAGCCGTGGCCGCAGGAGTTACAGCCGCCCAAGCCGAGCGCCGAGGGCCCGGTCTACCGCTGGTATTTTGTCTTCATCCTGAAGGGCGACCAGGCCCCGCGCGCGGCGATCGCCGACGGCCTGAACCGGAAGGACGCGCTGGACTTCATCCACCAGACCGAGCGCAGCGGCGCGGCCAAGATGCGCGTCGCCCGCCCATTGTCAGAGGTCGCCGGTCAGCAGGCTCCGGCCGCGCCCGCGCCCGCGCCCGCCGCCAAGGCCCCGGCCGCGCCGCCCGCGCCAGGAGAGCAGAAGACCGCTCCCGCCACGTCCGGCCCGATCGAGACGCCGGACCCGTCCGACCCCAACACCTATCGCTGGTATTTCAAGTTCAAGCACAAGAACTCGGCGAACGCCGTGGCCCAGGCCCCCGACTTCACCAGCGCGCAGATGGCCGCGATGATCAAGCGCGTCGAGCAGATGGGCATGGAAGTCCTGGAGCTTAAAAAGATGCAACAGATCAACTCTTCCGCTTCGATCGTGGTCGACGACCAGATGCTGCGCCAGGCCGAGGGCGGCGAGAACGGGCCGAGCGAGAAGTTCCGCAACGGAACGCCGATCATCTTCATCGAGGACGTGAATCTGGAGTTCGACGCGCTCTCTGCTCGCGGCCAGATCAAGAAGAACATGACGGGCAAGATCAAGAAGGTCGAGGACAACGATTACCTGATCGACATCGCGGGGCAGCTTTACCGCGTCCCGCGCCTGGTGGCCGAGCACGTCATGGACGTGTTCGCCGCGAACGTCGTGAGCCCGGAGCCTGAGGGCGCCGAGGCTCCCGCCGCGCCCGGACAGGAGCAGGGACAAAACGCTCCGGCCCAGTCCGAAGAAGTGCTGATGGAACCGGCCAAACCCCAGGGACAAGTTCCCGGACAAAAACCCGCGCCGCAGCCCGCCGCGCAGCAGCCGCAGAAGCCCGCGCAGCCGCTGCCCCCGGGCGGCGCGCCCAAGATGCCTGCCGGGATCGCGGCGGCCGACGGCCGGATCGTGGTGGCGGACGACGAACTCGGGCGCCTCGTGGTCTCGGACATCGAGATCGAGGCCGGATTCGAGACCGAGGCCATGGCGATGAACAACAGGGCCGTGGCCCGCGCGTTCGCCGAGGGCGCGACTCGCGGCAAGGGCAACAACATGTTCATCGACGGGGACACGATCTACTCCTACGGCCGCCACTTCCCGATGGCGACGCGCGGCGCCGACGGCACGATCTACATGACGACCAAGACCTACTCGGTGTCCACTGCCCGCCACCTCTCCTATCTGCGCTCAGCCCTGGCCCAGGCCGGGCTGAACGTCGTGCTCTCGGACCTGGTCGATGGCGGCCGGGTCGCGGTCCCGACGCCCGAGGAGATCAAGCGGCACGAGCACGAGGCCAGGGTCCAGGAAGAGAACGACCGCAAACGCCAGGAGAAGCGCCGCCTGCGCGAGGAGAAGAAGCTCACGCAGCAGCGCAACCAGGTCCCAGACGAGTCGGCTCAAGGGATCGCAGAGGTCGAGAACACGAATCTCGACAACGAGGCTTTCATCCAACAGCACGACGAGCGGGGCCGCCCGATCAAATATCGCATCGACCGGACGCTCGCCCCGTCCACGCCCGAGGAGACTGTGTCGCTCAACCCTCAGCAGTGGGCGGCGCGCATCCAGGACATCGAGGACCAGATTCTGCGCGAGACCGATCCCGCGCGTCAGGAGAAGCTGCGCCAGCGCCTGGAGCGCATGAAGATGGCGTCGTGGTCCCAGGCCATGATGCGCGTGGCGGGCGACGACGGTCCCGATGGTCGCCAGGACGCTTTCCTCAACTCGAAGATGGACGTGTCCGATCTTCACGAGGTGGTCCGAGAGAAGGACCGCAACGAGATGAAGAAGGACGAGGACATCGTGATCAAGAACAAGAGACCGCAGACGGCTGCGGTCAAGAGCGAGGCCTTCGCCGATCTGCTGATGCTGATCGAGCAGGGGGGGCCGGGCATCCCGAGCGAAATCGGGAAGCGCCTCTATCGCGCCGATGGCGCGGTGTCCCGAGCGTCGTAGTGAACGGTGTCCTGGGGCTCAAGCCCCTGGAGGTTTCCATGGACAAGTTGAAGACCTCGGCTCAAGCCGGGGACGATTATAAGAAGAGGAACCAGGTGATCAAGGACTGCCTGGTCGACGACAAGAAGCGAGCGCAAATGAACGAAGCCATGTCCACGACGATCGCGCGCGAGGCCTACGACCACTCGTTGGCCCGCGTCCTGCTCCAGCCCCACCTGATCGGTGAGGGCAAGTGCCCCGTTTTCTCCGAGGGCGAGCACGGACCGGCGGTGGTCGTGCACCTCGTCCAGTCCGAGGACCGGGTCCTGGAGTGCCGCGCCTTCCGCGACAGCCTGCGCGAGGAAGAGCGCGTGAAGACCGTCCGGGACATCGAGTTCGTCCCGATGCGCGGCCAGGGAATCCGCCCCTCGTCCTTCCCTCTTTCCAACGTGCACACGCTGCGCTGGCCCGACCTGAACGGCGACGCCTTCAACCGGGTGGAGCGCGCGCGCACGCGCCTGCGCGAGGCTCTGGTCCAGGACGAGACGCGGATCGCGATTCGGGCCCTGTCCTGGGTCGCCGCCCGCTTCGGCCGCGTTCTCTGGGCCAAGTCCGTGGCCGGGTCCGAGGCCGTGCTGCTCAACGCGATCGACGCGGTGGGCCAGACCAACAACCCGGTGATCCTCTGCTCGCGGAGCACGGCGGTCGGCGCCGTCGACATCTTCGACCTGGTTTCCGGCTTCGAGAAGAAACGGCCGGTCGAGGCCACGGTCTGCTTCAAGACGAAGAACGCGGTGATCCCCGTGCACGTCGTGGAGATGCCGGACCACATGATCTACGTCGTGCCCAGCGGCCAGGCCCTGGGCGAGATGCCGATCTTCATCCAGCCGCAGGTGCAGGACTATGACAAGCCTGAGCGCCTGATCAAGGGCTGGCTTTGCTTCCAGGACCAGGGCATGGTGTTTACCGGCCCTCGCCTGACGAACGTCGTCTACCTCGGCGCGAAGGGAGCGATCGACATGATCAAGAATTTTTTCCGAAGGGTGATTTCCTAATGGACGCCCAGGACCTGATGACCACGCTGGAGAAGATCAGAGAGATCGCTCAGAGCGCGACCCCGAAGATCACGGACATCAGTGCCAAGGACCAGGTGCAGCGTATCGGCGACATCGCCGACGCGGCAGTCAGACGGAACCAGCCGAAGGCTGAGTCGCCGGAAAATACCACCCACGGAGGGTAATAATCATGAGCCAGATCGGAGTCCCCCAGAAGAACATTCTCGAACCCATCGCGGGCGGCTACCCCGCCACGACCCCGGTCGCGGCCGGTCAGTCGGCCCTCACGCTGGGTCAGACCCTCGTCGACGACGCGAACCAGGAGACCGGCGGTCGCGACTCCAGCGATCTGCTGAAGGTCCCCCGCCCGTATCGCGTCGCCGTCCAGCAGCCCGACCTGCCGAAGGCGAACACCGAGCACAAGACGATGGTGGCCAACGGTTCCGTCGACGCGAACGGCAACCACATCGTCGACTCCGACGCCATCTTCTCGGCGGGCGTCACGGGCGGTCCGTTCGACGCCAACCAGTCGGCCCGCGCTCGCGCGCTGGCCAACAGCATCGACCCGGCGCTGATCGAGACCTCGGTGGTCCTCGGCCAGCCCAAGACCGGCGGCTGCGCCACGGGCTACGGCGCTTTCTCCGGCGGCACCCCGGGCGGCGCCGTCTCCGCCTCGCGCGTGATCCAGGACCTGACGTTCACGGCCAAGGCCCCGGGCGCGCAGGGCAACGCCGTGAAGATCGAATACCTCGACACCGGCACGGCCGGGGCCGAGGAGATCACCGTGACCGGGAACCTGATCTCGGTGAGCATGGAGGACGGCGCGTCCACGGCTCAGGAGATTTACGACGCGCTGCTCCTGTCCGAGCCCGCGATGGGGCTGGTCTCCGTCGTGATCAGCGGAACGGCGGGCACCGCGCAGACCGCGTTCGCCGCGCTCTTCCTTCAGAGCGGTGCGAACACGGCGTCGGACGGCGACGGCGCGTTGACGAACTCCAAGGGTTCGTTCACCGCCATCAACCGCGCCGGTTCCCGCAACCACGCGATGCTCAACGTGATCCACCGGCCCGGCGACAACCAGGCCGCGATGTTGTTCTAAGGGAGGGACCATGGCTCAACAGCCTTCGACGATGTCGTCCCCTGCGGTGCAGGTCAAGCAGGGAGCCGTGGACAGCGCGTCCCAGATCAAGGGCCGCGCCGGGGTCATTTCCGCGAACCCGCCGTCCACGAACCTCCCCGCGTCGGTCAAGCTCGAATCGGACGCTCCGCCGCCGATCCCGAGCACGGGCTACGTCCCTCACATGAACCCGGTGCAGACGCCTCGCGTCGAGACGAATCACCGGACCGTGAACAAGACGCCGCCGAACCTGAGCGTGAACGTGCGCGAGGACTTCATCAACGAGTCCTCGGCCGGTCACATGCCGCTCGCCCCGCAGTCGATCTCGGCCGGTTCCACCGGTCAGATCGAGACGGGCTTGCGGCCGAACGACTCGGACAAGAAGGTCATCGGGACGAACCCCGTGGGCTCCGGCCCCGTGGTCAACCCGCAGCAGCCGACCATCACGCCGCCGGTCACGAACGCGCCGCTCCCCGAGCGGAGCTTCGAGTAGACCATGGACAAGGAGCCGATCGTCATCGAACTGACGACGAACATGCGGACCGGGGTCACGGCCCTGGTCGGCATCTCATCGGCTCCTTGTCCCGCGTGCCGCAAGCAGAACACCGTGGTCGTCGACGGGAAGATCGTGTGCAAGGACGAAGAGTGCAAAAAGAAGACCGCCAGTTGATCGCGTCCTGGATCGCGCGCGAACTGCTGCCCACCGTCGCCAGGTGGGCGGCAGTCGAGCGTGTGCCTCTCCACGTCCGGGCCTTCCAGGCTCGGGCGCACCGCGCGCTTCATATCGGCGAGATCACGGCGCAGACCCACGCCGTGATCATGATGCAGACGAGCGACGTGCTGCGCTGGTGCTGGGCCGAGGGCGCTGGGGCCAAGACCAGTGCGTGGATCGAGCCCAGCGGCCAGGTGATCCCCGTCGAATACGGGAAGCACTGGGACTGGGTCAAGCAGAACGAGCAGCGTCTGGTCGCCGAGGGCGTCGCGCAGCCGGGTCAGGCGCAGTCGGCCCCGGCCGCCGTCGCCATGCGGATGATGCAGGGCGGCTGGATCAGGTATTCGGGCGGCGTGGTCATGACCATGCCGATGCCGAACGCCCAGCAGATTGCGGCGATCGACGGCCTGGTCCGCGAGTCCGGCGCCCAGCCCGGGATGACCGTCCAGTTCTTCATCGAGGGAGACGGCGTGCGCGGCGAGGTCCCGGCCGATCAGGTCGTGGCCAAGGGCTCAGCCCAGGTCCTCGCCGAACTGGCGCAGGGCGCGCCGGTCGAGGGCGAGGCTCCGTTGGGCAAGCACCGGCAGGCGGACGCCGGGGGCGGCACCGACGGCCCGTTCCAGCAGGGCGACGGCCAGGACGTGCAGAACTCCTACATGGAGAGCGTCCAGGACGGGAGCACCGCGCCGATCGAGCGCGGGATCGAATACATGACGCAGGATTGGACCCCCGAGGTCTGGTGGAGCCGCAACCTGCTCGACTATCTGAAGAAGAGCTACCCGGGCTCGGTCCAGCCCGGCGCGCCGTCCGATCTCCCCGCGTCCGGCACCGGTCCCGGCCAGCAGTTCGCGTCCGCAGCCCACGTCGTGGTCACGGCCGCCGAACGCGCCGCGCGCCACGAGCGCCAGGTCCTGGCCCAGATCAGCGACCCGTCGGACACCGACGGCCAACACGACCAGGTGAACGAGGACGCGCAGACCACGGCGGTCGACCCCGCCTCCCAGCTTTATAAGGGAGACAAGGGTCTCGGCGCGCCGACGCAGGAAGTGCGGACGCGCCTCGGCGAGCGCTGGCAGCAGCGGCGCTCGGATCGCGCCGTCGAGCAGCAGATCATCCAGATGGAGAAGAACCACCTGGAGCCCGGGCAGATCGTGGACGAGTTGCGGGATGAAGGGGTGCCGCCGACGGTGATCGACGAGACCTACCAGAACCGCGAGAAGAACCTGTTCAAGGTGGTCGGAGGATAGATTTATGATGGGACCCAACTTCTGGAAGGGCTTGGCCGAGAGCGTCGGCCTCAAGGTGAGGAGCGCTGGCTCCGAGATGGTCAAGACCGCGAGCGCCGCGCTCGGCGAGATCGAGGTCGTGCCGATGCCCGACCGCATCCCGCTGAAGGAGGCGGAGGCCGCCGGGTTCATGCGCCTGGCCAAGCCCATGGGCTGGGGCCTCTACCGCGCCGAGGACATCGACGGTGGCCTGGGCTCGATCTGGTCGATCGAGAAGGCGGCCGACGGCTCCCAGTTCCTGGTCAAGCAAGTGAACACCGAGGGCGAGGTTATGCGCCGCTCGGCGTCCGCCAACAAGTGCTCGCGCTGCAAGGGCAGCGGGAGCGACCCGGAGTCTACCCACAGCCAGCAGCCGTGCTCCGCGTGCAAGGGCGAGGGCGTGATGAAGCAGGCGGCGCTCGACGAGTCCTGCCCCTCGTGCAAGCTCCCGAAGCAGATGTATCGCGACGAGCGCCCCGACCTCAAGTTGTGCGGCAACCGCCAGTGCGACCTGTTCGGAAACCAGCGCTCGACCGAGAACGAGGACCAGTTCCTGAAGCGGATGCAGCCGCCGGTGCAGCGCATCGCGGTCGCGCCCCCCGGCGAAGAGAAGCTGGTCAAGAGCCTCAAGCACGACGTGAGCGTGGACAATCCGTGGGCCGTCGCCTGGTCCGTCCACAATAAGAAGAAGGCGTCGGCCGCCTGCGGATCGTGCGGCCATGGTCACGACGGGGACGTGTGCGACGACTGCGGCTGCCGCATCTTCATGAAGAAGGCCCAGGCGCTGATCACGGTCTCGGAAGACGATTTGGTCCAGCACGCGGCGGAGAAGTGCCCGACCTGCCACAAGCCGATGAAGGAAAACACGGACGGCAACCCGAAGTTTTGCCAGGGCCACGACTAAGGAGATCGACTACCATGAACGAAAAGGACATCGCAGAGAAGGCCGCGAAGGCCAAGGCCGCCCGCTCCGGGTGGGCCGCCGACATGGTCAGCCGCGTCGTCGCCGCCGGTGAGAGCCTGATCGCCAAGCGCGCTCAGGTCAAGACCGCGTCGGCTCCCGAGCGCACGACCCCCTTCGCCTCGAAGCAGGCGGAGAGCGTGTCGCGCATCGACCAAGGTCAGGGCGGCTCGCGCGACATCGCGCAGGTCGCGGGCCAGGACCGCGAGCGTCAGATCAGCGAGGTCGTGGGCCGCGCGCGCCAGATGCTGGAGAAGAAGCTCGGCGCGATGACGATCAGCGGATCGCGCATCCACTATATGAAGGCCGACATCAGCCGTTGGGACGACCACACCGGTCAGCCCCAGACGGGTCGAGTGGCCTTCCAAATTCCGTTCTACGGTCCGCAGGGCGATCCGCGCACGATCTACGCGGCCGTGGACCTCGTGCTCGGCGGGCTGATGGAGCCCAAGACGTTCACCGACGGGATGAACAACATCTACGCCTTCAACATGTCCGGGCTCAAGGAGATGTTCCAGGGCCAGGACTTCGAGGTCGTGATGCAGCCGAAGGTCGTGCCCGAGATCAAGTATACGACCCCCGACTTCCACGCCCCCGACGGGATGGGCGGCGCGGTCGCGGCCAAGGACGGCCCGCTCCTGTTCCGCAAGGCGTCCCCCGACATGACGCGCCAGGCGTCCGGCGAGAAGCCGACGATCGCGCGCCAGGGCCTCGTGCGCTCCATCTCCAAGGAGGCGGCGCAGATCGCCGCCCCGATCTCCCCCCTCCAGGCCAAAAACCCGAAGGGCGCGGAGCGCCGCGAGCCCGGCACGATGTCCAGCACGACGAACACGGGCGTCAACTCCGAGTCGAACACCGGCTACCCGTCCGGCGACCAGACCTCCAGCCACGCGACGCTCGCGTCGGCCGAGGTCCGTGAGATCAACTGGGACGGCTCGATCCGGTCCACGGCCAAGGGCCTCGACCTGAAGAGCGCTACGGACCTCGCGCGCACGATCACCTACGGCGGCCACGACTACGTCGTGGAAATCTGGGACGGCGGCAAGATGGTGGAGCGCGTGGCCAACGCGCTGAAGGGCCGGGCGGGCGCCAAACTGCGCTTCGCCACTTCGGTCCGCGTCCTGGAAGCGGGCAAGGGCAAGCACGATCCAGCGCCCAAAGGCAAGCAGGCCTACGATCACGTCGGCGCGATCATGGCGTTCGAGGGCGGCGAACTGGACGAGGCCGGGACGATCGAACTCTTCCAGTATCTGGTGGACACCGGCCTCGCCTGGCAGCTTCAGGGCTCCTACGGTCGCGGCGCCAAGCAGCTTCTTGACCAGGGCCTGATCCAGCCCGCCAACTCGTCTCGGTCCGACGCCTACGGGAACACGGTCCCCGGCGTGCCGCGCGACGACGCGGGTCTGCACCCCGATTCCCCGTCGCTGGAGGATGAGGGCAAGGGGCTCGGCAGCTACGAGTCGGCGGCCAAGGGCGTGGTCAAGATCGCGGGCCTGTCCAAGGTCATCGACTCGCTGAACATGCTCGACCAGCGGATGATCTCGTTCCGCGACCTCGTGCTCATGTCCAAGCAGCACGGCCAGCAGTCTGACCTATCCTTCGAGTCCGCGTCCAAGGAACTGGCGAAGGCCGGGATCGTCCTCTTCCGCACGGCGGGAACCGAGGTCAGCAACCTGGGCTACCGCCTGGCGCACGCGCAGCGCACGCGCCTCGCCGCGCCGCCCGCCGCGCCCGCGCCCGAGACGCTGCTTCCCGGCGCGAACGCCGATCAGACCCCGGAAGGCGCGCAGCCCGCCGCTCCGGCCGCCCCGGCCGCCGCGCCGAGCGCGGATATGGGCACGCCGCAGATCGCGCCGCCCGCCGGTCTGGACCCGATCGCGTTCCGCGAGTTCCAGGCGCTGATGGACCAATACAACAACGAGTGGCAGACCGTTCACCAGCGCGAGATGAACAACATCAAGAACGGGAACGCGCCGCACATGGGGATCGACTACACCGACCTCCAGCTTCTCTACGACAAGATCAGCGCGTTCCAGGAGAAGGCGAAGGCGGGGAAGACCGAGGAGATGGCGGGCGCGCCCGCCGACCTCGCCGCCGAGCCCGGCGTGAAGCCCGCCGATGTCCCGGCCGAGACCACGCAGGCGCCCGACAACTCGGGTTCCACGCTCATGCCCGAGAAGGGCAAGGGTCTGGCCGGGGTCGCCCCGAAGATGACGCGCGAGGCCCTGGAGCAGGCGCTGGACATGAAGGACAAGGGCGCGAAGATCGAGGACACCGATCTGAACGAGAAGCAGGCGGCCAAGGCGAAAGAGAAGTGCGCCAACCCGAACTGCGGAAAGGAGATCGGCGAGACGATCGTGGCCAAGGGCGGAAAGACCTACTGCTCCGAGTCCTGCGCGTTCGGCAAGTCGGCGAGCGCCTACGATATGGACCCCGAGGCCAAGAACCAGATGGTGACCATGGGCCTGGACCCGAACAACCAGGAGCAGGTCAAGGACTTCATGGGCACGTTCAAGAAGCTCTCGTCCCAGAGCCTGAAGTTCCCCGAGGTGTGCAAGAACTGCAAGAGCCTGGTCGTCCCCGTCGGCTACTCGCCGCTCCGGGAGTTCAAGCACACGCGGCTCCCGTTCTGCGGCGCTGAGAAGCGCGAGGGCGTCGGATTCCTCGCCGCCTACTTCCGCGACTGCGTGGGCTACGACCCGATCGTCAAGGACATCCCGCAGAAGGTCGAGTCGAAGGCCCCGGCCTCCGACCAGACGAAGGCCGACGAGAAGAAGGTCAACGTCTCGACCATGAAGAAGGCCGAGGCGCTGCCCAGCGCGGCTCCCGACGCGGTGAAGGACAAGGCGAGCCAGACCGGATCGGGCCTCGACATCCGCGAGTGGTGCGAGAAGGCCGGGCACTACGCGCCCGCCGGTGAGGTGCACCCGACGCACGACTGGTGCACGCTCTGGAACACGGCGGTCGAGAACCTGGTCAAGCTGCCGTCGGGCGCCGTCGTCCCGAAGTCGACGGCCGGTCAGTCGTCCGAGACCCACGGAGAGGGCGGGCCGCACCAGTTCGGCAACACTCCGAACCAGAACATCTGATGATCGAAAACGGGAAGAGCAGCACGCGCCTCAACCAGCAGCCGGACTGGCTCGTCGCCGGTCTGCTGAAGGCCGCGCTTTTTCCCGAGCAGGCGCCGGACCAGCCGATGTTCAACACGGGCGTGACCTTCGCCCAGTTGAAGGATCAGGTGAAGGCCATCCTCATGCGGAGCGGCCTGGACCTGACCGCGCGCGAGGTCTCGTCCGGGACCCACTGGCTGACGCACCGGATCGCGAACAACGTCAGCGAGTCGGACACGAAAGAAACCCTGATCGAGACGCTGAACAAGTTCGTGGCCCAATACGTCGTGGACAAGGCCGTTCAGCGCCAGTCCGGGGTCAGCGAGCGCTCGCCGATCTACGACCGCGCGTGGTATGACAAGAACTTCACGCCGCCGACCGATCGCGAGGCGGCGGGGATCGGGCACGCGGACGATCACGAGCCGCAGCCCGAGAAGACGATGGAGCAGTTGGTCGAGCCCCAGGACATGGTCTACGTCGGGATGGACGGCGACGACATGGGCCACCTGGTCGAGGACTCTCTGCTCTCCGACGACCCAGAGATCGCGGCCAAGATCAGCAACTCGATCCACGACGCGCACCGCGCGATTCGCAAGCTGGTGTCGAGCGCCGGTGGCCGCCTGATCTTCGACGGCGGCGACAACATGCTTTTCTTCATGGCGAACGATCCCGATGTGTTCAAGACGATCTCGGAGATTCACGAGCGCGTGACCAAGCACACGGTGACGATCGGCGTCGGCCATCGCCCGATCGAGGCGCACTACGCGCTGGTCGTGGGCAAGAACACGGGCAAGAACCAGGTCGTGATCTTCGACGAGAAGGTCAAGGCTCAGCACGAGTCGATCAGCCGCGACCAGGACGAGATCGAGCAGAAGCTGAAGTATCGGGCGTCGGCACTCGACGCCGTGAACCAGGAGACCAATTACGCCGACCGCCTGCACGACGCGCTGTCCAGCGCCGGAATGGATTCGGGGGACCGCGCGGTCCGCGACCTCTTCTGGCGCCTCGTTCAACAGTTTGACCTCAACGACATGCGCGCGATCTCGCTGTTCTTCGCGGCGGCCGATGACCACGACCTGCTGTCGGCGGTGCGCCAGACCTACGCGAAGCGCTGGTCCTGGGCGCTGCGCTTGGCCGGGCCCCGCGAACTGACGAAGGTCGAGGCCCAGGCCGTGCTCCACGATCTGGTCCGCGCGATCGAGGCGGGCAAGGGGCTGGACGAGAAGTTCCAGGCCCTCCTTAAAGAGACGGACAACCAGGCGCTGCGCGACCTGGACGAGGCGGGCGAGATCGTGGACAAGCGCTTCGTCAAGGTGTCCGAGGAGTTCGCTGAGATGATGGACGAGGGCAAGACGCTGCGCCACTCGCACTACGTCCAGGAGCTTCACCAGATCGCGGCCGAGATCACGTCGATGGCCATCCCGCTGGACCAGGCGCTGACCGTCGCGCTCCAGGCCGTGGTCAACGCGAAGGAAGGGCTCAACGAGTCGATCGAGATCGGCCAGGTCGTGACGCTGGCCACGAAGTGGATCGACCGAGTGAACGCGGCGGCCATGGCCCTGGACCTCGTGTGCGTCGTGAGCGGCGCGCGCCCGATGAAGCTCGCGTCCGCGCCCACCAATTTCCCGGGGCAGACCAACGTGGTCCGCCCCTCCGGTCAGCAGTCGCCGCACGCGCGCCACGACTGGTTGTCGGTCGAGGATTACAACGAAGGGAAGGTTGACTTTCGGAAAACGGACGACCAGGCTGGCCTCGCGCTGCCCGGCGAGTTCGCAGAGAGAAGCGTCGGCGGAGACGCCGGTGGCAGCCCGATATACGTTCCATGAGGAGGACGCACCAATGATCACCCCCTACCAGTCGCCCGAAGGCAAGGACGAGAAGGCCAGCAACTTCTGGTCGAATCTCGCGGGCAAGCTCGGTCTCTCGGCTCCCGTCGTTCGGCAGGCCTCGGCCGCCGAGCAGAAGGAGCAGCGCCTCTCCGACGCGATCCAGACGCACGGCGCTACGCCGCGCGCCGCCGGGTCCGTGCGCCCCGACGCGCTCGTGACCAAGGTCTCGGGCCCCGAGGACAAGGCGCTGCTCGACCGCTACGCCGGAGTCTTCCAGAAGGCGGTGGGTGAACTCGGCCAGTCCGAGCGCGTGAAGGCCGCCGATCGCCTGAGCCGGATCGAGGCGGACATGGCCTCGATGAAGGACAGCGTCGCCGGTTCGCAGTCGAGCCCAGACGGGTTGGGCGGCGACTCGCTGCTCGCCGACCTGTCGAGCGAGATCGCGTCGAAGGCCGACGCGGTGAGCGGCGCCTGCGCGCAGATTCGCCAGAAGGTCCAGGCCCTGACCATCCCCCAGGTCATGGCGATCGAGAACGCCTTCCTCGTGCTCAACGACGCGAAGCACTACGTCGAGAAGCTGAAGATGGCCCCGGCCCCGGACGGCGGGGCCATGGACATGGAGATGGGCCTGCCCGGCGCCGAGGACGTGAGCGGCGACGTGCCCGACATGCCTCCGATGCCCGGCGCCGAGACCCTGCCCATGGAGCCGATCGCGGGACAGTCCGGCCTCAAGAAGAAGGCGGACGGCGGCTACGAGGACATGCGCCACGTCCACATGAAGATGTGCCTCGTCGAGTCGCTGCTCGGCGCCATCGTCTCCGAGATGAACGTCTCCGACATGATGGGCGGCGCGCAGGAGCCGGTCCCGGGCCTGCCCCCCGCCGGGATGCCGCCGACCGATCAGGTCGAGGGCGAGCAGCAGAAGGACGAGCCGATGGCCCCGATGATGGAGGAGGCCAAGCTCTGCGGTCGCATGGGCCGGTTCGCCGCGTCCGGCGACCCGGGCGATTCCGAGCCCGGCAACCTGATCTACAAGGACCTGAACAAGTGCCGCGACTGCGTGTGGTTCGAGTCCGACTGGACGCACGAGACCTACCGCGACAAGTGCAAGCACTGCATCCACGCCTCTTTGGGCGGGGCGGTCGAGCACTGGATGCCGCGCGCGCAGCAGATGATCATGTGGATGCCCGCCTGGGGCTCGGAGCCCGAGCGCGTGCGCCTCTCGTTCAAGGACACGATCGGCCTGAAGCAGGAGGCGAGCCAGGTGAGCCCGACCGCCCTGCACATCGCGTCCGAGATCGTGGCGAGCGCCGCGCACACGGCCGTCGAACTGGGTAGCGAACTCGTCGCCTACTTCACGGACCCGGTGGTCGGCCGCCAGATGCCGATGATCGCGCACCAGGTCGCGGCCGAGATCGAGAAGCGGACCGGGATCGAGATCGGCGTGAGCTTCGCCAAGGCGAAGGCCTGGGGCCGCAAGGCCATGGGCCTGGCCGAGGGCGAGGTCGCGATCGCGTGCGACCACGAGATGGTGCACCTCGCGAAGGGCGAGAAGCGCCAGATCAAGGACCTGCGCGAGAAGCTGCGCGGCGAGAAGGACCCGGCCAAGATCAAGTCGCTGAACGAGGCGATCAACTCGCTCTACGACCGCATCGAGTCGGACAAGAAGCGGAAGGAAGAGCGCCGCAAGAGCCGCGAGGAGAAGCAGAAGTCGCAGCAGGAGGCTCTGGACAAGGAGCCCGCCAAGCTCCCGGCCGCGACCACCGCCAGCCTGATCGGCACGCTGCGCCTGTCCGACTCGCGGATGGATCACGAGGACGGCGGGAAGCACGACCCCGAGGCCCAGCAGGCCAGCAACCCGACGCCGCTCCCCCAGGGCAAGGGCCAGAAGAAGCTGTTCAAGGTCGTGACCGTGTCGAGCAACGCCAACTCGTTCGGCCTCCAGGGCGTGATCCTGATGGCGCGCGACGGCGAGGCCTACGAGGCGGCGCACAGCGCTCAGGGTCTTCCGACCAAGGGCGAGACCGTGGCCATGCCCATGGACGAGAGCGGGCAGATCGCGTGGGCGGCGGCGGGATACGAAATCCCGCGCAAGCTCCCGGCGCCGCCGAGTCAGGTGATCAGCGAGGTCTGGGGGACGCGGGAAGCCGCTTCCTCCGGGAGGTCTCTTTGATGAACGCCGAGCAGACGGGCGGGGTTTCGACTCCGAGAAAGGAGACGGTGGGCCTGAAAACCTTCAGCCGGTCGAATACGACCAGCCGGTTGACCAGCGGAACGAAAATTCTGGCCCTGATCATCGTGGGCCTCTGCGCCCTTCGCGAAAAGTTCGCTTCCGTCCCGACCAGGGACTTGAAGGCCAAGAGCCAGAGTTCTTCGACGGTCCGGCCCAAGGACAATTCCGTGGCGTCGGCACCGACTCACCCGGGGACACCGGCTCTCCGTCTTCCGGCATCTTTGCCGCGTGGAAGGCGCGTCGCACTCTAGTCGAGCCGTCGATGCCGAACGCCCTCAAGGAGAGCGATCCTCTCGAAGAGGGCCAGACGAACGAGTCGAACCAGACGTTCAACGACATGCAGGCGAGATAAAAAAACATGGCTGATGCCAAAGACGGAAACAACTTCCAGAGCAACATCCTCGGCCCTAATGGGTCGCCGCTCGTCACGTCCAACCTGGACGCCGAGTTCAAGATGCTGAAGAACATCTCCAGCAGCGTTCGCGACGGGGGCCCCGGCTCCACGCTCGTGAACATGCCGCGCGAGCGCCTGAAGAAGATGGCCTCCGGGTTCAGCGGGATGCGGCCGGGCCTCCACCGGCAGACCCCGTCGTTCTATCACCCGCTGTTCGAGGCGATCAACCTCCAGCTTCCGACCAAGACGCGGGAGATCAACCAGTGGTGCCGCCACTTCTACAAGACGGACGGCTACGTCGGCACGATGATCGACCTGCACTCTGAGTTCCCGCTCACCGGGATCAACATCGTGTGCGAGGACAAGAAGGTCAAGCGCTTCTTCGAGATTCTTTTCTTCGACATCCTCAAGGGCATGAAGCTGCTCTCGGACATCAACCTGGAGTGGTGGAAGCTCGCCAACGTCTTCCCTTTCGGATCGTGGGACGACAGTCGTGGCATCTGGACCGGCTTCAACCTGCTGAACCCCGACTTCGTCGAGGTCGAGAAGTCGTCGCTCGCGGGCGAGCCCGTGCTCAAGCTTGACCCGGACGATAACCTCAAGCGGATCGTCGCCAGCCGCCAGCCCAAGGAGCTTTACGAGCAGTTGGCCAAGATCGAGGGCGGCGAACTCGTGAACCTCGTGGCGCGCGGCGAGAAAATCCCGCTCAACAAGTTCCGTGTCAGCCACCTCGCGTTCAAGCTCAGCCCCTACGAGACGGTCGGCACCCCGATCATGTTCCGCGCGTTCAAGCCCCTGATCCAGAAGGACATGATCCGCCGCGTGCAGCAGGCGGTCTACGAGCGCCACATCCTGCCGCTCAAGCTGATCAAGGTCGGCTCCGACCAGATGCCCGCGAACCCCGAGGCGATCAAGCAGGTGCGCGAGGCGTTCGACGAACTGAGCCAGGACCTGAGCGCGTGGTTCGTCTATCACCACGCGATCTCCGCCGAATACGTCTCCAGCGCGGGCAAGATTCACGCCTTCGAGTCCGAGTCCAAGTGGGTGCGCGAGGAAATCCTCGCCGCGCTTCTGGGCAACGAGGCGATGGTCGGAGGCACGGGCCCGAACTTCGCGACGGCCAGCATCGGGATGCAGATTCTGATCAACCGCTACCTCCGAAACCAGCAGGTGCTCATCGACTGGATCAAGGAGACGATCTTCCGCCCGGTGGCGATCGCCCAGGACTTCAAGAAGCGGACCGAGTTCGGAGACGAATACATCGTGCCCGAGATCGAGTTCGAGTTCATGAAGCTGAAGGACGACGCGCAGATGAAGGGCCTGATGAAGGAGTTGATGAAGTCGAACCTCATCTCCAAGCAGACCTTCTACACCTACATGAACCTGGACCCCGAGCGCGAGAAGAAGCAGATCGAGCGCGAGCAGGCCGAGGCCAAGGCCAGCGTGCTCAAGGGGATCAAGCCCGGCGGTCAGCCCCCGGCGCCCGGCGGCGCTCCCATGCCGATGGGTGGTGGCGGTGGCGGCGGCGACATGCCGGTGCCCGAAGGCGGCCCGGCCGAGGCCGGTCCTCCTACGCCCGGCGAGCGGATGCCCGCGTCCGAGGGTCAGCCCGGAGGGACGGAAGGCGGTCAGGGACCCCAGGCGGGCGGCGGACTACCGGAGGCGGCATGAGCTTCGATCCGAACGGCGCGGGCAAGCGCGATGCGTCCACGCGCTCGTTCATCAACGACACGAGCATCATGGGCGAGCGCTCGCACCTCCCGGACCTCGACTACAAGAAGCTGGCCATGGACCGGCTCGGCCGCATGGGGAAGACGGCGGACAAGGCGCCGACCGGGCGCTATGACCCGCTCGTCGCCTACCTCAAGCAGCGCGGGTCGAACGTGGACGCGGCGGAAGTCGATCGCCGCATCCGCACGTTCTTCGAGGACGTGATCAACAAGGTGATCGCCCAGCCCGGCGAGTGGGACCAGGATCGCGTTCTCGACGGCAAGGCGCTCATGGACTTCCTGTCCGGGGTCAAGGCCCCGGCCGCAGCGCCCGCCGCGCAGCAGCCGCCGCCCGCGCCGCAGCAGCCCGGAGCCCAGGGATGAACCCGATCGTCATGCCCTACAGGTCTGCGATCGTGAAGCCATCGTTCGGGCTCCCGATCTCGGTCGCCGCGCACTCCGTGTTCGCGGCGAAGGACGACATGAGCGCGTTCATCCTGGAGGACTTCCTGAAGGCCGGGTTCCGCGAGGTGGAGTGGCGCTACGGGTTCGAGGAGTGGCAGAACACCACGCTCTGGCGCGAGATGGGCAGCGTGTGCCCCGTGTGCTTCGCGCTCGATGGGCAGCGGTTCAAGATCGAGTGGCTGCTCAAGAACATGCACCACAACGCGCCCAAGTATTCGCTCTCGCACGTCAACTGCGCGTGCCAGCTTTTCCGCATCAACCGGACCGAGGAGATGCTGGACTTCTCGGAAGGCGTCGAGGTCGCGCCCAGCGAGATTCCCGACGTGTTGAAGGACGAGCCGATCACGCTCGACGAGGTGGCGCCCGAGCGCCGCGAGGTCATGGGCCTGCCGCCGGACCAGAACGAGTGGACCGATATCCAGTGGCAGTGGGACCAGACGCGCAACGAGTTCGTCCCGCTCAAGACGCTCCAGGATGAGGGCGGCCAGCAGCAGGCCGTCCAGCCCTGGCTCTGGGACGAGCAGGCGGGCGAGATGATCCCCCACGAGGAGTGGGTGAGGCGCTACGGAGGCTGATATGGCTATGGAAAAGACCGGCGCACCGCACGAGCCGCAGATGGGGGTGGCGCTCACGCCTTACCCGAACGCGGCGAAGGTCATGGTCTACAAGGGCGAGCAGGGATTCGTCCCGCAGCCCACGGTGACCAACAAGGTCTGCGGCCTGGACGGCTGCGTCGGCAACATCCTGATTTGGCCGGACAACAAAGAGCAGTGCCAGAAGTGCCTGAGAGGACCGATACCATGAACCAGATTTCCCTACCCAACGGCGGCTTCATGAAGTTCGCTTCGTTCGGCGGCAAGGTCGTCGAACGCCAGGACGGGACGTGCCCCGAGTGCGCGCTGTTCCGCACCGCCGGGGTCGTGCGCCCGCGCTGCGAACACCACTTCATCGAGCGCTCGGCCTTCGGCCTGAAGATCGCCGACGCCCCGACCAAATACGCCGAACTGCTCGACAGCTACAAGAAGGCGTCGGGCCTCCAGCGCGTGGCGCCGATGAACCCGGAGTTCAGCTTCTACCGGGTCATGGGCCTGCACGGCGACGCGCCGAACACGAACGGCGACCTCTTCCGCTGGGGCTCGGCCAAGGACCCGTCGGAGCCCGAGCTTCTGCGCGCGATGAAGGACGCCGTGGGCAAGCCCGTGCGCCTGGGCGGCGGCGAGCGCTACGTCTACCAGACGTTCATCGGCAAGGGCAATTACAAGGACCACAACAACTCCAAGGTGGCCGACGCCGTGGGCATCATCCTGGACGCGGTCCCCAACCACAAGGTCAAGGGCATCGAGCTTCTGCTCGCCGTCGACCGGTCCAAGGACCCGATGCTCGTGCGCGGGATCGACAGCGGCTACATCACCGACGTGTCGATGGGCTGCCGCGTCGCCTACTCGATCTGCTCGGTGTGCACGAACGTCGCGCACAACGAGATGGAATACTGCGCGCACGTCAAGAACTGGAAGGGCCAGGCCTACTCCGGCCCCGAGACCGGGTGGAAGAACGTGATCGCGTGCGAGGACAACCGGGGCGTCGAGTTCATCGAGGAGTCCTGGGTCACGGTCGGGGCCGACACCAAGGCCAAGCACCTGGAGAAGATCGCGGCACTGCGCGCGGTGAAGGGCAAAGCGCGGCTGGCCGAAATCCTCGTCGAGGCGGAGCAGGAATTGAACAAGAACAGCCTCTGCGACTGGAACAAGGTCAACGACCTCCTGGACCTGGGGATCGGGCAGGCGATTCTTGCCTAGCGACGCCATGACGAAAGGTATTGAAATGCCAGAGAAAACCGAGCATAATCTAGGGGCACAAAACGGTCATGTCCCCGTCAAGACCGCCGAACCGTCGGTGCCGGAACTGAACGTGACCATCGACCAGTTGCCGATGGCCGTCGTGCTTCAGCTTCCGTCCGGCGAGAAGAAGCGGTTCGTGCTCGACTACGCGAGGAGAACGAAGGGTCTGTTTCTGAGATAGCAGGTTTCTGACGCAGGCCGCGTAAGCCAGCGAGCGAGTGAAGCCCCGACCGGGGCCAAGCCAGCAAGCGAGTAAGCCAGCCAACCGAAAAGGTTGCGCTGGCTTTTTATTTTGGGGACAAGGGAGATGACCATGGACGACAGCGAACTGAAGCGGACGATCCGAGAGAAGACCTCGATGCTCAGCACGATCGTCGCTGCCAAATTTGGCGGGAACGCCGAAGCAGCCGCGACCAGCGGCGAAGAGACTCAGACGGGGGGTGGCAACACCATGAAAGTGACGAGAAGCGCGGGCTCCGGCGCTCCTGGAGAAGTCCAGGACGGGAAGCTCGTGGACGTGAAGTCTCTCGCCGCCGCCGCCGCCAGGAATGACGTGCCGCCTACCGACCTCCTGGCGCTGGCTCGCGAGAACGATCCGCACAACGAACACACGATTCCGACGACGATCGCCGGAGCCGTGACCGCGTCCGACAAGGGTCTGCCCGGCCAAGAAGTCGCCGAGGACCACTCTCAGGACCAGGGCAACCTGGACGAGGAGCGCAAGAAGTCGCTCCACTCCAAGCAGCACGCTCCGATCGAGAAGGCCGTCGAGACCAAGGTCGAGTCGCAGGTCTCGGACAAGGACCCCTACAAGACGCTGCACGCCGGACACGAGATCGACTCGATCGTGGCCCGGGCCAAGGCCGTGATGACCGGCGCGGACGCGATCCGCGCGGCGGCCTCCGAGGTCGCCCATCCGGGCGCCGGGAAGGTCGAGGACGGCGGTCAGGGCAAGGTCGAGGGCGACGCGGGCAAGAACGCGGTCGACTCGGCGAAGACCCTGGGCAACGGCGGAGAGCCGAAGTCCGCCGGTCTCAGCGGCGCCAAGTCGCGCGCCGACGTGCTGGCCGCGATCCGCTCCGAGCGCAAGGCCAAGGTGGAGGGCGCGCTGGAAGACCCCGCGAAGGGCGGCGCCGCTCAGACCCCCGAGGAAGGCGCGAAGTCGATGGGCGACGGCGGCTCCGAGAAGAGCGCGTCGACCAAGGTCGCGGAGCAGAAGGATCGCCCCCTGGCCTCGATGCCCGACGGCAAGAAGCGCTATCCGGCCGACGACGACAACCGCGACGAGGAGGCCGCTTCCTACTGGAAGAAGAACAAGGCCGACGAGTCGCGGTTCGACAAGGAGCCGAAGGCCGATCGCCCGATCACGCGCGAGATGCAGGAGAAGATGCCCGCCCTCGCGTCCCGCCGCCTGGACCTGATCACCCGGCTCGCCGGGCTCGCTCGGGTGTTCGTCGCGTCCGAAGACGAGGCCGCGCGCCTGCACTTCAAGAAGCGGCACTACAACCAGGACAAGGCCGAGGACATGGACTACGGCGCCGCCGCCGGTCGCACCAAGTCCGAGATCAACAAGGAGCACGGTCAGCGCTCCTCCGACTCCGGCAGCCTGAGCCCGATGATGTCCCGGCTCTGGTCCGCCTACATGCCCAACGTGAAGCTCGCGTCGAACGAAGCGGGCTACAAGGGCGAGATCGACACGAAGGACGGCGACAAGAAGAAGCAGGTCGCCGAGATGCAGAAGGCGCTCAAGGGTCTGAAGGCCGAGGACAAGGGCGCCGAGGCCGAGATGGCTTCGATGGAGAAGAAGATCGGGGACATGGAGTCCGACCTGGCGAAGTCGAGCGGCGTCGCGCTCGGTCAGAAGTCGATCTCCGCCCTGGCCACGGCTCAGGATCGCCTCGCGGTGATCAGCGCCGCGCTCCACGACATCGGCCTGCTCTGCCGCGTCTCCCACATGGAGACGAAGTTCGCGCTGGAGAAGCCCCACGGCACCGGCGTCTCGAACGACGCGGTCAGCCTCCTGGAGGACCTGGGAGAGACGATCGACGACATGGAAGGCGTCATCGACATGGCCCTGAAGGACCTGGGTCACCCGGGTCTCAAGGACAAGGACAAGGGCGGCGCCAAGCTGCCCGGCGACGAGATGGGTGGCGAGATGGGCGGCGGCTCCGAGATGCCGATGCCCCCGATGGGCGGCGGCGAGCCGAAGGGCCCGCCCGCTCCCGAAGGCGCGCTGCCCGACCTGGGCGCCAAGACCAAGGGCGCGGTGAAGACCGCGTTCGAGATCGAGGACGAGACGGTCGAGAAGCTGGCGTCCGACGAGAAGCTGAGCGCCGATGAGCGCAAGGCGAAGATCACCGAAGCCCGCGCGGGCGCCCGGTGGACGGCCGTGTTCAACAAGGTGGCGAGCGCCGCCGACGCGAACAAGCCGGACATGCTGGTCTCCTACTGGCAGGTCCTGCGCGGTGACGAGCCCGTGCTCAAAGTGAGCGCGGCCGAAGCCTACCCGGTGAAGACGGCGGCCGAGCAGGCCGAGGCCTTCGCCTGGTTCGCGACCAAGGACTACGGCCTGAAGCTGCTGGCCAGCGCGAAGTTCGAGGGCCTGGCGAAGACCGCCAAGCTCCTGGGTCTGTCCCCGCTCGTCAAGAGCGCGGCGGGCGCGGCGCTCGACAAGAAGCTCGAAGGCGAGAAGGGCTACTACTCCAAGGCCTTCGGGTCCAGCGAGTATGCGGCCGAACTCCTGAAGGATCACGAGAAGAAGGCGGCGGCCGAGAAGGCCGGTCTGGAGGCCAAGGTGGCGGCTCTCGAAGCCGACAAGAAGGCGCAGACCGAGCGCAACGATCGCCTCCAGTCCGACATCGCGATGCGCGCGAAGGCGGCGAAGGCTCTGGACCTGGCGGCCAAGGCCATGTCCAAGGGGATGCTCAGCATCGAGCACAAGGCGTCGTTCATCGACGGCCTGATGCTGGGCGACGACCAGGCGTTCAAGGTCGCCTCCGCGATGGTCGAGAACTTCAAGCCCGTGGCCCCGGCCCCGGTCGAGAAGAAGGCGGAGTTGTCGGCCAAGGAACTGCTGCGGATCGCCGCTGCGGGCCCCGGCCTCAAGACGCCGATCGTGTCCGAGGCCTCGGCCCCGGCCGGTCTGACGGATCAGTTGAACTCGATGTGGAAGGTCCCGCCGACGGCGAAGGCGTAAAGGGCGGACGAAGCAATTTGCGGCGTAAGCTGCCGACGGCGCAGCAGGCAGATAACGCGCGGTAGTAAGGAGACTCAGATGCTCAGAACGCAAGGCGGTTACGAGGGCGTTCCCATCGCGGACAAGAAGCTCCACTCCGAGGTCGAGGCGGCGTTCGGCGGCGTCACCGCCGAACTCCTCGGTGCCTCCGCCCTGGGCTTGCAGAAGCCCTTCGGCGAGCAGGAACTCGGGTTCGCGGCGGGCAAGATCGCTCAGTTGAAGGCGGAGACGGACGGCACGTTGGCCGTCACGATCTCGGACGGCGCGCAGCCGGAGGGAATCTTCGCGGATTCCTTCATCGACACGCTGAAGTCGGGCAAGGTGACGTATTACTCCTTCTTCGGAGACTACTTCACCGACCAGTTCGACGCCAGCCCGGCGAACGGCGCCTACGCCGTGAACGACGAGCTTTACGTCGTCGCGGGCACGGGCATCTCGGACGCGACGCGCGGGCTCCTGACGAAGGACCCGGCCAAGCGCCTGGGCGGCGCGGGCGGCACCGGCAAGAAGGTGGGGCACGTCATCCAGCCCGCCGACTTGGCGAACGGCGTCCTCCTCGGCTTCCGCTGGCAGCCGACGGTCGCCTAACAGCGGCTGACGAACTCTCTCACGAGTAGCTGGGGCGACAAAGGTCGCTGAACGCGATGGGACCAGACGGCCCGTGTCCTACGCGAAAAAGCAAGAGAGGTATCACGCATGAACGCACAAGCGATGACGCCCGAGCAGAAAGAGTTCCTGATCGAAGAGGCGTTGAAGACGGAGGCCGGTCGCATGGCCCTCGCGTCCTCGATGGCCAACCCGATCCGGCTCACGCTCGATTACCAGGGCATCGGCCGCAAGCTCCTGGTCGTCGATCCTCTGCCTCAGGGCGCCCTGCCGGTCTACGACAAGGACGTGAAAATCCCCGTCATCACGATCGGCAAGCGCGGAAGCGCGCCGGACACGATCGTGGAAGGCGAGCGGATCACCGTCGGCACTTGGGAAATCATCTCGTATCCCCAGGTGCGCTTTTCTCAGGTCAAGGAGCGCCGCTACAACCTGATCGACCGCGCGCAGCAGCGCGCGAAGCTCGATCTGATGGCCGAGGAGGACCGCAACGTCTTCAACGCCATCGACCGCTCCTCGAACCTGCTGAACCCGGAGACGACCGTCGCGAATCAGTTGACGCGCGACGCGCTCGTCAGCGGTCTGGCCGAAGTCGGCAAGTGGGACCTGGTGCCCGCGAAGTTCGTCATGAACTTCAGCGAGTATTCCGACCTCATGAAGTTCGGCCGCGACCAGTTCGATCCGGTCACGCAGCGGGAAGTCCTCCAGACCGGCCTCGTCGGCCATCTCTGGACCCTGGACATCCTCGTCTCGAAGGTCGTGCCGCGCGGCACGATCTGGGTCATCGCCGAGCCCGAGTTCACGGGCGTCATGCCGATCCGGCAGGACGTGAACGTGATCCCGGCGGACAAGCCCGAGCGCCTGCGCCTGGGCTGGGTCGTCTACGAAGAGTTGGGCATCGCCGTCGTCAACCCCCGCGCCGTCAGCCGCATCAACGTCACGGGCAAGCCGACGTTCGTGCCCTTCTAAGAGAAGGCGACATCGGAACGAAGCCCCGGCGGGTCGAAAGGCCCGCCGGGGCCGAGTCCTAACACGATTTCCGTAGACGTGGGCGCACACGCCCGAGCGAAGACCACACCATAAAAAAATCAAGGGAGGTCATGAACATGACCCAGAGCAACGAGACGAAGCCGCAAGGATCGGGCTGGATGGAAGAGGATCGCGTCTACACCGTGATCCGCAACCGGACGAAGAACTCGAAGGTCGTGCTCTCGACGCTGAACGGCATCGAGATCGCGCCCGGACAGACGCTGGACCTGCGGACCGCGTTCCGCAAGTCCCAGGTCATCGACGCCGCGCACGAGATCGCGAGCCTGATCAGCACCGGACACCTGGAGGACGTGGCGAACCCCACGGCCCCCGTGGCGGTCGGCGCGTCGGGCGGCGCTCCCACGGCCGCCGAGATGGCCAGCAAGATGCGCGCCAGCAAGCTGCGCGACATCTCCGATTCGACGAGCATGTCGATGCTCGCCGACTGGATCAACGACAAGGACCCCGAGGTGGCGAAGGCGGCCAAGGTCCGGTCCGAGGTCCTGCTCGGCACGCGCGACGAGGACGGCAAGCTCATCCCCGGCAACGAGGAAGAGACCGAGGCCAAACCCACGGAGATCATCCGCAGCCCGATCGGCGGCGGCGATCCCGCGTTGGCCCAGGCCGCCGCTCCCCAGCCCGCGCTGACCGCTGCGGGCCTGACCGGCGGCGCCGTTCACCGCGCGGAGTAAAGCAGAGAGATCATGGCCGACGAGCCCTATTACACGCCGGGTCAGAGCGACAATCGTCCGCCGCAGTCGCCGACCGAGTTCAGCCCCCAGAAACCTGTGGGGCCGGACCCGGTCACCCCGCAACCGCTGGCGGAGGGCTCCGAGAGCGAAAAGCACGCACAGCTTTTCGCTCTCGATCCCGCCAGCGGCAATTTCATGCCGGTGCAGTGGAAGGACGGAAAGCTCCAGGTCGACGCGACGCTCGTGGTCGGCGACATCGAGATCGGCGCCGTCGAGTTGAAGAACCGGGACACGGACGACCGTCAGATCGTGGACCCGGATGGCTCGGCCCACGTCACGATCGTGGACAAGATCAACGGGCTTCCGTTCGCCACGACGATCATCCGCGATCCGGGCACCGGGCTCGTGTCGCAGATCGTTGAAGTGGCCGGGGGCAAGACCAAGACCAGCACGATCACCAGGGACGCGGACGACAACGTGGCGTCGATCGCCGAGGTCATCTCGTGAGCCTGTTCCGCCTAGTCGAAGGCGTGATCTCGACTCGGCCGAGCAAGGCGCTCGGCAGCTTCGCGATCGAGGGCGTTCAGGCCCCGGCGGCGGACGTGGAGTTCGATTTCGGCGGGCTGCGGAAGGACGTGCACATCGAGAACGATCAGGAGATCACGGTAAAGTTCAACACGCCGTCCGGCAGCGGCATGGTGGTCGCGGCCGGGGCCTGGGACTGGACCGGTGAGTTCGCGAAGAAGGCGTTCGTCACGTTCACGGCGCCTACCGACTTCAAGATGCAGGCCAACGGATAGACAATGGCTTTCAGCGGAATACCATCAAGGATCACGGCGGACATCGGGACGACGGGCGGACTCGCCCTGGACTCCTCCGTCCTGGCCGTCGACGCGAACCTCGACCGGTTCACGTTCGCCGCTGACCGCCTGCTGGTCGATGGATCGGCCGTCACCCAGCCTGTGTCGGCCGCGAGCCTGCCGTTGCCAACGGGCGCGGCCACGTCGCTGAACCAGGGCGTGGAGATCGCGAGCCTCGCGTCGATCGACGGAAAGCTGGCTCCGCTCGGCCCGGCGTTGGCCGCCGGGTCCGTGCCCGTGACGATCGCCTCTGACCAGTCCCCGATCAAGACGGACATCGCGTTCGGCACCCAGTCGGTCGGCAACTCGTCGGTCGCGACGCTCACCGCCGGGACCACGTTCACCGGCGCGTGGGAGAACGTCACCGACTATGCGATCATCGTCTTCTCTCTGTTCTCCGACCAGGCGTCGGCCGTCAGCGGACTGAGCACGCAGTGGTCATCGGACGGGTCGAACGTGGACGTGATCGACAACTCCGACGTGTTCGCCGGGGCGGGGCGCGCCTTCTCCCTGTCGGTCCGCGCCAAGTTCTTCCGCATCGTCTACACGAACGGGCCAGTGAACCAGGCCACGTTCAGGCTCACGACGATCTACCACAAGACGGGAACCGGCCTCATCTCGCGGCCGATGACCCAGAATCTGACGGACAACAACTACGCGCAGACCGTGCGTTCGGCGGTCAACGCCAAGCTCCCGTCCGGCTCCTATAAGGCCTTGAGCATGGGGCAGACCGTGTCGGTGGACGCGCTGAGCGTGGTCATCGCCTCGGACCAGAGCGCGATTCCTGTCACGTTCATCGGCTCCGGCATCAACATCGGGGAGTGGGGCGGCGTGGCCACTACGCTCGGCCAGAAGCTGATGGCCGCGTCCGTCCCCGTCGTCCTGGCCTCGGACGAGGTCGTGCCGATCTCGGCCGCGTCTCTCCCTCTCCCGACCGGGGCCTCGACCTCCGCCCTCCAGTCGACGGCCAACTCCTCGCTCTCGTCGATCGACGGAAAGCTCGGGTCTCTCGGCCAGAAGTTGATGGCCGGGTCCGCGCCCGTCGTCCTGGCCTCCGACCACTCGCCGGTCAACGTCAACGGCTCGATCGCGAACGGCGCGGCCGGGAACCCGGCGCCCGTGGTGATCGGCGCCTACGACGGGGCCAACGTCCAGAGCCTGAGGTCGGAGAGCGTGCTCGGCACGCAGTCTCTCGCCGTGATGATGACTCCGATGGTGGCGCGCCGATCTGAACTCGGCTTCGCTTTCCAGTGCAGCATAGAGTTCAACCTCGCGGTGGGCGGCGCCGAGAACCCGGCTTTCCTATTCAGGAATCCAGTCGGCTCTGGGCGCAGGCTCTGCCTGAATAAGCTCCAGGCCCTATTCCTTAGCTCGGCGGCGGCCGGTGACATCATGGTCAGAGCCTTCGTTGGGCCCACGGTGACGTTGGCCGGAATCGCCGCGACCATCGTGTCCAAGTATTTCAGGTCGGCCCCCACGGCTCCGGTCGCCACCGCGTTCACCGGGCCGACCATCGCTGTCCTCGGCACGCGCTTCGACACGATCAGGGTCGGCGGCACGAACATCCCGCTAGACGGGGTCCGGGAATACGAGTTGAGCATCATCCTCGACCCCGGACAAGACATCGTTATATCCGGCAACCCGTCGGCGAACAACCGCATCCTGGGTCTCGTTCTCGACTGGGTGGAGGCCGTCTAGTATGCAGATGATGCCGATCCCGTCGTGGGCCGAGTTCAAGTCCGTGTGCATCACGCGCAAGGCTCTGCCAGTCCAATACTATGAGACGGCTGCGGCCTACGAGATGTTCGCGGCCGAGGACGGGGCTTTCCTCTGGTCCTTCTCCCTGACCAAGACCGATCCGCCGAGCCCTGCCCAGATCGAGTTCGACGCGCTCAAGAGCACGTTCAACGGCAGAACCACGCAGATCGACTCTGACGGCGCGGTCATGAGCCGGGTGAAGGTCGCGCCCAGCGGCTGGAACTTCCAATATCGCGGCGTGGAGTTCGCGACATCGACGCTGGCCAGCGTCGTGAACAAGGACGCGGACAACTCCGATCTGGCCGACGCCACGCTCAAGCTCTACAAGGCGGATGGAACGCTGATCACCGATCAGGCGGTGGCTGACGCCGAGTGCGTCAAGACGATCATCGACATCGAGCCGCCCTACGACATCTACATCGCTGGCGGCAAGCTCAAGTTCATCACGCAGCCGACCGAGGACGTGCGGATCGCGGTCGTGGGAGTCCCCGACGTTCCGGCGGTCGCGGGCGGGAGCAAGCACTTCGTCCAGAACATAAACCTCAAGTTCCTCCCGGCCGCCGACGGGGTGAACGCGGACGGGCGCGCGGCTAAGTGGCTCCAGTATTCCGCGACCTACCACACGAACAAGATCAGGTTCCTGCTCTACCATCCGGCCGGGCACAAGATGCCGATCTCCACGTTCCTGGAGCTTTACCGCCAATGAGAACCGTGACCATCGGCTTCTCGCGGCCCCGCCGCTTCTTCGCCCCCTTCTCCTGGGCGATCCGCGCGTTCGACGGGTTCACGCCCTATTCGCACACCTACATCCGGGTGCGGGCCGAGAAATATGATCGCGACCTGATCTACCAGGCCAGTCACACGATGGTCAATTTCATGGGGCGCCCCGCGTTCGACGACGAAGCGCTGGTGATCAAGGAGTTCCCGATCCAGGTCAGCGACGAGACCATGAACAAGGTCATGCAGTTCGCGATCGACAAGGCGGGACAGCCCTACGATCTGAAGGCCGTGTTCGGTATCGCGATCGTGAGGATCGCGCGTCTGTTCGGCCGACGCCTGACGATCAACCCGATGGGCAACGGCCACGGTTTCTTCTGCTCCGAACTCGTGGGCGCGATCCTCGTCGAGGTGATCGGCACGCGCCTCTATCTCACGCTCTCGACCATGACGCCGCGCGACATCTACGAGGCGCTGGACGCGCTTCCCCTGGAGGCAGCGTAATGGCCTACGAGATCGTCGCCCCTCCCGGCGTCATCGCGAGCCTGCTCCCCGGCCCGCGCAACGTCCGAGTCTCCTGGTCGCCCTACTCGTTGGCGAACAAGGCCGGTCACCAGATTATCGGCTACCGCCTGTTCCGGGGCACGGTCCCGACCCCGCCCGGCACGCTGATCGCGGACGAGAACGTGCTGGGCCCGGCCGCCGTCCAGTTCGACGATCTTAACGAGCCTGTCCAGGGCCAGAACGTCCACTACACGTTGGTCGCCGTCGAGCCCAACGACTTCGGCTCTCGCCCCTACGGCGAGGGCGGGAACGTCACGGTCATGGGAGCTTAGCGCGATGCCCACACCCAATCTCGGCCTGGTCCAGCCCCCGATCAACCCCACGTTCGATCTGTGGGGCGCGGACATGAACCAGAACCTGGCGCTGATCGACGCGGCGAGCATCTTGCTGCGCGGCACGCCCGTCTCGGCTACGGCGCCGACGCTCAACCAGGTCCTGAAGTTTAACGGCACGTCCTGGGCCCCGGCCGCCGACGCGGGCGGAGTCTCGGGCTCTGGCACCACGGGTAAGCTCTCGAAGTGGACAGGGGCCACGACGCTCGGCGACTCGATTCTGTCGGACGACGGCGTCACGCTGCTCGTGGCCGGGAACGTGGACGCCGCCTCCTACATGGTGGGCGGCGTGGCTCTGGCCTCGACCAATCTGTCGGACGGCGGCACCCTGATCAAGGGCGCGGGCGTCACCGGACGCCTCCCGTTCTTCTCCGGGACCCAGACCGTGACCTCGGACGCGGCCATGGTCTGGGACGACGTGAACAAGCGCCTGGGCATCGGCATCCCCGATCCAGAGGTCCAGATTCACGCCAATGGTCAGATCAGGGTGTCGGCCGAGGGCGTGTCCTCGGTCGTCAACTCGATTTTCTACGGGACTCCGGTGCCAGGGGTCGGAGCGGCGATAGCGGTGAGGACCGCGCGCGGGACTCGCGCCACGCCGACCGCCGTTATGGCCAACGACAGCCTCGGCGTGTTCAACGGACGCGGTCACGACGGCGTCGCGTTTCCCTCCACGGGCAGCGCCGGGATGGGAGTGAGCGCGGCAGAGAACTGGACGCCGAGCGCGCGCGGTGCCTCACTCAACTGGTCGGTCACCCCGATCGGCGGAACGTCGAGCGTCGGACAGATGTTCCTCGGACCGGCTGGAACGCTCCGGGTCGGGACCGGCGCGGACCCTGGATTCCGCATCCACGCGAACGGTGAGATCAACGCGACGGTTGGATTCCGCGTGAACGGAGCGCCACTCGCGTCAACCAATCTTTCGGACTCAGCGCTACTGATCACGACGAACACCGCGCTTGGCGGCGATCTGACCGGGAACCTGCCCAATCCGACGATCGCCAACATCCAGGGCAACCCGCTGCTCACGGCCGGGGCCGTGCCCGGGAACCTTCTGCGGTTCGACGGCGTCAACTGGGCCGCATCGTTCTCCGCCTCCTACGAACTGATCGACGGGAATACCCTGGTCAGGTCGGACGGCTTGACCGCGATGAACGCTGACCTGAACCTCAACACGTTCAAGATCATCGGGCTCGGAACGCCGAGCGCGGACACCGACGCCGCGAACAAGGTCTACGTCGACGGCGTGGCCCAGGGTCTCGACATCAAGAAGAGCGTGCGCGCCGCGTCCACCGCCGACCTCGTGCTGAGCGGCGAGCAGACGGTGGACGGCGTGGCGCTCGTCGCCGGGAACCGCATCCTGGTCAAGGACCAGACGCTCCCTGAGCAGAACGGCCTCTACGACGTGTCCTCCGGCTCCTGGACCCGGTCGCCGGACGCCGACAACTCCCCGAGCGGCGGAGAGGTGACGAACGGGATGTTCACGTTCGTCGAGGAAGGGACGATCGCGGCTGGAAACGGCTACGTCCTGACCACTCCCGATCCGATCGTGCTCGACACCACGCCGCTGACCTTCGCCCAGTTCTCTGGCGCCGGGCAGATCATCGCGGGCCAGGGTCTGGCCAAGTCGGGAAACACGCTCTCCGCACTCGACGCCTCGGACTCGGTGAAGGGCGTGGTCACACTGAGCCTGGCTCCAGCGTCGCCCACCGCGCCGATCGCGGTCGGGGACAACGATCCGCGCGTCGCGAACGTGGTTCACGGCTCCGGCACCACGGGAAAGCTACCCAAGTGGTCCTCGGGAACCGCGCTCACCGACTCGATCGTGAGCGAGGCGGGCGGAGAACTGTCCGTGGGCGGGAATCTGACCGTGACGGGCAGCGCGCTCGTCGGCTCGTTCATCGGTTCCGGCGGCCCGTTCTCGACCCAGGTCCTCTACCTGGCGGCGACCGACGGGACTGGAACGGCTCTCGCCCTGGCCTCGGGCACGAACCCGGGCACCGACATCAAAGCGACTTTCGAGTATGACCCGAGCAGCGACGAGATCAGGATCAAGGACGGCGGGACCAGCCGCCTCCGCCTCTCACGCTCGACCGGGAATATGGGCATCGACAGCCCGCCGGACGCCACGCACAAGTTCACGGTCAACGGGAGCATCAACGCGACGAACGGCGGCGTGTTCCGAGTGAACGGCACCCAGATTTCGTCCGCCAACCTGTCGAACGACGCTGTCCTGATCAAGACGACTACGACCTTGGGCGGAGACCTGTCCGGCAACCTACCGAACGCGACCGTTGCAAAACTCGGGACGACCGGCGCGTCGGTCGTGGTGAACACGGCCGCGCCCCCGACCACCGGGCAGGTCCTGACCGCGACGAGCGCGACGGCCGCCACCTGGCAGACTCCGGCCGGTGGCAGCAGCTACTCTGCGACCGTAGTGGTCGCCGCTCCCTCCGGCGTGGCCGCGACTGACACGACGAACATTCAGAACGCGATCAACACGGCGAACGCGGCTGGCGGCGGCGTCGTGCTCCTGCGCGAGGGCGTCTACCTGATCTCGACCACGATCAACCCGAAGTCCGGCGTCATGCTCCGGGGCCAGGGCAAGAGCACTGGATTCAACACCGGTCTCTCGGCCGGGAGCACGGGCGGCGCCGTCTACGGGACGACGCTGCGCGGGACCACTGGCCTGGGAACCACGCGCATGATCTCCGACTCGGGGACCGTCCCGCACGTCTGCGGGTTCATGGACCTGAACCTGGACTTCGGATTCCTCACTCGCTTCGGCTCGGGCGCGACGCAGGACATGGTGATGAAGGGATCGAACCACACGTTCATCAACGTGACGTTCATCGCGTTCACCGCTGTCGGTAACCCGACGGTGGACATCACCCCGAGCAGCACCTTCGATTTCGGCAAGCACAAGTTCCGTGGCTGCGACTTCTACGACGCGGGCACGGCCTCGTCTTACACGTTCAACCTCGACGGGTCGATAACCGACTGCTACTTCGAGGGGACGGCCGCGTCCTTCTCCCAGCTTCTCCAGATCAACTCGGGTCGTCTGGTGAACTGCTACTTCGCATCGAATAAGGCCTACAGCAATGCGATCGTCCAGGTCGCCCCTCCCGCGAACAGCAACTCGCCGGAGATGGTGGTGATCAGCGGCTGCATGTTCAAGCAGTATACGAACGCGCAGACGCGCTCGATCCTCGTGAGCACGGCGCACGGCGTCGCGGTCGTCGGCTGCATCGGCGACTCGTCCAACGCCTCCGTCGGCGGGATCACGGTGAGCACCGCGTCCCCCGGGAACATCACCGGGTGCAACGGCTTCTCGGCCTACACGGGCGGGACGCAGGCGGGGAATATCTAATGATCATCCAGTCCCTGCCCGCGCTGGCCAACGTGTTCGTGCCCGCTGTGGCGCCGGTGTTCACCGATATCCGCATGGTCGACTTTGGACCGGGCACGGCCCAGGTCCAGGTCAAGGTGGTGGGCTAATGTCCATCCAGTCCGTCGTGATCAAGGTGAACGGCACGCCTCTGGTCGTGACGTTCGACTCGTTCCTCCAGGCTTACGTCGCGACGCTCCCGACGCAGCCGGTGGACTTCTACAACGTGGAGGTCGACGCCACGGACATGGCCTCGACCACGAGCACGCTGATCACTTTCCTGTCGATCGCCCAGGGCGAGATCGTGAAGTTCCTGATCCTGACGAACACGGGCACGCCGGTCCCCGACGTGACGATCACCGCCAGCTACCGCAACGCGGTGGGCGGCGCGGACAACGGTCGCGCCGAGGTCCAGACCACGGACGTGAACGGCGCGGCCTACCTCCATCTGAACACCGGCTCCTACAACGTGAAGATCGAGAAGGCGGGGTTCGCGACCAAGGTGGTGAACAACCTCCAGGTCCTGTCCGGGATAAACGTGTTCGACGGCCCCGGCCCGATCCCGCACACGCACACGGTAAAGGCCCAGAACGGGTCGGTGATCGAGAACGTGTCGGTCAAGGTCGAGGACATGTCGCTCGACCCCGAGGTCCGGTTGATCGCCCACCGGAAGACCGACGCGAGCGGCATCTGGTCCGCCAACCTGCCGGAGAACGTGCCGCTCGCGATCACGTTCGAGAAGGAGACCTTCGACTTCCAGAAGGTGGGGGTGCAAAATGCCTAACCTGACCCTGCTCCCGAACTCGGCGCTCGACCTGATCTTCCTCTACCCGCTGAACACGGTGCACCCGACGCCGCCCACGGGGCTCGCCGCCATCTACTCAACGAGCGGAGCGGACCGCAACCGCAACTTGATCAAGGTGACGTGGGTCGCGCCCGTCGGGATGCCCGACGTGGTGAGCTACAACGTCTACCGAAACGGGTGCAAACTCGCGAACGTGCCGAACGTCGCGCCCCTCGTCTATCTCGACTATGAGCCGGGCGGCGACGTGCAGTTCTTCACCTATTTCATCACGTCGGTCGACGTGTCTGGCAACGAGAGCGAACCGTCGATCTCGATCTGCAACTTCTCGCAGCGCTCGAACCGGTTCGTCGACGACCTGCGCCGATCGCTCAAGGACTCGCCGCCCGACCCCCGCGCGCAGCGGTGGACTGACGACGACCTGTGGCTGGCGCTACGCATGGGGATGAGCCGCGTCAACTCGATCCCGATGAACACGAATTTCAACTTCGACTCGATGCCCGAGGACCTGTTCAACTACGTCCTGGTCGCCGCGCGGCTCGCCGCGCTCAGGATGCAGTCGAGCCTCGAAGCGGCCAAGGAGTTCTCGATGGGGATCGGCGGCGCGACCGTGAACATCAACCGCGCCGGGGTCTACAACACCCTGATCTCGTCCGAGGACTCGTCGTTCGCCGCCGAGATCAAGAGCATCAAGCTCAACTTCACGATGCGGACCGTGCACGGCGAGGGCTTCGCCAACAACACGATGCCGTTCAGGATCAGGACCTACGCCCCGAGGCAGTATCGAATCCGATGAGCACGCCACAGGATAAGACGTTTTCGACCGGAACCGCCTGCCCGCAGGGAGGCGAGAGCTTCTATCCGGTGACTCCCGATCCGGTGAGCCCCTACGTCCCGCCCGCGCCCGGGGCCAAGGACCTGGAGACCAATTTCCCGAACCCGCTCGGCCGCTACCAGTTGGAGCCCGACGAGTCGGTGGCCCGCGACCTGGTCGTCAACCAGTTCCTCAACCAGCAGGCGATCGTGTTCAAGGCGATGGGCGAGGAGATGCTGGTCTACCGGCAGAAGAAATTCGGCCAGCCCTGCGCGTGCGTCGACTCGAACACGAACCAGGCGATGGACGGATGCCGCATCTGCTTCGGCACCAGGTTCGTCGGCGGCTACGACATGATCGGGCAGACGGCGGGCTACATCGGCCCGAACCCTCTCACGCGCAAGCTCCTGGAGATGGGCATCGCCCTGAGCCAGAAACCCGCGCTATACCTACTGCCCGACCTCCCGATCCGGGATCGCGACTTCATCGTGGCCAAGGCCAGAAACCCGAGCACCGATCTCATGCGGTTCCAGGCCGAGCCCGTGGTCCGAGGCGGCGGGGACATCGACCCGCTGGCCAAGCTCAACGCCAGGTCCGTGATCAAGATCAGCCTGACCCAGGACGGCGTGTTGCTCAACCCGCAGCCGCCCTCGGGGTCGGACACCGACCTGGTCGGCAACTACAGCCCCGTGCCCAAGACGGGCGGAGCCGCGAGCTTCGTCGAGGGCCTGGACTTCGTGCTGACCGGCGGCGAACTCACGGTGGACAACGCGCTGACCGCGCCTCCGAACGCGGACACGCGCATCCTTCGCGTCCTGGGCAAACGCGCGCCCCTCTTCCCGCCGGACTCCGAGACCCCGAGCGGTGAGACCGATCCGGTCGAGGTCCTGCTCCCCACGGGGCTGTCCGCCGGGCTCGCGGCCAAGGCGTTCAACCGCGCGGCCCAGCCCCAGGCGTTCAGCACCACGCTCACGGTTGGGACCGGGGCGGACGCCGGGTTCTTCCTCATCACGTTGGTGGGCGCCACGGGCTCCAACCTCTCGAACCAGACCACGTTCCCGGCCGCCGACTTCCTGGTCACGATCGTGGGCAGCGGCATCCTCTGGCTCACGGTCAACCGCCCGGCGCCGGGCGTCACCTACTACGTCACCTACGAGGCGGCCCTGAACGTGACGCGCCGCTACCAGGTGCTGAACGTGACGGCCAACCACTACCAGGGCGTGTGCCTGGCGCAGGAAGCGGAGATCGACCTGCTCGATCAGACGCATCCCGTCCAGGGCGTCAACTCGATCTACGACCAGGGCGTGGCGCTCGATCGTCAGCCCGGCGACCTCAACGTGATCCGAAAGACGCAGGGTCAGGCGGCGGGCTTGGTCACCGACGCGCCGAACAACGCGGACCCGCGCTTCGTCAACCCGGGGGACTTCCTCTAATGGCCGTGGTCAACCTGTCGTATGCGGCGACCAGGGCCGGGATCAAGGTCCTGAAGGACGCCTTCCAGTCCGACCCGCTCTTCTCCCCGGACAAGACGGGGCCCTCGCGCTCGAACGAGACGATGGTGCTCGACACCTGGGGCAACCAGCAGCGCGACTTCCCGTGCGTCGTGGTCCTCGGCCAGCCGGGAGCCTCGCGCCAGATCGGGATCGGCGGGGACATCGTGCGCCCGTTCTTCGGCGTTCCGCTGGTCGAGGAGCCGGGCGGGACCCAGACGCTCAGGACCTTCGACGTGCCGCTCGCGCTGGTCGTGGGCAGCACGCTCAACCTCCGCTACACCGGGGACACGACGGGCATGAACCCGCCTCCTCCCTGGAACCTGGAGGTCAAGCAGAAGCTCGTGGCGCTCACCCCGATCAACTATGTCGAGTTGGCGGGAACGAACATCGGCCCCGAGGCGAGCTTCCCGCTCAAAAATTTCGAGGCGTCGGTCGCGAACTATCCTACCGGGCAGGTCTTCGGTGGCTGGTATGACATGAAGTTGATGGTCACGGGGTGCGCGCGTAACACGACGACGCGCCAACTCCTTGGCGATCGCATCCAGTCCGTGCTCTGGTTCGAGAAGAAGAAGGCGCTGCGAAAGCTCGGAATCGTCGTTTACAAGGTGGACTTCAGCGGTTTCGCTGAGCCCGACTACGGCGCCGAGAAGTTGTATCAGACGAAATTCACGGTCTCGATCGGGACCGAGTTCGAGGCCATCGTCCAGTTTGCGGAGACGGTCACGGATGTCTCCGTCGTGGGGACGGCCGTAAGCACATTGCCATAGGAGGAGTAAACAAATGCCCAGGCCCAGAGTCACCAGCAGCTTCTCGTCCTCTCCCGTCTCGTCGCCGCTCGCGGCGTCGCTTCGGGTCCCCGCGATCGTCGGAGAGGGAGCCATCACGTTCACGGTCACCGAGCAGGTGACCAAGGGCGCGAGCGGCGGAACGGACAACCTCTCGCAGGTTGCCACGCAGATTTTGCGCGTCGGCAACTTCTCGACGACCACGGACTACCAGCCGACCACCGACTACATCCTGACCGGTGGCGACGTGGACTGGTCCCCGGCCGGTGTCGAGCCCGTGACCGGCGCGAAGTATTTCGTGACCTACAAATACGCCAAGGTCGCGGCCGACTTCGCTCCGCAGTTGTTCACGAACTTCAACGACATCCTAAACGCCTACGGCCCCGTGGCGCTGGACATCAACGGCGTGCTCACGCCCGCGTCCTACATCACGATGGCCGCGCAGATCATGATGGGCCCCGGGATCGGCGCCCAGACCCTGATCATCAAGCAGATCAACCCGACGGTCGCGGGCTCGCCCGTGGCCTCGGACTTCACCGGGGCGCTCGCCGACATGATCAACTCGGTGGGGCCGCTGAACATCGACCCCTACTACATCACGCCTCTGGGCGGCAAGCTCAGCGACAGCGACGTGTCCGTGGTGAACGCCGCCTACCTGAACCACGCCATCCAGATGGCAGACCCGCAGTTCCGCAAGGAGCGGCGCATCTACACCGGCCTGAAGTCGACCGCCACGTTCAACACCGTGGTCTCGGCCGCTCAGGCCCTGGGCACGGACTCGGTGAACAGCGGTCGCCTCACGCTGGCCGCCAACTTCGACCCGGTGATCAGTGTCTCCTCGAACTCGGGGCCGGTGGACGTGAATCTCGACGGCTTCTTCCAGGCCGCCGCGATCGCTGGCTTCCGCTCGACGCAGGTCGCGTCGCAGCCCGCGCTCAACAAGCTGCTCCCGGCGTTCAACGGCTACCGGTCGACGTTCTCCTCGACGCAGATCGACACGCTCGACGACGTGGGCGCGATGGTCTGCGAGAGCGTGGGCGGAACGATCTCGATGGTCAACGACGTGACGGTCAACGTCGCGAACGACATCGAGAAGTCGATCCCCACGGTCGAGGCGCGCGACGTGCTCATCGGTCGCGTGCGGCGCCGCCTCAAGGCGTCGATCATCGGCCTGCGCGGGTCGCCGTCCATCCCGTCGCAGATCGAGCGCATCACCGACGCGGAACTCGAAGACGAGCGCGGCTCCGGCGACATCCAGGCCTTCGCCCCGTCCAAGGCCAACCGGCTGCCGAACTCGATCACCAAGTTCAGCGTCTCGTTCTCCTACCTGCCTGCGGGCGAGGTCCTGGAGATCAACGTCAACTTCAGCATCGACTTGAACCTGGTCTAACGGCCCAGAGATAAGAAGGGAGGATAAAGAATTATGGCTGACATCACCGGATCGAGGGCCGTTACCAATGCGGTCCTTTCGCCCAACGTCGAGCTTCAGATCGGCTCGTTCACCATCGGCTACGCCAAGCGCGTGACCGAGACGCAGGCGCGCCCCGTCAACCCGATCTACGAGATCGGGACCGTGGGCGTCGTCGAGATGGCCCCCGGCCAGCCTGAGCCCGTGACGCTCGCGCTGGAGCACGTCGCGATCTACGGCGCGACCATGGTCGGGATCGTGGCGATGGCCGTGGCGAGCGGAAACCTCGCGGGCGTCTCGGCCGCCGCCGGTCTGAGCCTGGACGACACGAAGACCGCGCTCCAAATCTGGGTGCAGAAGCGCCTGGGTGCGGGGCACTCGTTGGCCGACATCCGCTCGCTGGCCGACATGCCGATCGGGTTCCAGTGCCAGTTGAACGAGCAGAGCCCGCTCGACGACACCAAGGTCATGATCACGACCTACCACAACTGCTGGATCACGCGCTTCACCCGGCCCGTCATCGGCTCGGGCGACCTGCTCACGGTCGAGGCCATGGACATCAAGGCCCAGCGCACCAGCACCAAGGACGGTCTCTCGATCACGTCGGACAAGATCGAGGTCGTGAACAAGTCGGCGTAAAGCAGCACCGTTGGCACCCGTCGCACAAAAATTCATGGGGTCCGGTGAGAAGCCGGGCCCAAGATCAAAGGAGGTCTCATGACTTCACCGGCAGAAGAGCTTGCCCTTTTGGGCAGCGTGAAAGAGACGGTAACGATCCTGGGTCGCAAGTTCGTGATGAAGACCCTGGACTCGGATCAGGAAGCCTCGGCCAAGTCGTCGTCCGGGCTGTTCGACAACGAGACCCGGCGCGACGTTCTGAAGCTGGAGAAACTGGCACGCTCGATCGAGACGATCGACGGCGTGCCTTTCTCGTTGTCGGCCGACGAGCAGGCCAAGGGCATGACCCAGGTGGCGAAGGCCAGGGTCGTGATCTGGAAGTGGCAGCCGCCGGTCGTGGCCAAGGTCTACGCCGAACTGGAGAAGCTGGAGAAGAGGCGCGACGACGCGATCGCCGAAGCGGAAAAAAACGCCGGGTCCCCGACTACGCCTTCTGGCGCTGGAAAGTAATCGGGGCGCTTAAAATCTCGCTCGCAGCGTTCGAGGCTCTGCCGGACTGGGAGAAGAGAATCCACTTCCTGTGCGCGATGCAGGATGACGAGCGGGACCGGAAGGCGACGTGGGAGGGCTTGGAGTTTATCGCCAAGCTCCTGGTCGGTAGCGGAGACCAGCCGACGGCGGAGAAGCCGGTTGTCGAATCGGTCGTTCGCAACGGGAAGATGGAGATCGCGACCAAGAAGGTCACGGACTTCGATCACGAGGCGAAGGTCAAGAAGATGATCGAGCAGTCGAAGGCGATCATGGATCAGGCCGGACCGATCCTAGAGAAGATGCGGCAGGAAATGGCGCAGAAGCAGGCTGGAGGAACGAATGGCTGAGGCAGCACCGCAGGGCTTGCCGGACGGGTTCGCGGGACCGAACGAGGTCCCCGGCGTCCAGCAGGTCGAGGCCAAACTATCGCTGCTCAACCAGGAGGTTGAGCGGGCGCAGAAGAACTACGAGGAGGGGAACCTTTCCCTCGTCGAGTTCACGCGCGTGATCGCCGAGTGCTCTAGGAACCTGCGGCAGTTGGCTCTCGACAACCGGGACAACAGCGAGGCGGTGCGCCGCGCGCTCGACGCCTTCGACAAGGTGAACAAGACGGCGCGCGACGCGCAGAAGGATCAGGAGAAGCTGGGCAAGACCGTGGGCGAGACGATTGGTGCCATCCAGTCGATGGGCGCCATCCTGTCCTCGGGCTCGGGCGGCGAGCTTCTGAAGAGCACGCTGTCCGGCGTCGGCGCCCTGGGCACGAAGATGTCGTCCATGGCCCAGGGAGAGGTCGGGGCTTTCGCCTCGGCGCTCAAGGTCGCGGGTCCGGCGCTCAGCGTGTTCTCGGTCTCGGCCATGGCCGTGGTCGCGGCGCTGGACGCGGCGGCCGACTCCCAGAAGTCGGCGACCGACGTGTTCCTCCAGCAGGGCATCCGGGCCAAGGACAACGCGGACGCGATCCGTCAGGGGACGGACGCCGTGCTCAAGGCCGGGACCCAGTTCAACCTCTCGGAGAAGGAGGCCGGTGGTCTGGCCCTCGCCCTGTCCAAGGCCGGGGTGCTGATCGACCGGAGCAACGCGGGGTTGAGCAGCGCATCCCAGGTGACCGCGACCTACGAGCGCGAGGTCGGGACGCTGGCCGCCGCGCACAAGGCGTTCGGCGCGGACCTCTCGGCGCTGGCCCAGACCGGCACCCAGTTGGGAACCCGCTTCTCCAGGACGGGCGAGGAGTTCGACGAGGCCTTCGCCAAGGTGATCCGCAGCGGTCGCGCGAGCGGACAGCAGATGGATTACTTCCTGAAGAATTTCAACGATTTGTCTAACGGTTCGCGCTCTTTGGGCACGAGCTTCGAGCAGGTTTTGTTCGCGGCCGGACGCTACGGAGACGAGCTTCGGCGCGGAACGCTGAGCATCCAGGACGTGATCGCGCTTACCGACACCCAGTCCCAGTCGATCGAGAAGCAGGCCGCGATCTTCGCGCTGCTCGGCCAGGTGGCGCCCGAGGCCGCCGCCAAGCTCAAGATGACGGGGGACGCGGCGGCCAACATCTTCCGCGCGGTCGAGATCAGGAAGTCGGGCTCGGCCGAGGAGAAGGCCGCGCTCTCCGACCTCCCCCGCACGATCTCCGAGTCCCTGGCCAAGGGCGGCGGCGGATCGCGTGACACACAGATGCTGGTCTTCAGCCAGGTCCTGTCCACGCTCGGCCCCTCGATCAAGAACATGGACGGGATCGTCGACCTGTTCGGGAACTCTGTGGTCAAGCACCAGGCGTCGGCCGACGAGCAGAAGGCCGCGTCGATGAGCGCCAAGTCCGTGGCCGAGCAGATGCGCGAGGACGCGGCGGCCAACGCCAAGCTCTATGACGGCGCGTCCAAGCAGTTCAACGACTCGGTCCGCGAGTTCCACACGGCGACCAACCAGATCAGCGACACGATCAAGCAGCACGGGATGCTCGGCGCCCTGCGCCAGGCCGTGGCCGGGGCGACCGGCGCGGGCGAAGAAAACTACATCAGCCAGGACCAGGCCAAGCGCATGGGCCGGATCATGGGCTCGCGCGCCTCGGGCGGCGTGATCCCCGAAGAGGGCGCCTACTACCTGCACGCGGGCGAGCGCGTCTCTCGCGGCGGGCAGGGCGGGGGCGGCGCGTCGGTCAGCCTGGGCGGGATCAGCATCCAGGTGGGCGAGCGCGGCTCGCTGCGCGCCGAGGTCGGCGCCGCGATGGACAAGCTCAAGGACGAGGTCCTTCAGAAAGTCGACGAACAGTGGAGGGCCGCGTCTCTCGCGCAATAAACCATGGGAACCCTCAACCTCTCCAGCCTCCAGGTGACGAAGATGGCGTTCACCGACCTGATCCCATTCCTCCAGGGGCAGAGCGGCGTGACCGGGAACCTCACCGATCTCAAGAACTTCTTCAAGAACCCGGCGCCGGGCGCGAGCCTCAGCGACAAGTTTCAGGCCTTCCAGTCCCAGTTCCAGAACCTGGACTATCTGGTGGGGCAGGCGCGCAATCCCGTCGTCCAGCTTTTCCTCAACCCGGAGTCTATCCAGGTGAACAAGCACGTCCTGCTCGACAAGAAGCAGACGCGCGGCGGGTTCGTCGTCCAGTTCTGGGGGCACGACCTGGAGGTGATCGAGGTCAAGGCGGCGACCGCCTACTTCGAGATCAGCAAGCACCCGCTCGCCGCCTTCGAGCTTCTGAAGCGACAGTGCTACCAGAGCCGCTTCGACCCGAACCTCCCGTTCAAGGGCGCGCCCCTGATCGGGATGCTGTTCGAGAGCCAGGCGCTCAAGGGCTACTTCACCGATTTCAGCTACACGCTCTCGTCGCAGACTCCGTTCCAGTTCACCTATAGCTTCACGTTCGTCGTGACGCAGAACGTGTCGTTCATGGTCGGAAACAACCTCACGAACCTGATCAGCAACGTGGTGAACATCGGAAACAATTTCAACGTGAACGGCAACCAGTCCGACATCTCGATCGTGCCCGAGGACTATCAGTTCGGTAAAGGCTGGGGGGTCCAACTCTTCTAATGGCCGAAGCCAGAGTCCAGGGTCACGACTTCAAGGTCTTCTTCCGGCGCCTCGTGGTGCCGGGAGAACTCGGCCGCGACTCCAACTCCCTATTCTCCCCCTCCCAGTTGGCGGGCTTCCCCTCGGCTGCGAACCAGGACCAGACGAAGTCGCCGAACGTCAACTCGCTGATCACGGCGGCCAACACCTCGAAGTCGGACACCGAGTTCCGGGCCAATGTCCAGAAGCTGATCGACACCCTGTTCGAGAACTACAGCCCGAAGGACTTCCGCGACCGGGTCAAGGCCAAGGCGGTGAAGGTCGCTGCCGACTTCCGCGCGACGATCGTGGCCAAGACCCAGGCGCTGGCCGACACGAACACCGCGATCTCGGCGATCGACCAGACGCTCCAGGCCATCAGTCTGCCGCCGGGCTTCGTCGGCCCCGTGAACCCGAGCAACGCCGGGGGCCTGCGCCAGACGCTGCCCACCGGCGTGTCCACGACCCTGGCCCAGGAGTCGGCCTTCTTCTTCAAGACGCAGAACGACCCCGTGACCTACTCGCAGGCCAAGGCCGCGAACATCAGCGGGTCGACCGTGCCCGGGACCAACATCCCGAACACGCCCGGCTCGCTGCCCGGCGTCTCGACGATCGGAGACCCGCCGATAGTGCGCGACCGCTCCCACTTCTATCAGACCAAGGCGTTGGTCGACCAGAACCTGGCGACGCTCCCCGATCTGATCGCGATCGAGAAGAACTGGGTTAAATCGCTCAATTCCGACCTCGATCTGCTGATCGGCGGCGACCTGCTGCCCGAGGACGAGAAGGCGCTGCGCGTCCGGGTCTCGGCCACCATCGACTCGATCCTGAGCTTCCGCGCGCCGAGCACCGGGAACAAGGCGCAGATCAGCCAGTTAAACACGCTGCGCTCCCAGCAGTTGCAGCGCGCCCAGGACTTGCAGGCCGACCTCTCGGTGCTCAACGCCTCGTCTCCGCTCAGGCCGTTCTACGAGCCGATCCTGCTCGACTGCCTGCTCGGCCCCTACAAGGTCGACACGTCGCTCAACCGCCTGGGCCAGCCCGGGACCGCGAGCGTCGCGTTCCACCTGCCGCTCGCGTCCAACAGCCTGACGCCCGATCTGTTCATGGGCTTCAACTCGGAGGACGTGTTCTCGCTCTCGACGCTGGAGCAGGCGGGCCGCTCGATCCCGTCCAGCACCCTGGGCATCCTCAAATCAAACCTGCGCGAGACCACGATCCAGCCGTTCGACATGATCCAGATTTGGGGCCGCAAGAAGCTGTCGACCGGCAGCACGTTCCCCGGCGACTACGCCCCGGTGTTCACCGGGTTCGTGACCAAGACGAGCGTGAGCTACGTCGGGAGCACGATCGGCGTCACGGTCCAGGCCGAGGACGTGGGCAAGGTCCTGCGCCTGGCGCGCGTCAACGTGGACCCGGCGCTCGACCCGAGCTTCCGCGCGGCGGGGATAAACGTCACGCCGTTCCAGAACGTGCTCCAGTCCGCCCAGTTCAAGACGGGCGCCGACCTGATCAAGGGCCTGCTCAAGGGATCGCCCGGCACGATCCTCGGCCTGAGCCAGGTCGAGGTCCTGTCCAAGGTCGAGGTCCAGGCGTCCGGCACCCAGACCATCCCCAAGTTCACGACCACGTCGAACGTCGTGAGCCTGGCCTCCGATTTCGAGAACATCAAGCTCAACCTGTTCGAGGACCTGCTCACGCGGTGGGCGCCATACGCCAGCCAGTTCAAGAACGCCTTCCGCCTGTGGGAGACCGACGCCAGGACCAAGTTCGACATCTGCCGCGAGGTCGCGGACGTGACCGAGTTCGAGTTCTACGTCGACGGCCTGGGCGTGGTCAACTATCACCCGCCTCTCTACTTCCTCAATCCGTTCGCCCCGCAGTATCTGATCGAGGATATCGACATCGAGAGCGAGTCGCACAACGTGGATGAGGCCGAGGTCCTGACCGTGGTCGAGGTTCACTCGCAGCCGAGCTTCATCCCGGACACGATCGCCTACAACGCGCTGCGCCGCAACGACAGCCTGATCCAGGCGTCCGACGCCCTGATCCAGCGCTACGGCGTGCGCTGGCAGAAGAAGTCGGTTCCGATCCTCAGCGGCCTGGACTCAGTGGCCGCGACCAAGACCGGGAACCAGAAGCTGCTCACGGACAAGGCGCGGAACACGGCGCGCGACGGATACGCCCGCGCCTGGATGAACCGGCGCAACGCGCGCCTCCGGTCGGCCACCGTCACGATCAACGGCACCCCCGAGATCAGAGTGTGCAACACCGTCGCTTTCGTCGGTAATTTGCAGCAAACGATGCGAAACGTGGCCCAAAATCAGTTGTCGATCAGCGACGTGACTGGGCTCGGAACGGTGGCGGCCACCGCCGCGAACATCGTGAACAAGGGCGCGGTGCTCTCCCCGGCCGCAAGCATCGGGGCGGTCGCCGCGCTCAAGAACATCTTGGTCTACTACGTCTCGGCCGTGACCCACAACTACACGCAGGGCGGGCGCTATACCACGACCTTGACACTGACGCACGGGCGGCCGTGGACCGAGCCACTGAACCAGGGCAGCGTTGGCTACGCCCTCGACGCCAAGGACTCGGACTCGGTCGTCGAGCAGATGAAGGCGGCCTTCGGCCAGAGCCTGACCGGGGCGGACGCCGACGCCTTCCTGCGCGAGGTGAACAACAAGCTCCAGTATATCGCGTCGGGCAACACCAGCTACCTGACGCCGCAGGACGCCAGCCAGTTCGGGTTCACCGCGAACAAGCCGAAGGCGAACCTGCTGACCAAGGCGCGCCTGTTCCTCGCCTCGGAGATCAACGGCGCGATCGAGAAGTTGCAGACCGCGTATTGCACAGTGCTATCGAAGAAGAACGAGCCGGATCAGGTTGAGAAGAAGGCTAAGGACAAGAGCAAGGCCAAGTCCAAGTCGTTCTCCGACTATCTGAACCAGATCGGCACGGCGATCACCAAGGGGATCGACAGCGCGGAGACCGCGATCGCCAAGGCCCTGGCCAAGCTCGGGATCGAGTTGAACAAGGCTGAGGCCGAGGCCAAGAAAAAGCTGCTGGCCGAGGGTCAGAAGGCGATCTCAGACCTCCAGGAAAAGGCGTTCAACGCGGTGATGGGCGGCAAGACGATCAAGACGCTGCTCGACATCCCGTTGACGGCGAACGCCACGCTCCCGGACTCCGCGCGCCAGGCTCTTCAGGTGGCTGGCGCCGACGTGTCCAAGATCACCAGCTTCCCGTTTGGCGCCGTGATCTACGTCTACATCTCGCGTAGCGACACGAGCTTCGAGGACGCGCAGAACAAGGCGCAGGCGTTCCTCAGGGCTCAGGCCGCCTCGGTCCTGAACCCGGCGAACACCGGGCAGATGAAGCTCGTGGTCAACGACTCGATCGACTCCACGCGAATCTCTAAGGTGAACATCGACTCAAAGATTCCTCCGACCTACGTCTATTTCTACACCGGGTTCATGGTCTGGACCGTGAGCCCCAACTGCTGATATGGGAACTCCTACCGGCCTCTTCTTCTCGCAGGGCAACCGAGATGCGCTCGACTCGGTGAAGGCTCTGCGCCTGGCCAAGATCACGGCGGTGGACACCGTGGACATGGTCGTGGACATCGAGTTCCTGGAGGAGAGCAGCGGAAAGACCCGCGTGCCGATCCCCATGCCCTCGGCCTACCCGGGCGGCGGTATTTACTCTGTCCCGCGCAAGGGCGCCGTGGTCATCGTCGGGATCAGGGCGATGCAGGTCCCGATCATTCTCGCCTACTACCCGTTCAACGCCTTCAGCCCGGACTCCTACTACGCGATCTCCAAGCAGGTGTTCGGCATCCCCGACGACCTGGCGGAGGGCGACATCTTCATGCGCCCGGCGGCGAACGCCGCCCGGTGCGTCGTGTGCGGCGTGACCTCGTCGCTCACCGCGTGGGAGAGCAACCTCGACAACACGACGCTGATCGAACGCTGCCCGAACTGCAACATCCCGGCCTATGTCCTTGACGACAACAGCCAGATCAAGACGCTGAACAAGCTCCAGTTGGGGTCGACGTTCCACATGCGCTCGGACGGCAAGATTTTCATCCAGGGCGACAACCTGGCGAACTCCGAGGACGGAGTCGGCTCTCAGTTTAAGATCGTGATCGACGGCGTGACCGGGAACGTGACGATCACGGACGCCGGGGACTTCGACCTGTCGGCGAACGGAAACGTGAGCCTGAGCGGCAAAGACATCGCCATGTCCGCGTCCGGGACGATCGCCCAGTCGATGACGAGCAAGACCGAGAACATCGACGGAGACCGATTTGAGTCGGCGGTAAACCGCACGATCCAGGCGTCGAATACGCTGCTCGCCACGGCCGCGACGCTGAGCCTGCGCGCGCTCGCGGACATGAACGCGGAGGCCGACTCCAGGGTCACGACCGTGGGAAAAACCGACACCTACGCGACCGGCACCCTGATCGCAACCGTGAACCAGAATCGGACGGTGACCGTGAACGGAGCGGACAGCGAGACGGTGGCCGGGGCCAAGACTATGTCGGTGGGCACCGCGCTCAGCCTAACCGTCGGCGGAGGCGTCACCGTCGCGATCGGAGGGTCCGAGACCGTGACGGTCGCGGGCTCCAGCCTCACGAAGGTGACCGGGACATACGGCGTGACCTCGACCGGAGCCATGAGCTTGATCTCGTCCGCCCAGATGAGCCTGACCGGCACGTCGATCGTGCTGAACGGCGGCGTGCTGCCCGTCGCGCGCAAGACGGACGCCACTCTGATCAACGCGGTGACCGACCCCACTTTTATGCAGTTTTTGACCGATTTGCAGACGATTCTGACCGATATTCAGACGGTCTACAACCTGCACACGCACCTCTCGGCCCTGCCTGGAAACCCCACGGGGCCGACGAACGCGCCTTCCACAGCCACGGTCCCGACGCCGCCGACAAGCGTCACGGGCAAGATCGACAACGGGAATCTCACGGTGCTCGCATGAGCTACGACTTGAAACTGACGAACGGCGACATCAGCTTCGGCCCGGACGGCAACCCCGTCCAGGTCACGGGCCAGGCGAAGCTCGCCCAGGACATCGGGAAAATCCTGCTGACGAAGGCGGGGCTCGACATCGGATCGCCGCTCTACGGCTCCACGCTCCAGCAGAGCTTGGGCCAGCCGTTCGACTTCAGCATCTTGCAGACGGCGATCGCCAAGTCCGTGTCCGAGGCGCTGAACTACATGCAGTCCTTGGAACTGATGCAGAGCACGAAGCAGACGCTGACCTACGACGAGGTCATCGGCTCGATCGACGCGGTCGCCGTCTCCTCTCCGTCGCAGGGGCGGATCAACGTGCAGATCGCGGTCACGACGGTCAACGGACTGAGGACGGTATTCTCACTGAATCTGACGTAGCGGGAGAAGAGAAATGGCCACGGCAGTCTTAAACCAGATCACCGAGAGAGTCACGAAGGGCCAGCCGAACACGGCTGACGCTCTGACGTTCTCCGCCCTGAGCATCGTGCGCGTCGGCCTCCAGTCGTCGTCTTCCGACTTCGACGTGGTGGTCGACTATCGCCTGACGAACGGTGAAGTCGACTGGTCGCCTCCCGGAAAGGAGCCGACCACCGGACAGTCCTACTACGTCACCTACACGTTCCAGGCCGACTCCTCGTTCAAGACCTTCGATCAGGTGAGCGGCGAGATGGACGTGAACATGCGCGCGCTCCAGCCATCGGCCTCGACCCAGATCGGGTCCGTGACCCGCAACCTGTTCATCGACCTCCCGGCCAACCAGTTCGGAAACCTCTACGGCGCGATCCAGCGCGTGAGCCTGATCCAGTCGCTCAGCAACCTGAGCAGCTTCCAGGGCACGGAACTCGATGATTTCGGCGCGAACTTCAACGTGGTGCGCGGCGGGTCGACGATCGCCTCTGGCAGCGTCACGTTCGGCTCCAGCGCGATCGCCACGGCCCTGATCCTGATCCCGGCTGGCACCCGGGTCGCCACGCTCTCGACCACGACCCAGGGCTCGGTCTTCTTCCGCACGATCGAGGACGGCTCGATCTTCCCCGGACAGTCCTCGGTCACGATCCCGGTCGAGGCAGAGAACTCCGGCTCGTCGGGCAACGTCGGCTCCGGCTCGATCGTTATTCTGAGCACGGCGATCCTCGGCATCTCGGTGGTCGCCAACCAGAATCCGACGAACGGCGGCCGGGACCAGGAGTCGGACACCGACTTCGCGGCCCGGATCAGGGCCACGTTCCTGGCGAACGACGCCGTCACCTTCCGTGGGATCAGGAGCCGCGCCCTCACGTTCACCAATGTGATCGACGCGCTCGTGGTCGGCGCCGGGGACCCGCTCATGGTCCGGGGCGGCGGCATCGGCGGGAAGGTTGACCTCTATATCCAGGCTGAGGCTGGGATCGACCGCGCGCAGGTCGACACCGTCCTGTTCTCCGGCGCGAACGTTGTGCTGGAGCACCAGCCGGTGCTCTCCATCTCCAGCGTGTTCAACGACACGACGAGCCTCCCGATCACGGCCGGGAACTACCTCCTGGTGACGGACGCCGGTGACCTCTCGGGGTCGACCTCGGCCCAGGACGCTCTGATGGTCATCGGCGGCGCGTCGCCGGGCGACACGCTGATCATCAACTACGTCAGCAACGGGCTACTGGAGGACATTCAGTTCTTCTTCGCTGAGGACGACGCGAACGCCGTCCCGTCCCGCGATTTCCTGACCCGGACCGCGACCCAGGTGCCGATCGACGTTGGCTGCACGGTGGTCCTCACGTCCGAAGCCGACTTCGGTCAGGTCGAGGCCGCGATCACCGACGCGGTGGCCGGATACATCGACAACCTGACTCTGGGCGCCGAGATCAAATACGCCCAGGTCTTCGACCTGGTCAAGGAGACGGTGGGCGTCGACGACGTGCGCCCGCTCGACCTCCTGGCCAGGCGCGGGGAGGCCACGGCCGCGACCGTGTTCCTCGCGCGCAACGAGTTCCCGCTGACCGGGACGATCACGGTGAAGCAGGCGAAATAACCATGGCGATCATCGACCTTAAAATCAATCTGCCCGAGCGCCAGAACGAGTTCTTCAACTCGATGGCCGGGCTCTTGCCCAAGCAGATTTTCAACGTGGACCCTGAGTTCATGATCCCGCGCATCGAGCCCGTGTCCATCAACGGGACGGTGGTGCCGCTCGCCACGGTCAAGGTGTTCATCAACGGGCTCGACCAGTCCCCGGTCCCGGACATCGTCGCCGATTCGCTCGGCGCCTGGTCCGCGAGCGTCCTGCTCACCCCTGGCCAGAACACTATCCAGGTCCAGTTCTTCCCCCCGGAGATTCAACAGCAGATCGACGATGCGTTCGCCCCCGGGTTCACGGAGCAGAATGTGCTCACCCATCCGACCCTGTTCTCGGCCTACGCGCTCGGCGCGCCGGTCGCGGACCTGGTCCTGGACGGCACCGACCTGTTCATTGGCGGCACGGCCGGGATGGGCACGAACCTGCTCGTGAAATACGACATCACGACCGGGATCGGCGTGTTCCGCGCCTACGGCACCGCGTCCCCCGCCTCGGGCCAAGCCCGGTTCATGGCCGTGGACTCCAACTGGCTCTACATCAGCCAGACGATGAGCGACGCCTCGATCAAGCTCAGCCGCTACGACAAGGCGCTCAGCGCGCGCACCGACCTGGCTTACGGCACGGTGCCCAACGCGCTGCACGCGGACGGCACGTTCCTGTGGGTCGTGCGCGACACGGGCAGCGACTCCAAGCTGTCCAAGGTCGACCCGGCAACGATGACGATCTCGGGCAGCGAGATCAGCATCAAGAACGGAGCGCTTTCCGAGCTTTTTATCAAGCACAACGCGATGGCCGACGACGGGACATACCTATACATCCCGACCTCGCGCCTTCTCGCTGGCGATAGTCCCGGAAACAGCATCACGGCCGGGTCACCGGACCTGGGCGCCAACCTCATATTCTGGTGGCTGCTCTTCCACCGCAAGATCAGGAAGTCGGACATGGCCGACATGGGCAACCTGACGACGTATTCGACCCAGAATTTCTCGGACGATGCGGACATGATCGCGAAGAACTCGCTGATCAAGACCGGCGGTTACTTCTACTCCCTGGCCCTGTGCAACCCGGGCAAGGTGATCAAGCTCCAGGAGGGCGTGGTCGACGGCCTGCCCGCGCTGGCGCCGATCGACGTGATCCCGCTGCCTTTTGACACGACGGCGAGCATGGACGCCCTGGTCCCGAAGATGGAATTGGGGCCGGACAGCCGCCTCTACGTCGTGGGGAACGGGGCCATGGCCAGGTTCACCCCGGGCTCAGCGTCCATCGAGTGGTTACCGCGCGGCGCGATCCGAATCGACGCGACGCTCAACGACGTGGCGGTGGTCGACGACATGATCACGACGCGCGCGGTAGCCGCCCCGATCGCGATCTTCGCGGACCGGGCCGACACGTTCACGATCGTGACCCCGGCCTCCGCCCCGTCCAACGTGCGCTGCCACTTCAACAACACGCACACGGGGATGGGCATCGGATGGGACCCGATGGCTGAGGCCACCGGTTTCATCGTCGAGCAAGCGGTCAACCTCGGCGCGTTCTCCGAGGTGAAGCGCGAGTATTTCGGCAACGGTTGCTTCGTCCAGAGCAGCTTGCTGCCCACGTTCCACTCTGGCGACGATCTGCGCTACCGGGTCAAGGCCTTCAACCAGGTCGGGACCTCGGTCGCGTCGGCCGAGGCCGTGTTCAGCGTCCCCTACCTGACGCCGCCTCTCGGGGACTGCACGAACCTGCTCCTGACCAGCGTCGTGGGCTCGAACGTGACCGTGCACTTCGACGACGGGGAGATCACGCTCGGCGGCCCGATCAACTCGACGACCAACCGGCCGCACGTCCTCTTCCTCTACAGGTCCCCGGACGGGCTGACAAACTGGACCCAGGTCGCGGCCCGCTCCATGATCCCGGACAACGTGCAGCCGGACGGGACGCCGGTGGGCGGAGCCTTCACCTATAACCCGAGCACGAGGGCCGACCAGCAGGTGACGATGGTCGACACCACGGCCACGGTCTACCCTTACTTCTACCGCGTGCGCGCCGAGCAGCGCGACGGCCCCAGCCTCAGCTTCCCGAGCTTCGTCTACGGCCCCGGCGCATACTCGAACGTGATCCAGGTGGACGCCCCGCCCGCGACCCCGACCGGCGTGTTCTGGGAAGCTGGCTGGGAGGGCGCGTTCATCGGCTGGACTCCTGGGGTCGGCGGCGGGATCGTCACCGGCTACACGGTCAAGAGGAGCACGGACAACAGCGTGAGCTACCCCGTGAGCTTCCCGCTCGGCAACGTGACGAGCTATCACGACACGACCGCGTTCGGAAACGCCCAGGTCCGCTACGACAAGATATTCGCCAGCGGCCCGGGCGGGAACTCCGCCGACTCGCCGATCCAGGGCGGCGCGTTCAGCCTGGCCCCGGTCTACCACGAGATCAAGGTCACGAACATCGGGAGCAGCGGCGGCCCGCTCCTGCTCGACGGCTCATTCGCCTACTACGTCTCGGGCGACGCGAGCAGCGTGAACGTGGTGATCACCAAGATCGACCTGTCCGACTCCTCGATCAGGACTCAGAACCTGTCGGTCTACATCCCGGTCGGGACGTTCACCACGGTTGGCGCCGCGATCATGATCGGCGGCTATATCCACATCCTGATCAAGGATCAGGGCGAGGCCAACTCCAGGATCATCAAGATCGACCCGTCGAACCTGACCCAGGTCGCGACACTGGCTCTGACCAGCGGGAACGGGAACCACAACCTGATCACGGACGGAACCAACTGCTGGGCGACCAACGGTCCGAACGGCTCGGTCAAGATCACCCAGTTCGACCCGAGCACGATGTCCAACGTCCTGACTGGAGCGTCGCTCGGCGCCGGTCTCAACGTGGGCGGAGGCACCGCGTTCGGCGCCGGGCTGTTCATCACGACCCACAACTTCAACACGGCCACGGACCAGGTGCACCGGATCAACCAGGCGACGCTCGCGATCGACCAGAGCGCCGCGACCAGCGCCGTAACCTTCCCCGACTACATGGTCAACGACGGATCGAACGTCTACTTCCACGGGACGAACGGGGCTCAGGGCAGGATCGAGAAGTTCTCGACCGGACCGCTCACGTTCGTCGCGAGCACGGCCGACCTCGGGTCCAACGGAGTCACGAGCCTTGTCTACGACAGCGGGAGCAGCGCCATCTACCTGGCCCACAGACAGACGGCGCTGGTCGGCGGCACATTCAACAGCATCATGAAGGTGAGCAACGCGCCCGCCTTCGTCTCGGCCATCTCTCAATCCCATTTCAACCAAGGACAGAAGGATGGGGCGAAGACGGATGGCACCTACGTCTACCTGTCGAACAACGGCGGCTACGTCGCCAGGGAACTGATCAGCGCGTTCTAAGAGGAATCTATGGCAACCCCACTCAGGAAGCTCAACGAAGTCGTGGCCGGACTGCTCAAGCCGCAGTCGTTCACCGCCAGTCTCGGGGCGGCGACCGACGACGCGGTGTGGGCCACGGCCGTGCCCAACATCAAAAACGGGAACACGATGCTCATCCTCCCGGGCCCGGCCACGAACCAGATCGTGAATAAGGCCAGTTCCATCGTGATGACCGTGCCGCTCGCCGGGTTCGTCGAGATCAAGGCTGCGGTCGACACCGCGATCACGAGCGTGACCTCGATCCCGCCCGGCGCGCGCAACGACGGGACGAACTACTTCTTCTCCGAGTTCATCACCTGGGGCGAGACCGTGGTGCTTCTCTCGGGAAGGTTTAACCACATCTACGTCGTCTACGACGTGTCGCAGGCCAACAACTTCGCCCTGGCCGTGATCTCGAACAACAGCGCGGCCGACCCGAGCCCCGCTCTGCTCTCGAACCTGGGCGTGACGGTCAGCGCGCGCCAAGCCATGTGCTTCGTCGACCCGACCGGGCTCGTCACGCTGCTCCAGACCTACCCGGCGATCTTCGGAACGGCGGTGAGCGTCGGTGCCGACGCGCCGACCGAGTTCGCTGACTGGGCTGGCGACTTCACCCCGACCCCGTCCAATGTGATCACCACGACCTTCACGTTCCCGGCCGGGACCGGGACCGGGGCCGTGGGCCAGTTGGCGGTCAAGCTCGGCGCGGACATCGTGGCCTTCCTCCCGATCTCGCCACAGTTGCTCAAGGACGCGGATGTGCCGGTCGTCTTCAAGTGGAACCTGATGGTCGGAGAACCCGGAGTGTTCCTGCCCTAATCCTATGTCCACACCCAGAAACCTGACGCCACAGACGCTCACGACCTCGAACGTGCTGCTCCAGGTCTACCTCCTGGCCGTCCAGATGGAGGACGCCCAGAGCGAGATCGACCGCGTGCGCCAGGACCGGAACATCGCGACGGCGCGCGGCGATACTCTCCAGGCAAACTGGGGCACGCTCCTGGAGGTGTCCTTCGACCCGAGCTTCACCGTCGACCAGTATCGGAACATCCTCCTCGGCCTGATCAAGGCCAGGATCGGGGCGCCCACGCGCCAGTCGATCAAGGACACGGTTCTCGCGTTCGCGCCCACGGCCCAGATCGTGATCCGCGACTACTTCAACGACTCGGGCAACTTTGTGGGCCCGGACCCGGCCACGTTCTTCACCCTTAACAGCACGGCGCCCGGCAACGTGTGGAACGGGGTGAACACCGTGTGGATGCCCGGACAGCTTCTACGCCAGTTGGGTTTCGACCAATACGGGTCCCAGGTCCAGGTCGTGAGCGTCGGGGACCCGGCGGACATCGAGTTCTTGCACTTCGTTCCTCAGGCATTGGAGTTCGTGCGCCCCGCGCACCAGTTCCTCGCCCTTACCTTTCAGCAGGAGATCGTGGGACCATGAGCGACATCAGACCTCGCCGCCTCGGAAATCTTTGGTCGCTGCACACCGACCAGACCGGAAACCCTAATGAGGTCGACACCTTCCAGGTGCTGACCGCCGCGACCATCACCGGCGTGACGAACGGCGGCACGAACTTGAGCATCGCGATCACGGACCCGAACGCGGGCGCCGACCTGTTCAAGTATACCTACATCGTTCAGCGCTCCTTCGACGGCTCTCCGTTCACCACGATCTACGAGCGCGAGGCGGGCGTGATCCTCGCGACGCTGGAGGACCAGGTGATGTTCGTCCTGAGCGCGACGGTCACGCTCCCGGACGGCAGCCAGGTGACCCTCAGCCCGTCGATCGCGACCTATGTCACGATGCCGGTGACCCCTGGATTCAACCCCGTAGTGGGCGCGACGCCCGCCTCCGTCCTGTTCGACACCGAGGTCCTGCGCCCGGACGGCCACAGCCAGGTGCTGCCCACGGGCACGATCATCATCCTGCCCGCAGGAACGAACTGGACTTCGGTCGCGACCCCGCTCGGCCACGACTACGCCTACAAGGTCCAGATCAAGAACAAGTTCATGACCACCGCGTTCTCGAACACGGACAACGCGGCTGTGGCCAGCGGGTTCACGGCCCAGACCCAGGCGGCGCCCACCAGGCTCAACAACGAGGTCACCATCTCGTGGGTCGATCCCAACGTCTACGCCACCGGCCAGAGGATCGAAATCTGGAAGGACGTGGACGGCTTCGGATTCTCGCTGCTCACGGTCCTGACCAAGACGGCGGCCCCGATGCCCACGTCCTACGTCGAGGCCTTCGACTTCCTGACCCTGGTCCCGGCCACCTACAGCTACAAGCTGAGGGCGGTCTCGACCGTGCCGCGCGACACCGGACCGTTCTCCAATACCCAGAGCATCGTCGTGAACTTCACGCTACTCCAGTTGACGGCCCTGACCGCGACCCCGGCGCTCGGCGACACGCAGATCAATCTGGCGTGGACCGACCCGAACCCGCCGCTCAACGAGGCGGGCGTCTACGTCGAGCGCGCGGTGACCTCCACCGGCCAGTTCCAGAGGATCGCGACGCTCGCGGCGGGCACCACGAGCTACAACGACGTGTTCCCCACGGTCCCGGGACAGACCTACGCCTACCGGGTGACGGCGTTCAACGCGCTGCACCCCGGCCCCTGGTCCGCGACCGCCCTGGCCACGACCAGCCTCCTGACCCCGGCGATCACGGCTCTCACCCAGCTTTCGGACGTGGGCGTTCGCGTCTTCTGGACCGACGCGAACGCCCACGCGACGGCCTACGAGGTGCAGCGCTCGATCAACGGCGGCGCGTTCTCCATCGTGGGAACTCCCGGCGGCGGAGACCGCCAGTTCGACGATCTCGTGGCCCTGTCGATAGGCGACACGGTCGCCTACAAGATCAGGGCGTCCAACGCCTTCGTCACCGGCGCGTTCTCCACGATCGTCAGCCTGATCATCGACAGGACGCTCGTCGCGTCCATCAACGTCACCCCCTCGTTCATCAGGTTCGGGGTCGTGAACGTGACGTGGACCGGTCTGAACAGCGGCAACCGGGGTGTCAACCTCTTCCGCTCGATCAACGGGGCGGCTCCCATCCAGATCGCGACGCTGCCCAAGGACGCGAGGAACTACGTCGACCAGTTCCAGACGATCCCGGGGCAGGTCTACGCCTATCAGGTCCAGGACTTCAACAACCAGGAGACGGGTCCGCTCTCCGCCTACGGAGTCACGAGCAGCCCGCTCGACGGACCGGTCAGCCTCCAGATTGCGGCAGTGATCCCGCCAAACCAAGTAACGCTCCAGTGGACGACCTTCACCCTTCCCCAGTCGACGAACGAGGACTATATCTCGATCGAGCGATCGTTTGCGGGCGGCGGGTTCTCGGAGATCGCGCGCGTGGCCTTCGGCCAGAGCCCCACGTTCGTCGCGTCGACGGCGGGCGGCGTGCCCGGAGCGATCGTCAGCTTCAGGGTCCGCAAGGTGAAGCAAGCATACACGATCTTCGGAACGGTCCCGGTCCCGACCAACCTCGGCGACTACTCGGAGACCGTGTCGACGGTCGCCGCCCTGTCCGTGCCCACGGCCGTGACCGTGACGCGCGCGGTCGCGGGCGTCAACCACATCGCGTGGACCGACACGAACACGTTGGCCACCGGGTTCAAGGTCTTCCGCCAGATCACGATGCCCGGCGGCGTGGCCAGCCCGCTGCTCCAGATCGCGACGATCAACGACGCGGCGGCCAGGTTCCACGACGACACGGTCGAGTCCACGGCCGGTGAAATCTTCACCTACGCGATCTTGGCGTTCAACGCCCAGACCTCGTCCATCTTCTCCGGCTACGGGACGCTCACTGCCAGGTTCAAGGCTCCGCGCATCGAGCTTGAGCAGCCGACGCGGAACATCGTGACTCTGACCTGGGCCACGACCATCGGGTCCGGCGCGGCCGGGGACAAGGTCCAGCTTCTGCGGAGCCTGAACGGGGCCCCGGCCACCGTTATCTTCCAGCAGAACTTCCCGTTCTTCTCCGGCTTCCTCTACAGCGACACGCCGGTCGCGGTCGGGGACGAAATCGTCTACTCCGCGCGCTACACGTCGGCGATCGAACTCGGGCCCACGTCTCAGCCCCAGTCGATCACCGTTGGCGACATCGTGAACACTCCGCTCGGCAACATCAAGCAGGTCCGCATCCATGGCGCGCGCAACAAGTTCGTGCAGCGCGACGTGTTCGCCGTGGGCCTGGGCGGCATCGCGAAGATCAGCTTCGATCTGGCCGGTGACCCGGTTGTCACGTCGAACACCAACCCGCCGGTGACCAACGCCTACTCGGGGATCGCCGGGGACCAGACGCGGCTCGTGGTTTTCACGGGCGCGACGCCCGGGACCGGGGACGCGGTGCTCGTCGACGCGACGAACCTCAGCGTCGTGACCTCAGTGCCAGACACGTCGAACGACCTCTACACCTACGGGGGCGGCGCCTTCACCTTCGGCCAGGCGCAGATCGACTACTACGCGGACATCGAGAGCGCTCCATACTTGGACGGGGCGACGGGCGACTACGCGGGCTGGGGGCTCGTCAACTTCACGCCGATCTTGAACATGAACGGTAACTTCCCGCTCCGGCTGGTCCCCTGGTCGTCGACGCTCACCGGTATCAACCTGTCCTCGGCCTACAACAGCGGGACGACCGGCGGCCAGACGACGGTCGCCACCCCGTTCTCCATCTCCACGATCCTGCCCCGGAGGCTGGAGAACCTGAACGGCGACTGCGCGTTCTGCGTCCAGACCGGAGTCAACGCGACGACCGTGTTCCGCGCCCAGCGGTTGCAGAACAGCTACTACAAGCTGATCGACATACCGGGCCGGGTCGTGGACATCGTGTCGGACGGAGTGGCCAAGCTCTTCGCGCTCACGCTGCGCGGGGAAATCTACCTGATCGACATGCAGTTTAACCCGACGAACCCGTCGTTCAATATCATCGGGCGCGTTCCTGGCACGCCGATCAACACGAACGGAGACCTCGTCGACTTGACCACCGACTTCATGTCCATGGAGTTGATGGCCAACCGTAAGATCGCGGTCGCGGTCGGGTCCCACACCAGCGTCCAGAAGCTGAGCGGCGGGTTCCAGAGCCAGAGCCGCATCTACATCTTCAGCGCGCCCGGCATCTTCACGACGACCGGGACGCTGACCCTGTCCAAGACCATCTCCTCGATCGAGAAGATCAGGGGCCTGGCCTTTGACGGGATGAAATACGTCTACGCTCTGTCCAACGACAACCAGTTCCGCCTCATTCGGTTCGACGCCGGATTCTAGGAGAAGAAGACCATGGCCGGATTGACCAATACGATCGAGATCACGAGAGCGGGCAGAAGCCTGATCTCCAAGCTGATGAAGGGCACCGCCCTGTCCGGGATCAGCCACGTCGCCGTCGGGCGCGGCGTGGGCGGCGCCTATTCCCCGTTCGGCACGAATAGCCGCGTGGGAAACAACTTCGAGATGACGATGGCCGGGACCGGACCGGTCGTGGTGCACAACGACTTCCCGGTCTATAACTTCACTGCGAACGGGGTGCCCAACTCCTTCTACTTCATCCAGCAGGCGAACCCGAACGTGGACCTGGCTCTGGCCTTCGGCCCGAACCCGACGGGCAGCGAAATCCTCCAACAGAACCACTTCAACCACCTGTTCCTTGTCCACACCGGGACCTCGGGCATCTACGGGATCGGTGACGTGCTCAACATCCCGACGGGGAGCCCCGTGCCCCCGGCGGCGCCCGCCGACTATATCATCTACATCGGCTACGTCGAGTGCGACACCACGGTCAAGACGTTCATGAACGTGGCGCGCATGTATGACGAACTCGGACGGACGACGAACGTGACCGTCGACTTCCTGGGCGACCGGGCGATCAACGGGATCACGACCCTGGAGTTCTTGCAGCCGAACCTGCTGGACATCAGCACGGAGCCCAACCCGTCGGTCCTCGTCCGCGCGCCGTTCTCGCTCGGCGTCAACGACACGATCCGCGAGATCGCGGTGCTGGGCGACAACGGAAACGACATTCTGGCCTGGGGACGACTGATCCCGGGCACGGCGATCACTCCCGGTCAGGGCATTTTCGTCCGCTGGGCACTCGGATTCTAAGGAGACATGACTATGACCCTCAGCAGAAGGACGTTCGTCGAAGGCAAGCGCTACGAGACGGTGCTGTTCCAGGAGAACACGCACCCCGGCGACTTCGAGATGGTGGAGTTTCAGGACTACCAGAACCGCGAGCGCGAGGCTCTGGCCCAGAACCTGTTGATCGACGGGTTCTTCGGCGACTCGTTCAAGGTCGTGGGCTCCGGGCTCTCGAACGCGGTGAACGTCACCCCCTCAGGCTCCGGCGGCTACTCCATGGGCAGGCGCCTGATCCTGCCGGACACTCTTCACCCTCTGGTCCTCGGCCAGTTCGTCTACAACATGGCGATCGCCACGCCGACGACCAACCGCACTGACCTCGTCTACCTGGACATCTTCATGGAGACGGTGAACGCGACGATGGACCCCGACATCCAGGACCCGGTTCTCGGCCCGAGCGCGCTGCGCGAGCGCATCCGCTACAACTTCGCGGTGAGCCAGAACGCGACGAGCACCACGGTCCCAACGCTGCCCGTGGGCCACGTCGGCCTACCGCTGGCGATGATCACCCGCCGCGCGTCGGACCCGGCGATCAACGCGGAGGACGTGCTGGACGTGCGCCCGCTCGCCGCGCTCAACCCACAGTTCAAGCCCGCGAACACGCTGATCGTATCGCCCGTGGGTGGAGACTTCAACGACCCGGTGGCCGCGATCAACAGCCTCATCGGCCAGACCGGGGTCAACGATCGGTGGACGATCCTGGTCATGCCCGGAATCTACACGATCACCACGCCGCTCGCGTTCAACGACCCCTACGTCAGCCTGGTGGGCGTCGACCCCGAGTCGTGCGTGATCCAGGGGTCGTTCTCCGGCCTCTCGGCCGCGAGGATCGGCGTCGACCACATCACGATCAAGAACCTGACCCTGGACTACGTCTCGGGCAGCGGATCGCACTCGACGACCGTGTTCATGACCGGAGACTTCATCGCGACGCTTGAGAACCTGATCCTGGCCCCGTTCTACTACGCGGAGAACGCGGTCAACGCCTTCTCCGGGATCAGCACGCTGCTCGGCGGCACGGTCACGATCCGCAACTGCGTGGTCTACGCCCAGAACTCCAGCACCGTGGCGTCGCTCGAAGTCGGAGCCTCTGCGGTAGTCGACGTGATCAACTGCCAGTTCACGGCGGCGACCACCGACGCGATGAGCGTGGCGAACGGCGCGATCCTGACCATGACCAAGTGCTCGTTCGTCAGCACCCGCTCGCTGATCGTCTCGTCCGGCGCGATGACCGCTGTCGACTGCTCGTGGACGAACGCCGTGCTCAAGGCGTTCCCCGTCACCGGCGACCCGGTCATGACCTTGACCACGGGCGTGATCAACACGATGGTCAACTGCCAGGTCCTGGGCCTGGGCGCGGCCGGGAGCAAGGTGGACACCACCCTGCTCTGGACCAACGTCTACTGCGGCTCTCAGTTCAGCACGAGCGGCGGTGGCACGTCCGTGTTCGACAACGTGGACTTCGCCAACGGCCTGGACATCAACGGGACCGCGTCCAGGCTCATCAACTGCCGGTTCGGCGGCGCGGCGGGCTGGGCGATCGGCGGGAGCAACGGCGAGTCGCTGATCATCCGGGGAACCGTCACCCCGCTGGTCAAGGACTGCAAGTTCGACTCGTCGAAGGCCATCCTGGTCCTCGGCGGGACGCCGACGATCGTCCACTGCCGCTTCTACGCGAACAACGGCGGCGCTCGGGTGATCAACGTCCTTAGCTCGTCGACCGACGTGGTGGTCACCGGCTGCTCGTTCAAGCTCGACGCGAGTTGGGCCCTGTCCTCCCCGATCTTCATCGGGGCGAGCGGGGGCAGCGCGCGCTTCACCTTCACCCAGAACCACGTCGAGGGATCGGCCGCCGGGCAGCCGGACTACGTCCTTCGGGGCTCGTCCGGGACCGGCGCCGACCTGTTCGCCGGGGCCAACACGAGCACGGCTGGCGCGCTGCGCGAGCCCACGACGATCACTGTGTTCACGAACATCGCGCAGAACCCGTAAGGAGAGGGCCATGGACATCGGGAAGATGATCGAGACGGGCAAGAACGTGTTCAAGCTGCTGACCGGGAAGTCCGAAGAGGGATACATCCCTCAGAAGACCCCCGTGGTCGGGAGCCACGCCATGCCCGCCGCGCCCACGGCCCAGGACCCGGCTCTGCCCAGGGCGGATGTCGACCTGTCGCCGCATTTCGGGCTCTTCGAGTTGACGAAGACGAACAACGCGGCGCTCCAGTCCAAGAACCGGTTCCTGACCGACGCCCAGTTGAAGAAGGCCCGGGAGCTTGCCGCGCTCATGGAGCAGATCAGGACGATCATGGGCTGCGCGATCGACGTGCACAGCGGCTACCGGTGCCCGGACCTCAACGCTGCGACGGCCAAGGCCGCGACCAAGAGCCAGCACATGTTGTTCGAGGCCTGTGACTGGTCACCGGCCGGGCCCGACACCGTGGAGTCGATCGAGGCCGCGTTCCAGAAGGTGCTGGCCGCCGCGAAGCGCGGAGAGATCAAGTTCGGCCAGTTGATCGTGGAGCAGGCCAATCGCGGCTACTCCAAGTCGATCTGGATTCACGTCAGCCTGGGCCGCCCTTACCGGGACCCGGCGCGCTGCGGCGAGGTCCTGCGGATGGTGGAGAAGGACGGGGAACAGGTCTACACCCTGATCGAGAGGCTGGCATGAGCGAGCAGACGAGGCAGAGGCTGGCCAGCGCCCGCGCCTGGTGCGTCAAGGAGGGCGGAGACTACATCCAGAACCTGGTGCGCGACCTCAAGTCGCTGCGCTCGATCTGGTGCTACGTCATCCTCGCGCTCTACACCTGGATCGCCTGCTACATGACGCTCTACCACGCGGACACCTGCGGCGTGGCCGTGATCTACGCGACGGCCGGGCTCGCGGGCACCGCGTTCACCGGCTACGTCATCGCGTCGAACTCCGAGAAGAAGATGGCAAACCAGTTCCCGGCCTACTCGGCGCCAGGCGCCGTGCCCAAGGTCGGGGACAAGATGGGACCGGAGGCGGACAATGGATGACCTGCTGAGGAAGATCGAGCGGATCGCGTTGGCCGCCGCGCTGATCGCCGCCGCGTTCTACGCCCACATGTTCAACGGGGAGCGCGCGCTCCGCGAGCAGCGCGAGATCGCGGAGAAGGGCCTGCCGCCCGGGGTCCTCGCCCAATACGTCCTGGAGAATCGCAAGCTCACCGAGATGGTGAGGAACGCCCAGGGCAAGACCGAGGTCCGCGTCCGCTACGTCCCGGACGAGGCCAAGGTCACGGTCTTGACCAAGGAGCGGAACGAGGCGATCGCCCAATATCAGGCGCTCCTGGAGAAGCTGAAGAACGCGAAGACCCCGGACGAGGTCAAGCGGATCGAGGACCAGTTGAAGACCGTGTCCGACGGACTGAACAAGCCGCCGGAGGTGATCTTCCGCGACTGGGGTCTGACCTCGCGCTTCGGCTACGGCCTGGCGTTCAGCCCCGGGCACAAGCTGGACCTCTACGTCCGCGACGGGATGAAGCTCAGCGTTCCAATCAGCCCGCAACTCGACTGGAAGTGGGGCTACTGGGGCCGCTACTCAGGCCTGATCCAGGCGAACATGTTCTATGTCGGACCGGAGTTCACGAGGCACATCGACGACGTGACGCCGCGCTGGCTGCACATGAACAACATGGAGTTCGGCGTGAGCGGGGGCAAGGAATGGAAAGGCGGTTGGGCCGTGGGCACCAACCTGCGAAGCAACTTCTAGGAGACGAAAATCCTCATGGATAACATCAAAGGCAAGAAAATTCTGCTCGACCCGATGGGCGGGCTCTACAACGACGAGCGCATCCGCGAATGGCGCTACCAGAAGAAGCCGGTGGCCGGAATCCCCGGCGACATCATCACGTCGGAGGTCGCAGCCGCGTCCTACGACATCCTGCGCGTGGTGGGCGCCGACGTGTTCGCCACCCGCTGCCTGCGCCGCTCGACCCAGGAGGTCGGCGAGTCGCGGCAGCCACTGTTCCACGAGAGCGCCGGGCAATACCTTCGCTACTGCCGCGTGCGGCCGTCGCTACGCGAGGACAAGAACAGTGAGCATCTGCCGCCGCGCATCTGGAACGACGGGCAGACGAGCCTGGAGCGCGACGCCCAGGCCCGCATCAACTTCGCCAAGCACATCGGGGCCGAACTCCTGATCGCCATCGACCTGACGAACTACGCGACGGACGAGGGCCTTGAGGTCAGGCACAACGGTGTGGGCGAGGCCCAGGACCTGGCGGAGAGCGTGATCCGCGAGGTGGCGAAGCGAACGCGGCGCAAGCCCAGGCCGGTTGGCCCGCTGCTCGACGAGGAGAAGATTTACTCCGGGCTCGCGATCCCCGCGCTGGTCCTTAACTGCGGCTCGACCTTCGATCCGTTCACCGTCCGGCTCCTGAAGCAGGTCTGGTATCGGGAATACATCAGCCTCGGCATCTTCGCGGGCATCTGGAAGCACTACGTCGAGCCGGTCGACGCGATTGCGCGCTAATTGCACGGGAATTGCTGAATCGGAGCAATCCAAATTCAGCAATCAGGCAAATAAGATCAGCGCACTGATCTTATTTGGTGAATAAATTCATGAATGAATAGGCCATATTCACGGCCTGAATGATTACGGCGATTCTCCGTCGGAGATCGCGCATAAACTGACTGACGGAGGTGAATATGTCCACTCCCTTATTCATGCTTGAGGACCTGAGGAAGGCGCGTTACTACCTGCGGCGCTACGCTGGCGATTCCAAATGCCCGGGCAGGCTCGGTTACCACAACGCGATGAGCGGCCAGATCGCGGAGACCGAAGAGGACCCGACCAAGGACTGGACCGGGTCCCGGCCGCCCGAGGTGGACACGGCGGACCCGCGCTGGCCCGCGCGCTGCGAGTGCGGCTACGAGTTCGCCGAGGTGGACAACCGCCAGGTCTTCGCCCACGGCGTCTACCGGCGCCAGGACACCGGCGAGATCATGACGTGGGAGGACGCGCCGGGCGGGGCGGTCCGGGACGCCACCTGGTGGCCGGACAAGGGCCAGGACGGCCACGGCTGGGTGATCAAGCTGCCGACCGGCGAGGAGTGGATGACCGAGGGCAAGGCCGGGAACTGCCAGTGCCCGCCGAGCCCTGAGCACCGCTGTTGGTCGCGGTCCGGGCCCGTGCTCAAGCTCACGGTCAGCCCGTCGATCGCCACGCCCAAGTGGCACGGCTGGCTGCGGGACGGGGTCTTGACCTCCTGCTGACGACCTGCTATCCTCTGGGCAACACACCCGCCCTGCGCCCCGGACTCGCGGTCGATCGACCCGGGGGCACACTGGGCGGGTTTTCTTTTGTATCAGGCGTGAGACACTTCGACCGCGAGCGTATCACTTCCCGCCGATTCTGATACACGACGGGCCACCACGCGCTCCAGACCCCGGGCCTGGCGCTCCGCCTTGCGCTGGGCGGTCTGCAACCGCTTGATCCTGGTGCCCAGGGCCTTGACCCTGGCCCGCGCGCGCTCCAGGCGCCACTCCGGTGTCTTCTTCCGCTCCTTGAGCGCCAGGCGCCTGTCCACGGCCCTCTGCGCGGCGGCCTGGGCCTTCTGGGCCCGGACGTGGCCCTTCCTGACCTGGGCGAAGCGCGCGGCCTCCTCCGCCCTGATCTGGGCGAAGATCGGCGGCAGGTAGCGCATAGCCCTGGTCTCAATCGCGAGCTTGATCATGCACTTCTTGAAGGTCGCGCGGTGCCCGTTCCCCTCCAGGTGAATCCAGTCGTAGACGTGCGCGATCTCGTGCAGGATCAGGCCGAGAGAGCAGCTATGCCTCCAGGACGGGAGCCTGATCCGCCGCTGCATGACGAACGCCCGGCCGCCGCCGCGCGTGTCCAGGTCGACGCGCAGGTCCTTGATCCCGAAGCGCTTGGCCAGGTCGACGGCCACGCGGCGCCGGTGCTCATACGCGATCTTCACCGCGTAGTGCCACTTGAACTGACGATGCTCCCAGGCATAGACCTTGTCAGCACCCATGGGCTACCTCTTGAGATCGCGAGACAGGCTCGCGATCTTGGCGGGCAGGTCGATGTCCACGACCATCACGGTCTTGCGTCGGTCGGCCTTCGCGATCCGCAGGTGCTTCTCCATGAGGATCATCACCTCGCGGTCGAGCGCGTCGATGTAGGACTTCGACACCTTCATCCCGCGCTCGTTGATGAACCGCCGGACCTTGGATTTCTGAACGTAGAGTAGTCGAGCCATTCTGTCCTCCTGTTGATACTGTAGTATGAACATCTACCACAAGTATAACAGATGACCATTTTCAGAATGACCGAAAACGGGCTGTTTTCGACATGCTCAACCCAATTCCTCGTCGAGAAAATTTTTTACTTTCTTTTTACTTGACAGGTTTACGATGGGCTAGGTGGCAAAACGAAGGCCTCGATCATCGTCGATCGAGGCCTTTTTCCTCACTTTTGGTCACGAGATCGCAGGGAGCAACCCGGGCCGATGAGGAAGCAGATTATACCAGAATCAGGAGAACTTCCCCTGCTGCTGCTGATAGAACGCGATCACGACGCGCGCGCGATCCTCGGGCCAGCGCAGCGTGTGGTTCTTGCCGTGCCGGTCCGGCTTCGGGATGCGCTTGTCCTTGATCAGCCGGAAGAAGTAGGTCTTCGTCCAGCCGGTGAGGATCGACATGTCGTTGATCGTGAAGCCGAGTTCCTTGCGCTCCTTGATCTTGGCGTCGAACTCTTCGCGATAGGCGAGATCGAGCTTCGCGGCGTGCCGGGCCATCTCAGCCTGGCTGATGGGTTTGGTCGTGGTCTGCATAGGCTTTCCTCCAAATTTTGATTCACCGAACCAGGGTCGCTTCGCCCCGTGCTTCTTGATCCTGGCGATGATCTTGCGAACCGCCTGATACGTCCCTGCGCTCATGCTCATCCCTGGGCCGGTGCTTCCTTCTGCTGATCCTGCTCGATCAGGTAGACCTGCCCCTCATTGTCGTTGATCACGAGCACGGCATACTGGTTGAACGAGGAGCGGATCGAGTCGGCCACCGCGTCCAGGACATCGGAGTCCACGCCCCTGATCTCGACGGCGAACGATTGCTCATTGAACAGGGTCATGCGCCCGGTCTGCGGGTCCTTCCCGTGATAGCGGCCCTGGAATAGGTTACCCATCGAGTAGGCGGGGATCACACGATCCTCCTCGCCCATCTCCGGCGCCCGGAGCTTCTGCTCCACGGTGTCGATCGCGTTCTCGACCTTGGTCGAGCGCGTGAAGTAGCGCTGGACCAGGCTGTCGATCAGGGCGCGGACCCGGCCCATGAACCCGGCGTCCGACTGCACGTTCACGTCGGCCGACACCACGATGGTCCCGCCGCTCTTGAGCACGGTCTTCCTGAATGGGCCCGCGACCTTCTCCAGGGCGTTGATCGACAAGGCCCAGGCGCGGGCCTGGACCGCCGTCGCCTGCCGGAACTCGATCTGGCCGTCCGGGCCCCGGCGCCCGATGAACCGGGCGTGGACCAGCGGGTGCTGGGCGCCGGTCAGCAGGTCGAAGCCGCTGACGCGCAGAGCCATGAGCCCCTTGCTCCCGGCGGTGCTCGCCAGGTAGCGGTTCTTGTCCCCCTGAGCCGGGCTGCTGAGCAGGCCCGCGCGTTCGGAGCCCTCGCGCCGTCGCTTCCAGAAGTCGAAAAGTCCCATGGTCATCACCTCTTGACAAAGATTCTACAAATTAGCTCACGGGGTCAACGGGCTCTTGTCGTTTCTGACCTCGGCCAAGAGCAAGCTCTGCCGGATCAGTTCGTCCCCAGACTTGTTCACGGTCAGGGTCGTGGGCGTCGTCTCCTCGGGCGTGCGCGTCCCCTTGTGCCGGGAGACGTATCCGAGTTCGACCAGCAGATCGACGAACGGCCTCTCGTAGTCGAAGAGGCTCAGGTAGGCGTTGCGCTCGTGGATATGGCCGCCGCCCGTGTGCATCACGACCTTGGACATCCCGTAGGTCGGGGAGCCGACGGTCATCTTGGTGCCCGCCGGGTCCAAGGACCAGGCGCGCAGCGTCTTGAGCGTGCGGACGACGCGCGGGTTGGTGATCACCGGATGGGTCAGGCACTCGCCGCTGTCGCCAGCCACGATGTGGTAGTCGCACTGATACCAGTCCTTGTTCTCCTTCATCGTCTTCACGCACTTCGGGCACATCGGAGTCCCGGTCTTGGTCGCCATGGTCTTAGCCTCTCTTGAGCAGCGTGCAGTGCGACGCGAGGACGACGCCCGACTTGCCCTCGATCTTGAGCATCGGCTCCTTCGACGAGGGGATGCCCTCGGGGTGGACGCTCCTGATCTTGCCGACGTGTTGGAACTCGGTGTCCTTGAGCGACGATTTGTAGCCGACCTCGTCGTTGATCTGGAACCCGGCGGCCGAGGTCTCGGAGATCGGCGGCTTGGTGGTCTCGGGCTCCTTCTTCGGCAGCGGCTTGAGCTTGGGCTTGGCCGCGCGCTCCTCCTCGGTCTCCCACGCGATGGGCTTGAACACGCGCTGGCCGCGCATCTCCGACTTGACGAAGACGTAGACGCCCTTGCCCAGGTCGCCGAGCAGGCCGTATACCTTCCAGTCGCAGACTTTGTCGCTGTCCACGAGCTTGGCCTTCTTCCCCTTGCCCTTGGTCACCTTCATCTTGATGCCGGAGTCGCAGGCGTAGGGATCGCGCGACGCGCCGTCGCAGGCCGGGCAGCGGAATCCGAACCCGGCGACGGACTTGTGCAGGTCCTCGACCACGTCGAACACTTTGACCCGCTCGCCCTCGATCAGCGGGAGGTTAGCGTCCTGGTAGTAGTTCATATACCAGTAGTCGCGCAGCTTCTCCCACGAGTTCAGGATGTCGACCTGGGACAGGCCGGTCTTCTCAGCATAGTGCTTCGCGCGGTCCAGGACCCAGGCGAGCTTAGCGTTGTAGTCGTGGAAGCCGGGCGACTGTTTGTGATCGTGCTCCACTGACTCCAGCAGCTTCTTGTAGCCGTCGGAGTTCGCGATCTCTTCCGACACGATCGGCAGCGGCGTCAAGGTTCTGGTCATCAGATTTTCTCCCACGGCAAAAGTTCGAGGTGCTTCTTCAGGAACATGCGCTGAACCGGCCCGCCCGGCAGCGAGATGACCGTGACCATCGGAAGCTCTGGAACCTGCTTCATGATCTCGGTGATCTCCAACTGCGCGGGCGAGCCGTCGAGCATCAGGCCCCCGCCTTCTTCGCGGCCTTGGCCTTGTTCGCCTTGCGGAGCGCGGCCTTCACCCGCTTCTTGTTCTCGGGCTTCTGGGTCCAGTGCAGGACGCCCGGCGGGCGCCCGGCGCCACCCCCGCCGCTCCTCTTCTTGGCCTTGTAGATGATCCGCGTGGCGCCGAGGCCCAGGTCCTTCTGCACCTGGTTCACGATCTCCTCGGCCGCCGCGCGGAGCACTCCGTCCATCGCCGTGTTCCTAACCAGGGCGGTAGACCCGTGCAGCTTGGTCTCAACCTCCTTGATCATGCTCACGACCGACTCGGGGTGGTGGCTGGCGAGCCTCCACTGGACCTTGCCGATCGCGTCCTCTTTACGTCGTGCGAAGATACGCTCCGCTGTCGTGGTCATCTCTACTCTCCTCGGCCGCGATGGCGGGCCGGAACGGCGTCTATCATGTCGGGTGTGGCTGGTGCGGCCAAAAGCTCTGCCATAGTCCTGGGCGTGAAGTCGCGCACGTCGACCCCCACGTTGATCACGTCCATGCCCTGGCGCATGTAGTTGGTCTGGCGCGCCCAGTGCTGGTGGACGTGTCCGCAGATCACGTTCCCGTGCCCGGTCCCCGCCGCGTCCGCCGGGTTGTGGATCAGGAGCCAGCGGCGCCCGCCGTCGTCGCGCTCCATCGAGTTGCAGGAGGCCTGAAACCCGATCGCCTTCAGGTTCTCGTGCCCGCGATCGTGGTTGCCGCGCACGATGATCTTCTGGCCGTTGAGGCGCACGATGATAGCGCGCTGCTTCTCGACGGAGCCGAACGCGAAGTCCCCGAGGTAGTAGACCACGTCGTCGGGCCCGACCACCGAGTTCCAGCGCTGGATCATCCCCTCGTTCATCTCCTCGATCGTGTTCCACGGGCGCGGGCAATACTTGAGGATGTTCTTGTGGAAGAAGTGGTGGTCCGACGAGTAGAAGATGTTCATGACTCATCTCTGAACGCGGCGAGCTTCGCGTCGATCAGCGGCTGGTAGACCTCGCGCGGGATCATGATCTTGTCCCGATAGGTGATCGCGCTCTCCGCCAGCCTCCAGTCGAACGAGCCAGTGGCGTTGTTCACGGCCATGCACGCGCGGCACCGGTGGCGCCACTCGCTGTGTCCGTCCTTCTTCCGCTTGTCCTTGGCGTTCGGAGTCGTCCAGGAGACGTGGAAGTGCGTCTCCTTGCCCCCGGCCTCCATCGCCCCGTGCACCGAGCACATGGTCCAGATGATGCTCACCCACTTCATGGCCTCCAGGCTCTGCGGGTCCGCGCTGTAACACCGGGCGCAGCGCCCGCGCCCGTCCAGCGCGTAGTCACAGGACGCGCAGGCCTTCTTCGGATTAAACCCGCAGGAGTAGCACTTGTCGTTCTTGTTGAACGACGAGGAGCCGCAGGCCGGGCAGGTGTCGACGATTTGGAGGACCATTAGAGCCCAGCCCCCTTCAACTCGGCCTTGATCTTCTGCCACTGCTCGTCAGGGTAGCCGAGGAGCCTGTTAGGGTCCCGCTTCCACCCGTGCTTGGCCGCGACCTCATCGACCAGGGCCCGGCGCTTGGCCACGCGCTCCTTGCGCTCGGCCTCCGCCCTCTCCTCAGCCGCGATCTCGGCCGAGACCTCGCGCTGGATCGCATAGAGGTCGAGACCCGCCATCTTCGCCAGGTGGTTCAGGTAGCCGAGGACGGTGCGCGCGTCCTCCTTGCCCAACAGGTTGTAGAGGTAGGACTCGGAGTAGAACGGGGCGTCCTCGTCCCCCTTGGAGTAGTAGCCACTGCTCTTGAACCCGCGCAGCGGTCCGCCCTCCAGCTTCAGGCGCAGCAGCTTCTTGAACGTGGCCTTCATGTCCTCTGGCGTCGTGACGTATTCGGAGGAGATGATGATCGCGTCCTGGGGCAGCGTCCGGTCGACCTGCTGGGTGTCGTATTGCAGGTTGGGGTGGAAGTCGCCGGGGTCCTGGCCCTCGGGCGTCGCGAGCGGAACTTCGATCACGAGTCTCATTCGCATGGCTATTCTCCGTCCTTCTTCGGCGTGTCCAGGCCAAGCAGGTTCACGGCCTGGCCCTGGAGCGCCTTGAGCCCGGTCTTCTGTATCGCGTTGTTGATGAACCCCTCGACCTCGGTCTTGGCCTCGGCCACGATCCCGGTCATGCTCTCGTTGAATTGGTCGAGGAGGAACCCGCTGCTGTCCTGCATCCTGTGGACCAGCTTGGTCGTCAACTCCTTGATCCGCTCCTTCTCCGCGACGGTGAGTGCGCCCTTCTTCGACGTGATCGCGTCGACCTCATCGGTGATCGTGTTCATCTGCTTCTTCCACGCCTCAAGGCGCTCGTGGAACGTGTCCCTGATCTTGATCGCCTCGACCTTGGACTCGGGAAGCTCCGGCATCCGCTTGTGCTGGATGTGTCGGATCGTGACCGGGACGCCTTGGCCCTGGTTCAGCGTCGAGATCAGAGAGGCGAACTGGGCCTCGGTCATCTCGACCTGGATGATCTCCTTGTCGTCGTAGTAGTGGTCGGAGCCAAGGCTGTGCTGGACGCGGCAGTTGCTGATCGTGAGCGTGATCGCCCCAAGGCTGTCGATGCTGCTGCCGAACAGGCGGCGCTGGCGCTTCGACCCGCCTCCGAAGGTCACGCGGTTGAAGTGGGCGAGCCCGAACGCAGGGTGCGACTCCATCTCTCCTTCGAGATCGTCTTTGTTGCTCACTTGGATTTCTCCGCTTCCTCGATGTAGGCGTCGTTCACGCCCTGGAACCCGGTGGTCTTCAGGCTGATGCCCATGATCTGACCGGAGATCGCCTCGGGGTAGCGCGTGTCGTATTCGCGCTCGTAGTAGCCCTTTCCGCTCGCCTTCATCCTGACGGTCACCGTGTAAATGGGGAGCGACATGATCTGCTTGTGCGTCTTCGTCATGATGTCCTGGCTGATCTTGCGCTCCTGGCGCATCTCCTGGACCGCGATCTCCAGGATATTGGTCACGGTCGGGACCGGCGAACCCTCTTTGATCCGGGCCAGGCACTTCTTGCACGTCACCTGCTTGTCCTTGTTGTGGTTGACGTAGAAGATGCAGCCGGTCGTGACCTTGACCACCTTGGACAGGCCGCACCAGGTCCAGCGGGCGCCGAGCACTCCGAGATGAACGTCCTCGTTCAGGAGGTTCGCCGCGACCGTGGCCTTGCTATCCAGGACGCGGGTGATCTCGTGCTCCAGGCTCGTCCTCAACTCCAGGATCACCGTTTTCTTCTTCATTTGGGCTCCCAAATCAGCTTCCAGTCCTTCTCGGTGTGCGCGAACTGCTCGTCCTTGACCCCGGCCCAGATGCCGATCTTGGTCGCCACCTTGTTCCCGAGGGTGCCGCCGCCGGACCAGTGGTCGCGGAAGTTGCTCAGGTTCTCGTTGCAGCCCAGGACCTCGTTCAGGGTCTCAACCGCCTTCTTCGCGGACGGCGCCGCGATCAGGATGCGAATACCGCGATGGCGGTCCTCTTCCTTGCGCTTGGGCATCAGCTTCTTGGCCGTCGCCCCGTAGATGATCCCGGACCAGACGCTGAACTTGTGGGCCTTACCCGCGCGCGCCTCGATGATCCGTGAGATGTCGTAGGCCGCGCGGATGCGCGTGCCCTCGTCCCGGGACAGGACCCAGGGGTCGTGCTTGGCTTTGGCCTGGTCCAGGACGTAGACCTCGATCGCGGCCTGGGCCAAAATCATGAACGGGAGATCATTTTTCCTTCCGGTGAGGATTTTATAGTTGCTCATCACGCGCTTGGCGACCTCGGCCGCTATCCGGTTGGCCTCCTGCTCGAAATTCAAGTCCAGGCGCTCGTCGATCTCGTCGCGTTTGCACGACTGGTAGTCGGCGAGCACGATCAACACCTGGTCCTTCACCCGCATCATCATGTCGGCAGTCATTGGGTTCTCCGCTTGGTCACAAACCTGCACCACCGGTCGTGCCCCACGCCCTTGGCCCAGCCGCAGGACGAGCAGGCGACGGCCGGGGTCCCGAACTCTGAGCGCTTCCACGTCACCTTGCGCGTGGCTGTGAACTCCGGGGTCGCGGCCCCGAGCAGGCGCCGGGCGCCGACCGTCTTGCCCCAGGGCGTGCCGGTCTTCATGGCTTGATCCCCAGGCGATCCATGCGCTCAAAGTGGCGCTTGACCGCCGCGCTCTCCGGGCTGCAACGCAGGCACTCCCAGCAACAGCGGGAGCCGCAGATCGGGATGCAGCGGTGGCTACCCACGCGGCAGAGGAAGGCGTCCCAGCGCGGGTTCAGGCGCCAGCGGATCGGGAACGCGAAGCGAAGCTGCTCCAGGAACAGGCAGATCGGGACCATGGCCATGGCCGTGAACAGGATGCGGATCGTCCAGTCGGGCTGAGTCCAGGCGGCGCCCAGAAGGAAGGAGACCGGGACCAGGGCGGCGCCGATGAACCAGATCACCAGGCCTCCAGCAGCTTGGCCACGCCTTCGAGCCCGGCCTTCGGGTAACTGATCTCGACCTTGCTGATCTGGCCTGAGGGCGAGATGTCGATGCTCACCGACGGCTTTGTATTGTGACTGATCAGAGAGATGTGCATGTCCCCGTGCGAGCCGGTGTAGACCGAGCGGTCGTATCCGGGGAACAGCCTCGGGATCGTCTTCTCCAGCGTCACCTTGAAGTTGGCCTTCTCGCGCTCCGACTTCTTCACCGCGCGCCGGTAGGAGATCGAGTCGGTGATCGCCTTCTTTACCGCCGCCAGGTTGTCGATCTTGAGCAGGACGGTGTTGCTCCCGCGCCCCGGGTGGTAGTTGCGCTCGACGCGCAGCTTGAACCCGCCGTATGAGCCCCAGGACTTCGGCTCCTTGAACGGGGTGACCTTGACCGTGACGCCGGACATGGAATGGTAGAACTGGTCCCAGTAGGGGCCGGTCCCGTCGCCATTGAAGTTGAGCTTCTTCATGTCGGGGAGCAGCGCCTCAACCTGTTTCTTCAACTCCTCGTTCAACTTGTCCTTGCTGAAAGCCATCAGTGAATCCTCCGCTCGGCCATCACGGCCATCTCCAGATCGTCGCGCTCCGGCCCCTCGGTCATCACGCGCAGCGCGGCCTCGGCCGCCGCCAGCAGGCTGGGCTGGCGCTCGCCGCCCATGATCCCGACCGCGAGCCCGACGCCACGCTCCGGCGCCTCGCGCACGATCGGCAGGTCGGGGAGCGATCCGGGGACCGGCAGGCCCAGGTGGATAAAATCGAAGGTCGCCAGCAGGTTGCGGGGCTGGCAGCAGCCCTTGGTCCCGCGCGCGTCCAGGTAATAGAGATAGGAGCCGAACTGGCTGACGGCGAAAGAGTGGCGGTAGAACCGGGTTCCCTTCATCACCGGGGTCAGGCCCATGGCGCGCTGGACCGCGATGAAGTCCAGGGCCTCGTCCGCCGTCTGGATCGGGGCGTCGATCACTTCAGGGCCTCCCGGAGCTTGGCCTTCTCATCGTCGGTCAGGTGGATCGCGGCGAACACGCCGTGGTCGCCGACCGACAGGACGGTCTTCCCGTCGCGCGCGTAGACCGTGAGGCCGCGATCCACGGGCTCCTTGTTCAGGCCGCCGATGTCCAGCAGCAGGGTGCCGATGTCCATGTTAGGCCACCGCCGCGAGAGAATTGAGACCGAGAACTTCGATCTTGTCCCAGCCGAAGGAGGCGCAGACCATGACCTCGCCCTGGGCCAAGTCAACGATCACGTCGCTCGTCGACATGGAGGTGTGGCCGACCTTGCGGATCAGAAGCTCCTGCATCATGCGCGCCGCGTTCGAGTCGGCGGCCGAGGACGCGGGCTTCACCGGGTCCGCGCCCAGGCCGCCGCCGCCGTCCTGAAGGAGGGAGAACACCGCGTCCGCCGACTCCGCCTTGTAGGTGCCGACGTAGGTGTAGTGCTCGTGGAACTCCGCCATCGTCATCTTCTTGCTCTTGTCGGCGCGAAGGTCGAGGTTCGACTGGCGGAACATCGCCCGGTTGGCGTAGAACACCGCGAAGGCCTTCTGGTCGGCGGGGAGTTTGTTCATACCGTTATTATAACAGACTAACGGTATTTGTCAAGACCCAGCGGGCCTAGTCGAGCAGCTTCGGCTCATGCTTGTAGCTCTCGACGAGCTTGTCCTTGGGAATCGGAGGCTTGACCACGCCGGGCGCCGGGACGTAGTAGCGCTGGAGGTGCAGGGCTCCACCCTTGATAGGATCACGGTCGCCGAAGAACTCCTTCCACTTCGGCTCGATCCACTCCACGTCCTTGTCCTGGATCAGGAGCTTGCCCGCCGTGAACGAGACGTGGGCGGCGAACGGGATCGGCCTGGGCTCGGGCAGGATCAGCCACTGGCGCAGAGCCTCCCACTGAACGACGCGCATCAGGTCGTCGAACGCCTGGCGCACGTCGATCCCCCAGCGCTCCAGGGCCTCGGACGTGACCACGGCGTTCGCCGGGCCGTCGATCGTCTCCGTCATCTTGCCCTGGCGGGTCTTCTGATCCACCTTCCAGTGCTCGACCCACGACCACTGCTTGTCGATCGCCCAGCCGCAGCGCCAGGCCCGGCGGCCGAGGCGGCGGACGATGCCCTCCAGGATCGCGGTCGAGGCGTTGTCATACCACGGCCAGGGCCCGGCGTCGAGCTTCACCACGAGCATCGGGCGGACCTTGGCCAAGGGGGACGGGCCCCGGTCACCGGCCGGGAGCGCGGTGCCCGGCTTGGGCAGGCCCTGGATGTGCTTGAACACGACGAACCCGAACTCGGCGTCGCCCTGGTGATCCTGCACGTCGTAGTTGCCCAGCACCTCGTCGTTCAGCAGCCTGACGAAGGCCTCGGGCTCCATCGGCGTGTCGATCAGGTAGAAGTCGCTGACCCGGGGTGCGCCGATGTTCCCGCCCGTGAGCTTGGAGCCGACGACAGACCCGTGCTCGCCGACCTTCAACTCGGTGATCCCGCGCTCCGCCGCGTCCGCACGCTGCGTCCCGGGGATCAGCGCCCCGTCCTTCTCTTCGCTCTTCATCAGAAACTCCCGTGTCGCCGCAGCCTGCGGCTCATCTTCTTATTCTCGATGTGGCGCTGCTTTTTGGCATCGCTCCACTTCGTCTTGTCCGTCGCCTTGGGGATCAACCGCCAGCGGTCAATCTTCCTCTCCTTCAGGATGCGCCGGACCACCGTCTTCTGGTGATCGGTGCAGTGCCGGTCGTCGTCCGCCGTGATCGCGATCGTCTCGATCCAGCGCTGCTGGCCATCGCCCAGGCCCGGGTGGCGTTCTTTTACCACCTCCCGGACCTGGGCTACCAGATCGCGCCATCCGCAGCGATCACACATGGCTCAGGCGCTTGGAGCGGGCGCCGGGACCTCCGTGTGCGGGACCGGCGTGGGCAACGGCGTCTCGACCGGGGCCTGGGCCTCGGTCGCGGGCTGCTGCTGCTCGCCTTCCTTCTTCACGATGCTGGTGAAGTTGCACTTCACGCACTTGGGCTTCTCCTCGTTCAGCTTCGTGACCGCGCCCCGAAGCTCGCGCCGCGCCTTCTGATAGTCGGAGAACTTGCTGGTCTTGCCCAGCTTCTTCTCCAACTCGATCATCTCGCGCTTGGCCTTGAGATACGCGACGAAGTCCGGGTCCTTGGACATCTCCCGCTCCATCGTGTTGATCTTGGCTCTCACGTTGCTCACTTCCTTGATCGCGAGGAAGCACGAATCCGAATGGCGCTCCGACTGACCGAGCGCGCCGCCGATCGTGCTCCCGAACCTCTGCCCCCGGCCGCCGAACGACTTCGGCTGCTGATGGAACTGCTCCTTCTCTTCTCCGCGATCATCCCGTCTCCGGCTTCCGCCGCGATGCCTGTTGCCCTTCCCCATCTGAGTGCTCTCCTTGTCGTGTATGATCCCGAGGTCCCTGCGCCTGGCGGGTAGATGTCCATAACGTCAATCTTCCAGCAAGGTGCGACGGGACGACGGGCGACAAGGCCAGACGGGCCCTTACGAACGATCGACTACGCTTCTTCCCGGGACTCGATCTCCAGGTTCACTCGACTGCGGTGAGAAATCTCGGTCTTCCCGGACTCGATGCGCGCCAACATCTCGGCGCACTGCTCCTGGGTCTCGGCTCCCATGCCGAAAACCAGGTTCTCAGGCCCACGGATGCCCTCTTCGAGGTCCACGATCGTGTAGATCACGGTCTTCTTCGGGTTGAACGGCTTGTTCAGGACGGCGAACCTGGGCCCGGACGCGCGCACGGTGTAGCGCCGGTTCTCCGACGTGAATTTAACCTTCTCCCCGACCTTGAACGGGGCGATCTGCGTGTTCATGTCAGAACGGGACCTCCTCGATCGGCTCCTCGACCATCGGCTGCTCGGGAGGCGGAGTCCGGTGCGCGAAGAACAGCTTCACGTCGTCGACCTGATACTTGATGTGCGTGCGGGGCAGCGAACCGAGGACGGTGCTCCCGTATTTCTTCGTGATCACGCGCGGATCGAGGATCGCGACGCACCCGTAGTCGGTCGACGTGCGGATCAGGCGGCCGAAGCCCTGCTTCAGCTTGATGATCATCTCCGGGATGCTCATCTTGTTGAACGAGCGGAAGGTCCCGGGCCGCACCGCGTCGATGCGCTCGGCGCGCGCCTCGAACAGCGGGTCGCCCACGTTCGGGAACGGGAGCTTGATCAAAATGACCATCTGGAGCGCGTCGCCCGACACGTCGACCCCCTGCCAAAAACTAGAAACTCCAAGAATAACCGAGCGCGGATTTCTCTTCAGTTCCTCGACCATCTGGTGCCGCTCCAGTTCCTCGCCCTGGATCATGATCTTGAGGTGCGGCAGCAGGCCGCGCAGGCGCTGGCCCAGCGTCTTCATCGACTGGTTGCTGGTGCACAGGACCATCGCCCGGCCGTTTGGAATCGAGATCAGGTCGGCACACCGCTGGACCAGGGCGTTGTAGTAGTTCGGGTCCTGCTCGCGCGGCGCCTCGGGCAGGTCGGCCGCGATGTAGATCATCGCGTTGTTGACGTAGTCGAAGGGCGAGGCGAGCACCATCTCCTGCGCGTCGCCCGCGCCCAACTTCTCCTTCACGAACTTCATGTTCCCGCTGGTCGAGACCGTGGCGCTCGTCCCGATCGTGACGAACGGCTGCGCCCAGAGGCACTTGTTCAACTCCTCGGAGATGTCGATCGGGCTCGACTTGGCGATCAGGCGCTTGCCGCCCTTCTCGCTGATGATCTGGTAGACGTGGTCCTCTTCCGCCTGGAGGAGCCAGGACTTGACCTGGTCGGCGCACTCCGCCGTCCGCTTGGCCACGGCCTTCACCTCGTGAGCCTTCTGCGGGTCGGTGATCTCGTCGCCCGCCTCCTTCACCAGCTTGGCCGCGCGCGCAAGCTGCTCGATCAACTCGACGTTCGTCAGGTCGATCGGCAGCTTCTGGCGCAGGCGCAGCGAGTCCTTCTTCGCCAGTTCGATCTGCTGCTTCATGACGTAGAAGAGCGAGTCGGCGGCCCGGCCGCAGATGTCCATCACCTCGTTGATCTCGTCGGCGCGGTGCACCTCGGACCCGGCGTTCCGCACGACGCGCCGCGTGTCCTTCATCAGGCGGTCGATCTTATAGTTGCTGATCTCGACGCCGAAGCACTGGGTCGCGACCTCCTCCAAACTGTGCAACTCGTCCACGACTATGTAGTCAAATCCGGGGAGCACCGCGCCGTTCTCGATCGTGAGCGCGGCCATCAGCAGGTGATGGTTCACGATGATCACGTTCGATTCGTTCATCTGGAGGCGCGCCTTCCGGTAGAAGCAGGGCGTCGCGGGGTCCCATTTCTTGCACCGGCAGAAGTCGGCCTGGCGGTTGACCAGCGACCACGCCTCGTGCGACACCTGGGTCCCGATGTCCATGCGGAGGCCGGTCGTTGTCTCGCGCGACCAGGCGTCCAGCTTCTCCAGGTCGCCGATCTCACCCTGGATCAGGGGGTTAGTCCCCACGTCGCCGATCGCCTTCTTCAGACGGGCGCCGCACAGGTAGTTCTCGGACCCGACGGCCATCGAGTAGCTGAGCCACGGGTAGATCGACTTGAGCAGCGGAAGCTCCTTGTCGAAAAGCTGCTTCTGAAGGTTGATCGAGTGCGTGGACACGATCACGCGGCGCGGGCGGTCCTCGACCTTGGTCTCGTCGTTGACCGGGTCGTAGATTTCAGCCCGGACCGTCCGGTTGTCCTTGATGATCTCGATGATCGGCACGAGGTAGCCCATCGACTTGCCGACGCCGGTCCCGGCCTCGACCACCAGCGGCTTGATCTTGGTCGCGGCCTCGAACACGGCCTCGGCCATCGCCACCTGCTCTGGGCGCGCCTCGTATTTCGGGAAGCGCTCGGCCAACGGTCCGCCGGGCGCGAAAAATTCTTTGATCGCCATGATGAGGGGGTTCTCCGGGTATTAGGGGTTAGAAAAAGCGGTCTTGGGCTTGGGCTGGTGCTCGCCGATCACGGTCAGGGTGATCGACTCGTAGACGACGGCCGGGGCCGACGAGATGTATGGGCGGAACGTGGCTGCGACCTGCACGTCCCACGCCTGGTCCAGGACCGGGGTGCCGTAGGCGCCGCAGAACACGCCGGGCTCCGCGTTGTAGAAGCCGATGAGAGGGGCCGTCGCCTGGACCAGCACCAGGCGGTCGCCGAACGTGACCGGGTTCTTGAACACGACGCCGTCGACCAGGAACGACTGCGGGTCGCGGCGCGCTGAGCGCACGTTGCTGCTGTGGGCCGAGGCCGGGAGGTGATATTCGCGGCCCAGGCCAAGGACCAGGGCGAACGCCGGGGCCTGGGCGCCGAACTTGGCGGCCTCCTCGATCGGGATGATGGGGCGGTTCTCAGTTCTGGGAGGGGTCATAGATAGAGGAGAACGGCCCGAGGCAGCCGATGTGCTCGCCGCGCGACGAGTCGATGGTATAGGGCTTGTCGTAGGTCACGAGCCCCTTGTCCGCGTCCATCTCGAACGGGGTGACCACCGCGTAGCCCCTGACCATGTTCCGGCCGACGACGACCAGCGCGTTCTTCGCGTCTGGGTGATTGGGTCCGGCCGCCGCGATCTCGGCGATCGACGCGGGGGTCGCGGCGCCCACCACGATCACGGTCGGGATCGCGACGAAGAACGCGGCGGGCGCCGAGTGCCAGAGCATGTGGTTCATCGTCGCGAGGAAGAACTCGCGATCCTCGGCCACGAGCCTGGGGTCGGAGGCCCGCTGCGCGACCTGCATCGCGTAGAAGCCGAACTGGGCGCCCATCTGAGCCATGTAGAACGCGGCCTTGGTCATGGCCGACATCTCGCGGCCGATCCGCACCATGTCGTCATAGTCCAGCGGCAGGCTGAACTGGTGGCCGCACGGGTCCAGGTAGAAGAGCGCGGGGCCCACAGACCCCTCGTCCTTGAGCGTGAAGCGCATCCGCTTCACGATCTCGTCCGTGCTATTCGTCAGGTAGTCGGGCACCGCTCTGAGCTTGGTCTTCATATCAGTTTCATCATCTCCTGCTTGCGGAGGAGAGAGCGCACGATCTTGCGCTCCTGCGCCTCTTCGTCGTCGTCCGCCGCGATCAGGCTCGCGATCATCCTCAGCTTCTTGTCCAACATCTCCAGGATGCGCTCCTCGATCGAGTCCTTGACCACGAAGTCGACGACCGTCACGTCATTGCGCTGCCCAATGCGGTGAGCGCGGTCCTCGGCCTGATCGTTGGCCGTGGGCGACACCCAGCGGTCTAGGCGTGCGACGATCGTCGCGGCCGTCAGAGTCAGGCCGACGCCGCCCGCCTTGAGCGTGGAGACGAAAAGACGATGCTCATCCTTTTCCTGAAAGGCGTCGATCAGCGGTTGGCGCTTATTCTGAGGGATGCCGCCGTGCAAGTGCAGAGGGTGATAGGCCTTCAACTCCCGGCACACGATCTTCGTCATCTCAGTGAACCGGCTGAAGATGATGATCTTCTCGTCGTCGGCGTAGTCCTTAACGAAGTGCTTCAACTCATCCATCTTCGACGACTTATCGCCGAGCCCGACGATCTCCAGGCTGGAGCAAATCTGCTGCGCGCGCGTGAACCACTGGAGGAAGTTGGAGGCCGCCGTGTCCTGGTCGTCCTCCAGCACCCCGGCCATCGCCTCAGCGAACTGAGCCTGAAGCTCCTCGTAGGCGCGGCGCTCCTCGGCGCTCAACTCGATCTCCAGCCGCTCGTGGAACTTCTTCGGCAGGTCCTTGAGCACGTCCTTCTTCAGGCGTCGCAGAACATAGGGCGCGATCTTCATCCTGAGTTCGCCGAGCAGGCGCGCCTCATCCGGCTTGCGCGGATCAAGAGACTTCAGGATCATCGGCTTGTAAGGAATCTTTTTGCCGGGGTTCCTCTTCTCCATCATCTTGATCATGGCCCAATTCGTCTCTTGCTTGAGGTAGCGCCCCTCGAACGCCTTGGCCGTGCCCGCCAGGTCTTTGTTGATCACGCGCAACAAGGGCCAGAGATCGTCGGGTCTGTTTGACACGGGGCTTCCGCTGATCGGGATGCGGAAGCGCGGCTGCACGATGTCGCAGAACTCGATGATCTTCTCGGCGGCCTTCGACTTGCGGTTGGTGAACCGCTGAGCCTCGTCCGGGATGAACGCCTTGGGATGGAAGTTCTGCACGATCTTCACGTTGTCCTTGATGAACGTGTCGTAGCTCAGGCACAGGAACTCGGGCTTGCTCTCGTAGACCTTCAGGCGGCGGCCCGGCGTCCCGTCCGCGACCGCGATCTCCATCTTGGCGAAGCGCCGGAACTTGGCGTGCCAGTCTCCGACCACCGAGGTCGGGGCCAGGATCATCGTTGGCAGGTGACCGCCCGCCGCGATCCGGTGGGTGAACAGGACGCCAAGCGTCTGGATCGACTTGCCCGTGCCCATTTGGTCTCCCAAGAGCCCGGATAAAATCTTGATGAAGTAGTGGACGCCGCGCGCCTGGAAGTCGAGGAAGTCGATGTCCAGGCCCGGCACATGAAAATTCGGATACTGGGCGAAGCTCTTGATGTATTCAAGCTCCAGCGTCCAGCGGGTCCAGCGTTCGACAAGGTCCTGCACGTCTGGCTGGAGCACGACCTGATGGCGGAACTGGGCGGCGATCACCTCGATCCCCGGCATGTCCCAGAACGAGACGCTGAGCGCGCCCGGAATGTGGTGCTTGGTCGGGAGCTTGGTCAACTCCAGCATGATCTCCGGGTTCACTGGGTCCACGTCGATCTTGAGCAGGCCGCCCTTGATCACGGACAGGTTGACGCGCCCGGCGGGCTTCGACGGGTCGATCAGGATCGGTCCGCTGGCGCCGGGCGGCGCCCACGGGCGCGGAGCGGCCCCGGGGGTCTGCGAGAGACCTCCGGGGCCGCCGAGCACGAAGTCCAGGGGGTTGGACAT